TGACAAAAACAAACGCTACCAAAATCGACGTCAGAACCGATGCTGCCGATATTATAGATGCGAGCAATGTCAACGTATCCATTTAACTTTTTCTTTTCTTGACTTTTCATAACAGCTTTCCGTGTGCATTCCCGACAACGGTACACAATGGAATGCAACCTGTACGAATTCCCATCCTTGTCGTATCGGATCTTTGTACACATCTGGTATTCCGAGATGGGGAACATCCTGCCGCATGTGGAGCAGCTTGCCATCTTTACCCCATCTTTCACAATAACCTTCTTTGTCCAGTTCCTTTTGTTCACCAGCTTGCATCCTATACACTCTCCCGCCTCGCCACGGTAACGGTAGCAATGCCACATGGAGTACTTGATACATGGAGCAACTCGTTTGGAATCGTATCTTGTTTTACGAAAAGCCATTGTTAAATCTTATTTAAGTGGCTTAAATGGTAACGATACACGTCTTATGTTTATACCATCCGTAAAGATGGTGCGACCGTCACCGGCAACAACCTTACACTTGAAAGTATCCGTCATCCAAAAAAGCACGCATTGTCCTTTTCCGATAGTAACGCCAGTGTAATCATCGGTGCAAGATTGAACCAGAAATCCTACCCTTGCCTCACCTTTGATAGTACTCTCGTTGGGCTTCTTCATCGTCTCCAAATACTTGTTGACATACTTTTCTTTGGTGTCAACAATTTTGGCTGCTTCTTTCACGTGCTTCTCTATTCTTTCGACAAACTCAGGCGTATTGTCCTTGTATTTGGAATCTTTCTTGTCTTCGCCTTTTGTTTCACGTTTTTCGCCACGACGTTTGCGATAGAAGCCGTTTCCTCCTTTGCGGTTTATCATTCCGCTATTGTTCTTTCTAAAAACCATAAATCAATCGTTTTTTCTTTTGTGCAAAAGTAGCATTTCTTCGATAAAATGCGGAAATACGCTGTTTAGCTCTTCCATTTTTAACCTTATATCTCCCATGGGCATTCTTATGTTAGTCACAAAGACTAAAGACGGATAGCAAGGAAGCTCATAGACAAAATCCTCTTCGCTGCCGTGCCGATAGAGATATAGCAGCTTGCAGGCCATGTAATAGAAATACCTTGAACATCCAAATGAATCAGCTCTTTCAGTTGCTTCTTCGTAGTTGTTGTAAATCTTTCTGCACTCCACGAGCGGATCCCCAAGACCTTCCTTATCAAGTCGTATCATAAGGAATAAGATAGCCGATTCATAGATATTGTAAACCGTATTCGTATATAGATAATTTACGGCGTACATCCTCTCTTTTATCTTGATATCGTTGTTCATGGTAACGGCTATGTCCTCATGTCCATTAAAGAGCTTGTTTGTCATGGAATCGCAAAACAATGTACTGCCCGTTGTATATGTGCGTACTTCAAACACTGGAATGTTCAGTTTCATGTTCCCGTAATTATACGAGCCGTAAAGAACATATCCATTGATTATGGTTGCCGTGACCTTCAGTCCGGGATGAGCGAATACATTCAATGCAAAATCGCGTATATCGCCATATTTCGGAGAATCCATGAAAAGAGGTCCATACTCTTGTGATATATATGTATCTGGTTTTACGCTTATTGGATGGTGAGCTTCTTCAAACTTGAACACATAATTGCCTGAATCCTGCTTTATAAGCTGTACCAGAAAATCTTTATTTACTATATCATTCACGTCTTTTAATTATTTGGTTTACCATATCGTATATCGTATCTGACAGATTCTCCTTACCATTATCTTTTGCTCCCAACGCCCTCAAATCAGACATGCACCATCTGGGTATGACAATATACCTGTCCGCCTTCATAAAGTCGTATATAATCTTGTCATTTACGATAGATGGAGTGGAATATCTTTTGTCGTTACCACTTTTAGAGTTGCGAATGGAGAAAAAGGATGCAGATTCAAAGTCTACACCAGACGATACCATTCTGAATGAATCGGATACGGTGGTAAACAGTTCATCTTCTCTTAGCATAATTACAAATAAAAATGGCAACCAATAAGAATTGGCTGCCACAATAAACTCATTGCAATCGAGACATCTAAATATCGGTTTCAGTAACAACATCCGCTTCCACAGCCAGATCTGGAGAAGGCATATCTGAAAGCTCGTCGCGGAAATACACACAATACACATTAGTCATCTTCTGCGACATGATACGAATATCTTCGGTTGAACCAAATGTACCGATAATAAATTCCACAACGGATGGGAAGTCATTAGTAAGTACAAGGTGCTGATGTTTTTCAACAACGATTTCCTTCCCGCTTCTCTCATCAATACCCACTTGTACGCTCTTAATCTGGCAGTAGAAATTGTCTTCACAATCACTCGGTTCATCAAGATCGCGTTTGTAAACATTCTCTATTTCCAGCTTGGTGATACGTTCAATACTTGCATCTCTCAGTGCATTAGCCATGATAATCTTATATCCATTAGCCTCAGCTTCCGAATAGTTTATTGCTTCTACGACATAAGAATAGTTCTTATACTTTCCTGTATCAGGAGAAGCGTGTCTGATAATCAATTCAAAAAATTTGTTCATAGCAATATATGTTTAATTATGAATCACTTTCAGTTTCTTTCTCCATGGCATCGAATATATCGGAATCAGCAAAAACAAAACCTCTACTTGTGTCTACATTATTACTAATAAACTCTTTGCCGATTTCCGCTCTTCTTCTAAGAAATTTGATGCCATCACTTGTTTGTTCAGCTTCAATAATAAGGACAAGTCCATCTTCGACTTTCTTTTTGCATTCATCACATAAGTCATCTCCGACCACATTTTTGGGTGCTTCCTTGTCGCCTTTTAGTTTACCGAACAAAGCAATGCCGGTTTCCTTTCCGCAGTACGGACACAATATCAAACTTGGATTGACACCGTGTTTCTCGCTTAATGTTATTCCTTTGTTGTTTCGCATATCACAATATTGTCTATGCAAAGATTGTCAATCCTCTCTTTTAGAGAAGACTGCAATGTTTTGCCGATTTCTTCAATTTCTTCTTTTTCTCCATCTTGCGGGTAAACATCAACCATGAATTCACCATCTATGACTGCCGAAAAGGCAATCTTTCTACCCTCCCGTTGGGGAGGAAAATTATCTATATTCATTGCTAATGTAGGTTTTTAAGGGTACTATAAAACCGCCAAGCATCTTCTCACATGAAGTATCCATACAGGAAACAAGAAGTTTGAGTACCTCATCCTTTATATCCTCTGGACATTCCATCGTAATTGAATCATGCTGCGGTATGATAATCTTTACTTTATCGAGCCATCCGTTTAAGATGATTTTCCTGTACAACATGCAGCAGGCATACTTAAATACTATGGCTCCTGTGTTCTGCCAACTCCCGCTTATGGCGAGCTTGGCAAGTCTTCTTCGTTCTGAGAAATACCAATCCATCTGCTTGACAAACGGATCGTTGGGATACAAACGCTTACTGTTGTAATACAACTTCATTCCTTTCTTGTCCGTGAAAGCAGAAGCATTCCGCATACGTTCCACATCCATAGCTGCGTAACCATAACCAAGATTTCGGTTAAAGACTATCTTATCCGAATCAGCCATTGATGAGCATCTTATCTGATACTCTACCAGCTTGGGATAGGTCTTTTGATAGGCAGTTAGAATAATATCCGCATCTCCCTTTGAACACTCAAGCATATTGCATAATCCATACACGGTAATGCCATTGATAAAGGCTATGTTCAACACCTTTGCCTTCTTGCTTACCAACTCATAAACAGACTTTCCTTTGTGCTTAAGCATGGCAGTATTAAACACATTATCGTGTATGTCGGGCGCAGTACAAGCAGCCAGCAAACACTCGTCTTTACTAAGATAGGCAGCTATACAAATCTCGAAAGCTGACCAGTCGGCAGACACCAGCGCATTGCCTTGTTGTGCGACTATAGACCTTCTGTATGGCCCATCCTTAGGTAGGTCCATGAAGGACGGCATAGGTATCTCAAAACCTTTTGAACTAAGCCCTGTTTTAGGGCAGCTTATTCTGCCCGTGATGCCAAGCTGGTTATATTTTGGATGTACCCTACCATCTGACGCTATGAAGCCGATATAAGCCTTCCCGTACACCTTGGAAACACCAATCAATTTACGATACTCGGCAAGCAGCTTATCAAGCACGGATGCCTGTTCGGGCGTACACTTGGCATATAGATTAGCTACAGACGATTCATTATTCCATTTGACAAGACAAGTCTTTGTTTGTTTGAAACCATCAAACAGGTCGCCTTGCATGTCAATGATGCATAACTTATTGTTGCGATTGAAGTTAGAAAAGACAAACTCGTCAAGGTCGGACAACGCTTTTCCGGTGTTTTCTGTATTGTAAGAGATTACTTCATTCCATCGCTGTTCATTCAGGCATACTCCGCAATAAGACATGTAAGCAAGCACGGAAACAAATTTGCATTCCAATACTACCGCATTTCTCATGGACATCTTCTCTGCCTTCTGCATCTGTTTCATCCAGATAGCCCGAAGGTACTTGACGTCGTTCACGCAGTACATCACGGAATCATCCGTAGCCTCATAGAGTATTCTGCCTTTGGATGATTTGTCCAATGTTCCACATTCATACCTTTCGCATAAATCCTCTATGCCCATCCTACAATCCCTTCCCATGGCAAGGACCTTCTCCGCTATGTATGTGCAATGCACGTTCTTTGGATACACGCCACGTTTATAAAGGAATGGTAGGTCGTTTAAGGCATGATGGATGACAAGTGAACGTGTGGATACCCATTCTTTCAGCAAGGAATAGTCTATGGTTGTGCAGTCAATAAGGATAACAATATCATCCCAAGCAAGCTGTATGATATGAAGCTCGTCTTTCATGAAAGCACGTCCTTCTCCTTCACTGTCAAATCCTACGACATCGGGAGCCTTGGATAAATAAGATTGGACGTCATTCCACGAAATGATAGCATTGGCTACGGTGACATTGCCAAAGAAATCCTTATTTTCAGTTACAATTATAATCACAGCTGCTTTAATTTACTTATCACATCGTTCATCTGTTCAATGGTTTTAACGATAACGTACTCATACGAAAGGCCATCGTTGCGTTCAGACAGATATTTCAGAAACATCTTGTACTTGATTGGAAAGGTATCGTTCGGATTCCCCTTGGCTTCTATGTAAATTTTGCCGGTTTTTGTGTATACGGCAAAGTCGGGCGTGTAAGTCATCTCGCGTGCCTTGTACATAGGTTTGCGAAGGAATGTCCGTTTCTTCTTATCCCACTTCCAATCCAACACATTCTTATCCTGGAACCCTTCAAGCAATACACAGTGTTCCTGTTCATGCGTAAAGTCAAGTCCGCTGTTTTTAAGCAGCAGATAACACTTGGCTTCAAACTTGCTTTTGAATTCCTGTCCGTCAATAGTCACGACGGTTGCGTTGAGTACCTTCTTGTTTTCCATCAATCAGCTATTTTCCACGCAAAGTAATTCGTTTCGATCTTCTTTGCGCAATCTTATGACATCATTAACATTGCCTATTGCATTTGCATTGAAAGTCCGCTCAATCTCATCAACATAATAATGCCCGTTATACATGGAATCGCATACCCTTGAATTAATAAACGAATTCCTAAAAATAGAAAACAATCCATGGTTATAACCAACTCCGCAGGGTACATAAACTGTCATTTTACTGCTTTCGACTATATACACATCGCGACTGTCTCGGTTTTGTGATGATACTTCATAAATAGCCTTGTTTATAAACCCCTTTATTTTTGTGTCTACCTTCTTGAATATGGAATCTGAAACAACCAATATGTTGGTTGTGTAAGCATTGTCTTTCGCACCTTGCTGCTTGATTATTGCCGGCATCAAATACATTCTGCAATTTGAATCAAACAGAAATCCGTTATACATGTAATACTCCGTATCGCCACTTTGCGCAATGTATATCGTATCGCATTTTCTCGATGAGGCTGTTAGTTTATGAGTGTTATAACGTGCCCATGAAGGTATGTACATAAAGAATGCGGAGCTGTTATTTGAATAAGCAAAACCGCGCAAATAAGGTTGTATTACATGTCTTTTTCCGTTGACGGTCTTGACTATAGAATTGATTCCTATAACCATGTTACAACTGGAATTAATGCGCAAATTGCCATCTCTATAACCAGACATGAATCTGGAAACAAAACTACACCTCATCATCAAAATACTTTATCTTGAGTGAATAGTTGTCTGAATACTCTATGAAGTAGGGCACATAGACAGGAAAATCACTGCTTATGCATTTGCAGATAGTCATATAAACATTACCTATCATTCCTCCTATCATATTGGCCATGAATGAAGTCTGCTTGAGACTACAAATAGTACGGTCCGCATCGGCATCATCGAACAAGAATTTATCGCTATACTTTCTGAATTTGGTATAGTCAGAATAAATTTTGTCATTCATGGTAATGATCTGGAAAGTATCCATGGATAGCCTTGCATCAATGATCCACACATTCTTTCGCGACAGGACATGTATAGCATTCATGATATTCTTCTTCTCTTTCTGATTGTCTATGCCTATGACAATAACAGAATTTGGCTGTATGGACTTTATATTCTCCTGCGTAAACTTACCTTCATACGTGTTTATAGGAGTGATGTAGTTAGTGAATCTGGATATGTTTTTGGACAATTCAATAACTTTAGGGCCTTCTACGTCCTCATAGAACTGTCCGGACATATTGCCCGTTTCCACTACATCGTCATCATAGAGCGTGATGGATGCCGGGAAGAAGCGGGCAAGGTTGATTGCTGCCCATGAACCTACTCCGCCACATCCTACGATGTAGATGTTCATCATTTTTGCCGTCTCAAACCAATCTGCTCCACTGAATCGAGAACTCTCTTCATCCTTGTGTTTGACAAATGCCAATTCTTCTATTTCTTCACTCATAATCAAAACCTTGAAATTCTTTCATTAAACAGTGTTCGGTAGTTACCACTCTTCTTGATGATGTCATAGTCATCCTGCTGATGGAATTTTGCAAGTTCATCCTGCCTTTTTTTTGAAAGACTGACAAACCGATCTGCGATGGGCGAATCGCAATTCTCAATAATCGCACTACAACTAACGTACTGCACAACTTTCGTCGACTTAGAATCTTTGCCAATCGTAACATTCATCTTGCCATCAGGACCAATCCATTTCTCTTGATACTTTGAAACGGATTCAATCTCGATAAGTCGTGTGAATATGGCAGTATAATCCATGCTGTTATTGATGATTAGACCGAGATAAACAGGCTGCTCAAGCGTTTCATTGCGATAAGTTTCAAGGTCCGTTTGCGAGGGTTGACTGCTCATATTACAATGGGAATGAAAATGTCCGCAAAGGATAGTCTTGTCCTGATAATAATCATTCTCCATCATATACGCGCCAAGTTCGCCGTCAACCTTGAATGTGTTGTATGCCATACTTCCTACACTCATTTGCAAGGCATCAAAACAAGTGATTTCAATCTTACTGAACTTGTCGTCTATGCTATCAATGCGATAGAACAGGAATCCTCCAAACTCGTTCTTCGGGGACAACTTGCGCATCTCATGGAACTTGCTTTCAAGCTCGTTGGTAATGGTTACTTTGAGAGAGCCTTTCTTTTTGACTATTGATACACTCTTCTCTTTTTGTTTGACACTTTCGTTCTGTGAAGTATTTTTTATCTCATTCATTTTGGGATGTTTTAAAGTTTAACATTGATTTTAAGTACAGCGTATACATCGGGTTTAATAATTTGCTAACAATAATTTTCGTCTTTCCGCAATCCTTGCTACTTTTCTTCTTTTCGAGAATATTCAGCTTGACATCTCTTCCTTTGAATTTAAACAGGAATGAACCATTGATTTCCTCAAACTTCTTATCCACATACATATTTTGACTATTCATTACAGAATAGATATACTTGACACCATCCTTTTTTATTATGTATGCGTCATACATGTTGAAGTTGATTAAGCTATCTGCATACGCCCTTCCTTCACCAAACAGTATAGCCCCTTCCTGAATATACTTGACTATGAGACGTGAGGCATCAATAGTAAAGTTGTTGAAATACGGATAAACATTATTCACAGTGGATAGTTTCAATCCATTTATCTCAAATCCACTGGTTGCACAAAGACGTATATAACGCCTATTGGACAATATCATTTCATTAATGGTCCTGTTTATAGCATGAAATAGAACCTTATCTGTTGTCTCGAATTCCATATTCGGATCATAGTCGATAAGCACCATTGACATGTTGCCATCATTAGATATGTTACTGATTCTAATGTATGGAGAGGAAGTCATGGATTCAACTCCAAACAACTCGTAACAATTCATGGCGACGATATAAAACATGTCGTCTTCAACTGAATCGGAAAATACCATGTGATCCGATTGTATATCACGCAGATTGCTTGTTCCCAGACAACACGCATTTATTATCGGCAATCTTCCATTTGAAAGACTTACGGAAGGCAGATGGCTAAAAGCGTAACCAGATACCGCCTTTTCGTAATCGTAGGTAGCTACTATGCCATACAATCCACGGAAAAGGTTATTCTGAATCTTTATGAACGAATAGACATCTCTTATTGTTGTCCTCGGTTCATCGCCGACATACACTTCACGTTTAGGATAATGTGACACATAATAAACAATACCTCCCGATTTTTCTCTTTCAAGAAAGTCATCTCTTTCTGAATCATACTTGTTGAGTATGTTCATACTAATCTTTTCGTTGTAATCATGCTTGATATCTATTGCAGTAATTACCTCGGTTTCAATTTCGGGATGAAAATCCATCATATACCGATTGGCATGAAATATGGCTTTCCTGTTTAGATTGAGCAGATAGGCTTTTGTTTCTCTTTCTTCTTTGCTGAGCATGTGTAAAAATAAAAAATCCTCCCGACCCATACGGCCAGGAGGATTGAAATAGTCAATAAATCATTACTTAACGATATTGCGCGTCATCTCCATGAGATAGTTGTCGATATCCTCTTCAGGCGCCTCTTCCTGCTCAGAATCGCATTTACAGGTAGAGATTTCCACCTTTCCTCCTTGCATAAATTTGTTCATTCCGGTTTTGATAGCGAAGAAATCATCCACTTTTGCTTTCTCTTCATCATCGAGAAAACCGTACAGTGCGATGATGGCAGCAGCGGGAGAGATTTCAGCAACCGTTGTCTGGGTTCCAGAGAATTTCTTCGTACAATTACTCTTTTTGCATTCACAATCCCCGTTGCAATCACTTGCCTGCTTCTTCATTTGTTCAACTTTATCCTGCATGGCAGCTTTCTCTTTGGCTTCGGCAGTAACATCGCTATCTATCTTTTTTTGCAGGGTAGCGATGCCGTTTTTCTTCAATTCAACGACACTGATATCGATATCGTTTACATACAGGAACATGTAGAGTTCATCGTTGGAGGCATTGGTTACGGGCTTGCCGAACGTAGTTTTGAACTCCTGCTCAAGCCCACGATTATGGATGATACTGAATGCCTCGTTTCTGTTCAGCTTGACCATGGAGGTAGAGCGGGCAGTATCAATGTTCTTGTCTTTCTTGACAAGCGAGAAATACAAGTCGGATGTTTCCTTGTTGCTTCGACCAATCTTCACGGTATCCGGGAAAGCATACGAATTGATTTCATTGGTGATACACTCGCTCTTTCCTCCCCAGATCTTGTAGATGTCATACTTGGCATAATCAATGCCTTCATTCGTGAAGAGCTGCTTGAGCTGACCCATGTTAGACACATCGCCAGTCATCTCTTCGGTATGAGTAGCGTTATTACGGTAGATAATGATTTTACGTTCCATTTTGATTATTGTTTTTGTTGGTTTACCAATTTGTTTACTTTTTCACGAAATTCAGACAGTCCCGAACTAATACCATTGCCGAGCATCCAAATCTGCTCGCGTTCCAAGTCGATTATCTGTTCGGTTATTTTCTCATCGTACATATTTAATAAATAAGCACGAAGAAGTTCGATGTGCATGGATTCTCCATCCATGTCCACTTTTGCCTGAATTGAATGGTTTATTGCTGCGTGTACGCAGTATCGTCCGAGATAGTCTGAAATAATAAATTGTTTAGACATTTTTCACTATAATAGATATATGCGTCCTTTCTTGTCCGCGACAATGCCACATACTCGTGTTGTCGGAACATTTCGTTATCTCTTGCAAGAGCTATGTCATTCATGTCAACGAACACATTGGTATAACCTGAGCCTTGCGACTTATAGGTGGTTATGGCATAGCCATAGTTGAAGCTCCTCTTCTTCACCGTTCTGCTTCCATATTGGATATCGGTATCGGAAGCGAAAGCCTTCAGCACGCTATAATACTCGCTCCATGCCGCTGCTCTTTCCATATATCGCCTCTTATCAATGGCAATGGCGGCATTTCGTTTAAGCTCAAGCATATTGGCGTATTCGTGTATCAGATCCGCACTGTTCATGCTGCGTATCATAATAGGCACATACAGATAAGACTGCTCTTGCACGTCATACAGGTTAAGCATAAGCACATTGAACTGCCTGCTTATGAACGGAACTTCCATCTTGAATTGTTTTGGCGTATCGACGACCACATATTCCAGTGAGTTGTAAATTGTGGAGCCGTTGTACTCCATATTTTCCTCACCCACAAGGAATTCGCCTTTTACATACAAAACCTTCTCGGTGTTCACGTCACGAAACAGGTATTTCCTTACGTTTCTGTTGTACATATCCACACCTGCATTGGTATAACAGATGATCTTGCCCACGGATGTATCCATCTTTGGCATGGCTATCCTGAGCATGTCCACGTACGGTTTTACGATACGTGCTTTGGTATCCGTCCAGGAATATACGGAACCTCTTTCCGATTCTCTGGTGCCAAAATGAAAGATAGGATTATCCCTTAATGTAGCAAGAAGGGGAACAAGCGCGGATTCTCCATCCTGTCTGAAGATGGAAGTGAGCCTAAGCTGCCCTACATCATTGGCGTAGAAACACTTGGACTTGCTTTCCGCCTTGACAGGTTGTAGCTGCTTCTCATCGCCTACGAACAAGACCTTAACCTTGCACATCATGGACATCTTTTGAATGAAGCTGAAGAAGTTGTCGTTTATCATGGAGCATTCGTCAATGATAAGCAACCCCTTGACTGGCAACCTGAATCTCTTATCCTTCCTTTTCTTGCCTTTCGTGTTGTCTTCGGGAGTACCGAACAATGATTCGCGCATAATCTCCCTTGCCCTTTCTTCAAGGTTGAACTTGACGTTCTTCCAATCGAAATCCTCCACGTTCATATCGGGGCTTAATCCAAAGAGAGAGTGCATGGTATCTGCCTCTACGCCCGCGTATCGAGAAAGAACGAGCTTGGCCTTATGCGTAGGAGCCGAAAGGGCGAACCTGACATTCTTCTTCTTAAGCATGATGACAATAGCTCTTGTAGTCATGGTCTTTCCCGTGCCTGCCGATCCGGACAGGGTTAGGGCGAACTTCCCTTTCCATTTCGGGTCATCGTCCACAAACTCCATAACGGAATCTACGGCATGTTGCTGCTCATCACTCAGAAAGATGTCGCCGATACGCATGTTTCCATTTCCCTTGAGGTGCATGTCCACAGCGATATCCACCTTGCGTCTTACCTTGACGCCTTTGATAAGTGTCAGTTCACTCATGATTTCCCGTTTATAAGCGTGTTAATAAGAAAGATCTTATACATGTACCAGGACATATCCTTGCCCTTGTTCCGTGAAGACAGGATGTTGCTCGACAGTTCCGCGTAGAACTTGGCGTTTGTAGCGTTCGAGAACATCAGCTTCCAGGTAGACTTGACGATGGATTCAATGGGAATCTGTACCTTCATGCCGCTCGACGTGATAATCTTGCTCATCATTCCACGCATAATGATTCGTCCCACGAAACCTTCCATGTCCGTTATGCGCTTGTATCTTTCACTTCGGATATAGTTCTCTACGGTTTTCACATCCAATGATGCGGGATTATATCCGTCCGCATCCAACCCAAACTGGCGGATGGATGAAGAATTAATGATGAACATGGCGTTGTCGTACCACAATCCTTTGTATGCGGTACAACAGGGATGCTCGCCATTGAAACAGAACGATATGCCTTCTACCTTTTTGAATCCGAAGATGTTGTCGTACCCGTAAATAGATTCATAACATAACTTGGTAGTTGCGCATTTTCCATCCACCACCTTGTCGTTGGTGTACACGGATTGTTCCGCATCATTGATGTTGGTAGCTTGTAGAAAACTGTTTATGATCTTGGAAATCGCATAATCCTTTCCTTTAATGTTTATATTGTTTACAACTTTCATTTACTAAGAGATATGCTTGTTTTTAGCCATCTCGTTGTTCCCTAAAATAGGGAACCACATCAATCTGCAATCAGAAAGGAAGGTCTTCTTCCCACATTGAATCCGAGAATGGAAGTTCCTTGTCCATTATCGAATTGATGTAGTCGGACATCTCCTTGGGTTTTGCGAATCCGAAGGTGGGGTATTTATAGTTGGGGTCATAAAACTCCTCCACCCATACTTCAAGCCTATCCAGTATGCCTCCAGATGTCTGATTGATCTTCTCTTTTCTGATTCTCTCTATAAGCTCGCGGACCGTATATCCCGGCTGCTTCTTTCTGAAATGTTGCAGAAGCAGGCAGAGTAATCCTATGAGCTTCATCTTGTCGCCAAACATGACAGGCAACGTCTTTAGGGAATACCAGGTGTTGAAATCCCTTTTCAAACTTCTTTGTGCAACCACGTTTGCTGCCGTAATGAAAAGTTCACAGAGGCTATCCATGCCGCTGCTTATCATCTGTTCTGGCACTTTGACGGTACTCACGCTGAAATCCGAGGTGGAAACCACAAGGAACTTGAAGCTGTCGAAATCAAGGTCGTCCTCTTCAATGGCTTTCTCCAGCATCATCTTATAGAAAGCAGCCTGCCTGTCGTACCTGTAGGACCTTATGGATTCCTTGAAGTAGGAAGTGTTCTTGTGCGTAGTCTTAAGGTCTTGGATGTAAAAGGAGCTTTCGTCAATGATGAACCTGTCCAGTTTGCATTTGACCTTAAATTCCCTATGCACGCCTTCGCCTTCTACTTCCAATGTACCCAGTATGGCATGTTCATTGAAGCAGTTGATCTCATATCCTTTATCGCGGATAGAAAGCAGCCTGTTCACCTCTTCGTCGCGCCTCATCACAGTAACACAGTTGATAACCGTTTTCATATCCTCCTTGGATAGATACAGCGGCGTCATGCCTTCAGGTATCTTCTCCAGTTCGGACTGTGCAAGGAACGGAACAATGGCGTCCCTGATTTTGGAAATCTTCTCATCCGGCGTGTTGAACCCATAGTAACCCACTTCAAGCACGGCTTTCCGAACTAAGGAATTGTCCGTGCTGGTGGATTCCATGCCCATGTTCTTAAGCATCCGGGCAATCAATCCGAGCTTGCCTGGAGGAAGTTCAGCTTTGCTGATGATATACTCCTGAGGCTGCAACAGAAGGGCGTGTACAGCTGTTCCGATACTGAAAAAGGATTTTTCTACCCGATTGTCAAAACCTCTCAGAAAGGCTTCAGAAGAACCTCCCATGGCTGGGTCGAGCAGGTTGAGCCTGCTGTTGCTGATGTAGCCATCGTATTTCTTGCTAAAGTATTCCTTGTCTGACAGTTTGACTATCTTGGCTTCCTTGACGGTTATCTTCCCTTCTGCCATTTACTATTCGGATTACCCGTGCTTACGCCGAAGATGGAAGCGAACACTTTTCTGAACTCGCCTGTGCCATATTCTTCTTTCGTCATAATCTTATTCACATGTTTTCTCATTACTCCGATAAGCTCAATGGTTTTCTCCCGTCCATATTTCTCATAGAGGTCGGAGAAATCCTTGCAGCCATATTCGGACTTGTCAATCCATACGTAAGCAAAATCCGGGTATCTTCGCCGGATCTTTGCCATATTGTATAACCCTGCCCTATCATTGTCATATATGACAATGATTTGCCTGAACCTCCCTCGAAGTTCATCAACCATCTCGTCGGGAAGGAACATGTTCTCGCTGTTCGGAGCGATAGCCGTTATACCGACAGAGGCCATGCACATGACATCCTTCATGGACTTGGTGACGACAAGCGTGTCTCCTGTCTTGGGAAGCTGCCTGTAGCCCTGTATCATGCTTTTGTTCCATGTCGATATGAATTTCATTTTCTTTCTTCCTGGGAAATAGATCCGCCAATACTCGATAGGCAATCCTTCCTCAGTGGTTCCATTGCGATAGAAATAGGCAAACACATTGTCGTCGCCCCGATAGATGACATTGCCATTCAGAAACACACAACTCGGCCTATACACCCGATACCTTTTCAGGATGTCGAGCGTGACGCCATACTTGCCCCAATAATCAAGATGCTTGGGCAACCATTCTCCTTGCGTGATCTGTATGAAAGTGTCTTTCTTGAAGTCGAGCCTGCTTAGGTCGACAGCGGGCACCTCGATGACTTTTGGTCTGTCTCCTGCAATAGGTAGTATGCCGTAATCCTGCGCGATATATTTCAAAGCCTCGCCATACGTGCAGTTATAGCGCATCATGGCAGCCTTGACAAAATCGCACGTGTATTCCGGTCGGGAAAAATCATACAACAGGATGCGCCCGGAAGAGGTCCTCATGAAACTACAGGATGGATGCCTGTCTTTCCGAAACGGACTGTTCACAAGTTTCTTCCTGGGCGCAATGCCTGTGTATCTCGCCATATACGCCTCCTCAGAATTGTATTCAAGAAGTTTTTCCCTTGTTATCTTTTCCGGAAGCGTAATCATGGCTCAATCAGATTGAATCGTATTCTTCGTCAGAGATAGTAGAAGCCGCGCTGTTGCTATAGTCCTGGGTATCGTCCTCAGGTGCGCTCGACGGCTTGGAAGCATTGGATTCAACTTGGTTCTTAAACTTGATCTCGCTCTGGGAGAATGTCAGCTTCTTGTCAGTAGCCAATGCGAGGAACGGGTTGATATACGTCGTTCCGTCCTTTCTGAGGCCGCAATAGTTCGGGAGACGGGCATAGCGTCCGTTCTTGTCCGAGATGAGTTTCAGCTGCAACTCGGTACCACTGGCGATAACCTCGGCAAAGAGCTTGCTGACTACCGTTGCAAACTTGTTGAAAGCCTGTAAGGACACGATAGGATCGTTCTTGGCATAGAACTCCTTGAAACGCTGCTCGCCACTCTTCTCCGTGCCGTCCGCTCCCTTCTTGGGCGGAGTGATACGGGACATGTGCAGGATAGCCGTGACAAAGTTCTCTTCTTTTGACGGGGAAGGATATTGTGATCCCTCAAACTTCTTTCGTGCCGTACATTCCGGATCTTCGGAAAGGATGGGGCAGAAGAATGATTGCGAAAACTCGCCATTCTCATTGCCGAAAGTAAACTTCATGGCGTGCCAGGGTTTCCCATCCTTTTCGCCATGTTCAATCTCCACGCTCTTGAGCTGCACGATATGGATATCCCAAGCTGCAAGTCTATTACCACCGTTACCGGCAGCATTCATATTAGTAACATCTATAGCCATAGTAGTATTGTTTAAAAAGTTTATAGTTAAATTCCTTGATCATCAAAATCATCATACGTCACGTTGTCTCCTTCATCCGATGCAATGTTATCGTACTCCTCATCGGTGATGCCGCTGATTTCAGGGTCGGTAGGATCTGGTATATCATTGCCCAGATTGAGCGGATCCTCAGCAAGTCCGTCAGTATCAGTAAGACGATCTTCAACCACGTTGTTTTGCGGTTCATTGGTGACATCATTCAGCACTCCACCAACAGAAGTGGTCTCTTTCTGCAAACCGTTTCTATACTCTTCAATAATCTCTTCCTTACTCTTCTTCGGGTGCATGACGAACGTGCTGTTGTCCAGCTTCTCGAATGTAAAGAACCGGCCGATCTGCGACATCATGGCATTATTGGAGCCAGAGAAAGATACAGACAGGTTATCACGGAACTGCTGAGAACCTACCATGCTCTCGTCGTCGTCAATGGACAAGGAGGGAAGCATGGCTGAGTTATAGGGTGTGAATCCGGGCTTTACCTTGATGCGGTTGCCCTTGCTCGTCATAGTGAACACGCCTTCCTTGTCGATGAGGCCGCAATACTCGGCAGCCGCACGGGTCAGCTTGAGGCTTGTCGGCGTCAGCTCGGCAGCGATACACAGCTGGTACAAGTCAACGGGCTTGGCAGGCTTCTGTGCCGGGTTCTTCTGCACACGAGGAGCTACTGTACGCATCTTTACATTGGAGGCTTCTCCTGTTTCGGGGTTGTAATCAAACTCAAGTCTGAGATTACTGATTACTAAATGTTGAAGGTTTTCCATTTTGAAATTTATTAGTTTAAAATGCCCGGACATTGCTATCCGGGCTTGTTGGTTTATCTACCGCGAAGATAGGGATAAGGATTCAAATCTCGTAATCCTCCTCTTCGGTTTTAACTTCCGACTTTTCTTCCGTGTCGGACGTTGTATCATCTTCTTTCTTCTCCGTCTTTTTCTTGGCTGCATTTACCGTGGGCGCGACAAAAGACGATGTTTCAGGGTATTCTGCTTCTTCCTCGCCGTTCTCGACGGCATGGATGCGTTGCAGGACCTTGTAGATGTTAGGCTCGATATACTTGTCCTTGAACATGCCAAGTACGGAACGACAGGTATCTTCTCCATTTTTGCGTGTTCGATAGACATACGTGATATCTCCCGTAACCTCATCAACAAGACATTCGCAATAGAAGATATAGTCGAACTGAGAATCTACAGGTTTGTACTTGTCGATACTCTTGACCACACTCATCAGCCTTGTCTGCACCTCGCCGTTGTCGAACTGTTCAGTCATGGTATGCGACACAATGATCACATCAAGGTCTTCGCGCATGGACTTGAGATGTTCAATCAGGTCCGTATAATTCTTGGCAAACCCTGAGAACTTGTCCCTACTCTTCTCCGTGATCTTTCCCATGATGTCGTCGCCCATGATATAATTGATATCATCGACAACCAGATACTTGATATTCTTCATGCCTTTGTCCACATCCTTGAGGACGGCATGAGTGGCCGCATACTTGTCTGGTCCGGCAATCTTGCAATAATGCCCGCTTACCCGTTTCTTGCGTTTCCCGTCCGGAGATTGGATATACTCCACGCTATAAGGCGAGAAATTCTTTTTGAACCCAGGGAAAGTGGGATCTTTACTATGGTTCATATTGATTAAGAACGTCGTCTCAGGCGGTAAGAACCTGAGCGAAGTCGTCTTGCCGGAATTACTTTTTCCGGCTATAACTACAACTGCCATTCAAATCTCATTTTCTAAATCGTTGGTTATGTTCTGTTTCTCGCGTATCCAGGAAGGTGTCATGTATATGTCATAATCCTTGATATGGTCCGACTTGGGCATCTCGGCAAAGGTATTGCACTGGCCGTAGAAAGCCAGTCCTATTCCCACTTCCGAGGCACCCCATCTGGATTTCAGCACCTGGGCAATCTTCAAGCGTTGTTTCATGCGGCCTACGTCATACCCTGCGGCTTTCATATCCTTCATGCCATAAGGATAATAAAGGCCGAGCACGCTGTCTGATTTCTCCGCCACATTGCCGCTATCCTTGAAGTCGTCCAATTCAAGTCCCGCATAACGGTCTCTTCTTCCCACGTTTGAAACAGCGCGGTTAATCTGTTGCAGGATACACCACGATGTACCACAGACATTTCTCATCATCTTGCATTTGTCCGCCACATCATCTATCTCCTGCTTTCTGGTCTTGCCTGCCATGGGCGTAACCTCCCCTATATGATCCATGATTCCCAATGTGATGAGTTTGGGATTGTTCGGAACAAATTCGATAGTGTTGTTGTCGCTAAGCCCTCTGGCATCACGTATAAGTTTGCCGTCCTTGCCGCGAAACACACCCTTTCCTTCGTAATACTTGCCCATATTTTCCACGAGCGTATTGGAATCCAGCTTTCCGTCTATGAACGTGATATGCTCCTCCATCTTCTCAATGAACGGCCAAGCGGTTTCCAGCATTTCCATGGACGCCTTCGACATGGGCGCATTGAAGGACAACATCTCCTTCATGCTCATCTCCATGCCGAACTTGTCGAACAGATAGCTCGTCACCAGCTTGGACAGCGTGAGTTCCTTGGTAAGCTCCAGGCAGAATATGATGATGTCGAGATCGTTGCTTCCTTCCTCTACGCACCTCTTCAACGGATGGTACACGTAGTTATTGAGGACGAAGCTGGTCTTTCCCGAACCACTCTTTCCGCCTATGAGCAGCATATTGGATTTACGGACACCATCAATGAAGCCTTGCAGCTTCGGTAGTCCTGTGGAGTATTGGAAAACGCCTCCTTTGGCATTCTCCTTAATCATCCCACGCAATGAATCCGATACCTTGCCCATAGTTCACACGTAATCAAAATAATCGTCCATACCGTTCATGTAGCCAGTGTTACCAGCATCCATGAACTCCTTGATGGATTCCCACATTCGTCCCAAGACGAAAGATTCCAAACTCATATTGGTGAAAGATGTCCTGTTCTCCACGGACCACTTGATAAGAGAAAGCACTTCTTCATGCTTCTTCGGATCATGGCCGATGGATTTGGCGTATTTGGTATATAGCTCCTCTTCGCAGGACAACTTTTTGATGGTTTTCAAGGGGATTTCCTTACCATCTACATTGCCTATGTTGGGATAGGCTTCCCATAGTTCCCGTCCAAGCACACAGGCGTATCTCCATAGCTTGTCCAGGAATCGTTTGTTGAGGCTTACGGATGCGGGACTGAAATTATCCCAGTCCAAATTCTCCCGTAAGTCCTTCTTGACCACCATCTCATGTTCCATGAGCAACAACAGGGTTTCCCTGAGCGGCTTGATGTTCAGTCCTCGGCTATAGTAGCTGACGAACCTTTCCTTGGCTTCCTTGGCTTCCTTGCCATCCAAACCTGCATCGGATTCCTCAAGACCGAACCCAAAAGCGGAATGGATGTCAAATAGCAATCGGTAAACAAAGAAATCCTCCGCAGATACTCCCCTGTCCTGCAATACGGACATGAGCGTGTCCATAGCCAGTTCGACATTTCCATGCTTCATAATCGGATATGTTTTAAGATCATTGCATGGCCGTCACAGTTCCAGGTTTACCCGTTCTTACTGGCTCGTTTAAAAAAATCAGTACCTTCCTCCTGATTTCAGCTTGCCTTCCATGAAGTCAACAGGCTTACCGGATAGAAAAGCATCAAGGTCGTCTTCGGAAAGCAAGACATATTCGGTGTCACTAAGGGCTTTTGCAGCCCAATGTTCATCCACTGTTCCTTGTATGACCACATAATACAGCTCCGCGCTCTTGTCCGCAAAGAACTTGTTTATTCTTACTACTCGTCCCCTTCGCTGCATGGAATCGGTCTTTGAGGAGTTGAATCCGGCTATGACGCCGAAGGTTATCTCCGGGCAGTCAAAACCTATGTTCAACGCTCTGACCGTGTTGATAACTGCACCGGGCGTGGAGAAGAACCAATCAAGGGTCTCCCTGTTGCCTTTCTCGGTGAAGTCATTATCCTGTGCAGGCGAAGCGTAAGGCTTGCCATGTTTTATATCCATACAGTCCTCGATAGTAGACCAAAAGGTGATACCTTTCTGTCCTTTCTTAGCTTCAAGGATGCGGTTAGCGACCTCTTTCTTCTTGGGGTGGTGGTAGATAAAGTTCTTTCGGTTTGTCATCGTCCTGATAAAGGAGGATGAGTTGGACATGGCAATCTTGTACGCCGAGGAAAGAACCCTCTTCTTGTTCATGCGTACGAAGTCGTCGTCCCATCCTTCTAAAAGCTGTAATTCGGGAACAACCTTGTCATTGATGAAGAAATCGCGCGAATCGGGATTGCCAAGCACCTTGAACGGCATGTCGAAGTCGTAACTGAACCAGGCGAACAAGTCCTTAAACTTGTTTGTCATGGCGTTGTACTCGTTCCTGTCTTCAATGTCGCACATGATGACATACACCTTCTGCTTGCTCGTCCAGCCGTTCCTGATACCCTCGGCAAGGGTTATGGAATCGGCTATCGGAGCCACACGATCTATAATCGCGTGCTTTCCATCCAAACGCTCGTAGGTAGCTGTCAGGCCCAGTATCATGCGATATTGAATTTTCAGGCAAGACACCCGTTTGGGTGTAGGGATCTGGTGTATCTCGTCAATGACAAGCAGGTCAACCTTAGGAATATCCTTATAATTCTTTGCGGCTTTATCCACGGTAATCACTTCGACATTCTCAAAGGGAGACGTACACTTGACAATTTCCCTTTTCCATTGCTTTCCAACAGGCGAAGAAGGGACAACGACAAGTATATGGGCTTCAGGCATGGCATTGAGCACCCTGCGTATGGCGAAGATACCCATGGCGGTCTTACCACAACCCACGAAAGCCTGTAGCGTTCCGCGACACCTGGTCTTTGTCTTCCATCTGTCCACACAGAGAAGCTGCCGTTTGGTTCGGCTGTCTTCCCAGTTCAGGTAATCGTCTGGTATCCCAGGTATCGGGCTACTTCTTTGATCTGTCTTTGTCTTTCCTTCCATTGCTCTATCTGTTTTCCTATCTTCATCTCAAGAGACGGCAGCACCTTGTCCCGTAATGCGGACAGCTGGATGTCGGAAAGCTCGGAATAGCGGCATCTCCCATGGATATGGTAGACGGAGACGAACTGTTGCAATGTCAAGCCCGAAGGATTGAAGTTGATTTCATATTCAGGCTTGATATTGTTACGATACTTGATTATCGTGTTCCGTCCCACTACTCCGCGCCCGTTGCCGTTCTGTTTGACGCATTGCTTCCATTTGTCAGACAGCATGATAGACATGATTTCTTCGGGCGTGGCTTCTATCGCCATCCAGTCCTCCTTCGACATATTAATGCCAAGAGAACAGATAAAAGTCTTGGTCACGCCTCGCATATCTATGCTGCCCAAGGAATCTATGCAAGCCAACATGGCTTCATGTATGGTCACTCCCGTAAAATCAGGCGGACAACCTCCCATAATCTTGCCTATCGGGCAAGATGATATGTCTGGGTGGTCGTCCTGGTACTTCTTCGTAAAAACCGAAAATGTCTCATACAGGTTGTACTTGGATATCTTGTATTTCGACCCAAGAAATCTTACGAGCATCTCAGCGTTACAAGCCCTGCGTTGCGCATGTATGTTATCCAGCAGTTTTTTTCGTCCTGGCTTGGCGGGATCGTCGCTCTTCAACATGCTCTCACAGAACTCGTAATGTGCGGCAAGCTCCTCTTCCGTACATTCGGCAAGGGGTTTGCCCTTGTCTTTCTTGCCACTTCTCCACACGTATCCTGGGATACGCTTCTTACCGCTCCCATTTCCTGTCACATGGGAGGATACGTCAACATTCATCTACTTCACGTTCGAGGGTACCCAATCCACAAGGTACTGCCCGTCATACTTGTAGGGTATGTACGTGCCGTTTGAACGGTCGTACCAGGTGTCCCTACCTGCAAGTACTTCGGTATATTTCAAGTAGCCCTTGTCTCCAATGCTGATAAACGGCGATTCCCAGTTAGGCAACCTTGTCACCATGCGATAGGTTCCGTCATCCAGATTCCTGAACACATAACAGGAATATCCTTCCGGGTCCCTACGAACAGCTACCGCCTCACAGCATATCGTTTCAGAAAAGGGGAATACCCTCATTCCATCTACGTTCACATTTTTAATTCAGTTAATTATCTCAATAACATCAGGAGGAAGAAGGCGTCCATTGAACCGAAGCTGACAGACAACCATAATCTTCTTCTTGACTTTTTCTTTTCTTTCTTGTAACGCTGATCTGTGACAACCAGCTTCTCAATACGCAAAGAATCATAGTAAAGGGCGCGGGAGAAACGCTGCTCATTGGCAAGCACGCTTTTCCAAAGCAGCTTGTTCTCCTTGAGTAGCCTGTCCCGGTCTACAAACAACCTGACTGCCTCCTTTAATTCCTCCCTACTTATCCTTACCGAATCTGCCTCCTGACACATACTGTCTAAACAAGATAAGCAAGCTGTCAGTATCAGCAGAATCAATCCTTTGCATGACTTCATCTGTTTCTTTCCTTATTTCTTCTATTTCATCTTTTATGCTGTCTATCTCCTGTGTTAACGAATCAATGTCGGGTTGCTCAGCTATGGGTATCTCTTCGGATACTATAGGCTCATCCTTCACCGACATAAACAGAACAATCATCTCAATTAGAAACACCAGCATGAATACCGCTGATGCTCCAACAAAAGCATCTTTGTTGTTTCTCAGTACAATGGATATCGGCCACCATAATATAACCGTACAGAATACGACAACATAAGTTATTTCCATATTCATTTTACAAAACTAATTATTATTTGAAATATGAACAAGAAAAAGGCAATGTTAGAAAATATCGCCTCAACTAAATGCAAAATGAAAAAAGTATGAAGAAAGCAGGTTATAATTTCTTTAATCCACCACGTCTCTCGTACTGTTCCGAGAAATGCTTGAAATCCCGATAAGGTTCTCCATGTTTGACCGAAAAGGCCCGTTCAACACTTTCCTTGTCCTTAAAACTGAAACTCAACATCATTCCAGAACCAGTCTTTCTACTTGGTATACATTGGGTGCTCCACTCAAAGATACCCCAATCGTCAATCTGAAAGTAGATGATATGCGTTCCGTCTGTAACGAAAGCATAAAAGAATTGTGGCGATCTGCTTGGAGAATAAACATCGTAGCCAAGCTCCTTGAACCTGGCTACAAAGTTATTAAATATCTCCTCCCGTTTCTTAGAATTCATAATCAGAATTTGACGAAGTGTCCGTAATTGTCATATAAGAACATCGCCGTAGAAACAATTTCATTAACAGTCTTTGCTTTGAAATAGCAATTACCTTTTACTTCGCCGACTTCTTCCACAGAAAATCCGGTCATATCGGAAAGCTGTGAAGGATCTTGTTTCTGAAGATTCGTTTCAGACCAGGCAGAATAGCCGTTCGCGTCTTTCTTATAGTAGATAACAACAGGCTTACGGTTGGAAAACTCCAAGGTCTGCTTGATTACAAAATCATTCCCCGACAATACCACCTTAATGGCATTCGCATTGTCTTTTGCAATAGTGAACGAGCTGATTGCAAACACAGTGACCAGCATGGCCATTACTACACACAAAGTTTTAAGCACTTTCTTCATAATTGTAAATTTTTTATTGTTAAACATTTATTTATTTCCTACAACCTTACTCAATAGCGGCACTACAGCCTCATTGGCAAGACCATAGAAAGGATCTCCTTCTTCCGGAAGTATCCCAAATTCATTCGGGTCTGTGATATAATTAGATTGCCCTGGAAGAATAGGGCGCAAATTCATTCTTCTGGTTATCTTGGTTGAACTTTTCTCTCCCAACAACGGGTCGTTACCGGCAATCATTCTTAACTGACCGACAAGGTTGCCCTCATTGGATTTCCCGCTGCTATACGGATTGAAGTCGTATGTGTCCGATACGGCAGTGATGATTGTGCCGGTAGCCGGATCAGCACGGTAAGAATGCAATGCGCTTCCCCAAATGGTTTCTGTTTGCCCAAGAGGAGTATCCATGGCGTATTCAAGATACCTGTCTTTACCGAATCCGGCATAACCCGTAGGCGTACCTTCGGGAAAACGATACTGGTTGGCATCTTTATAATGCCTGAAATTACCACCCACAACCACTTTTTCATCGGGATGCAAACGCAAATAATCTGCAAGCAATCCCTTTCGCGCCAAGTCAAGATACTTCGATTTGGTTTGCAGAGTATTTTGCAATTCAGCCTTTCTTGCAGGATTAGTTTCGGAAGCAATACTTGATTGCAGCTTAAATATATCCGTGGATAATACGTTTTGAATATTATCCCAGATATATTGGTTCTGGTCCGACAACACATTATATTGCCCAATAGGTATATCGCCGTTTTCATATTGCGTGCCACGATGCGTGACCTTGCTTCGCATATACTTGTCGGCAAGAGCGAGAGCAGGACTTTCATTAATAGATTGCCTCATCTTTCTTCCTACCTCATGAGGCTTTGTTTCTCTTTGCTGTTCAGCAAATCTGGTTTGTGCCTCACGTGTTTTAGGAATTGCCTTTTTAGGAACAGTTTGCGGCTTTGCTACCCGTGTGTTATCGGAGCGTTGCTCAAGCGATTTCTGCTTAGGCTCAGAGAACCGCCCTGTTTTAGGGCTGCTCTTTTTAGCTATGGGTTTCTTGGGTTTGGATTCACGTTCTGCCTCTATCTCGTCATTTCTCGAACGAAACTTTGGCTTATCATCGCGAGCCCCCCCCCTATTGCTTTCTTCACCTTTCAGCTTTGTGGAATAACTCTTGCCATTCCACTCGAAGACCTTTTTGCCCTCTTTTCTTGCTTTGGCAAACGCTTCCGAAAACGACGACATGGCTTAATCCTCCTTACGTTTTGAGCAATAGTAATCCAATATCTTATCCTCTTTGCTCAACCAATCACCTTGTTGGCAAGCAATGCGGTACACATCGTTGCTGATACTCATCTCTTCTGTCTGTTCAGGGATAAGCTCACCATCTACCGCACCTTCACCATTGAGCCAGCAGAGCGTACCAAAGTCGCCTTCAGCAAGGCATTGCTTAGCAATCTCGTTAATGGTTGACGTGGTTTCAATCTCCTTTTCCTGCGTCAGCTTGAACGGGTCAAGCTCATTGGTGACATCCACGTTGATGGCAGGAATCTCAGGGTATTGTAGAGGTATGCCGCAATAAGCCAGATAAGCAAATATCCAGTTGTGATGAAGCATCTCTTCCTGGGCACGAAGCTCGAAGTAATGCTCCAACTTATGCAAGCCCTTGCTGCGGTAATACAGCGAGAAAGTACGATACAGGTTATGGTTGACCAATTCATCCTGCAACTGATTGTTCAGCAGCTCGATGATACGGTCACTAATCAAATACTTCTCCAGATTTTTGTTGATAGGCGGCATGTCCTCAACGGTTTTCTTGCCGCGCGTATCCCTTGCCCCGTTGCCATTAAAGCGTGAGGATTGCCCAGGGTCGGCAATGTTCGCTCCGGGCGCGGCAGGGATATTTCCGCCTCTTGCGTTATCTATTTTGTCCATAGTCTTCCAATCGATAGTAAAACAAGTTGTAAATATATATCATCTTGTTAAAAGTTTCCTTGGCTTCACGGGTAGAGCAAGGCAGATACATGACTAATCCTTTATCTGACACGCATTCGTTAGCGTGCAACATGGCTTCACTTTTAGTAGTAAAGATAGCCGGAGAAGGATACCAGTGTTGAGTATCCACATCGGTTACCCATCGCATGAAAATGTTTAGCTTGAGAACCTCAAAACAATAGGAGCCATCTTCCAGTTTGTTCTTGCAAACAAGCCTTGGAGATGCCAGGAGTAACCAGATGTATTTGCTGAATTTACGCATAATGCTTTCTTAAAATCAGGACGTAAATGGGGCTTCCTCAATGCGGAAATAAGGGTATCTGCCATTGTCGGTAAGCCTCAATATATCCAAGTAAATGTTGTACTTAATCTTTAGGACGCCCGTAATATAGCGGGCAGGAATCAGGTTTGGCGTGTAGTTGACCTTCTTTAAGTAGTTGTACAGCCGCTTAAACTTGGGTTCTTCGGGATTCATGAACTGTTGTTCCTTGATATATTCACGGGCAATGTACTCACGATTGTTGGTTACGAACGATATCATACTGCCGAGCGAACCATAGCGCACAAAGGCATAGACCTTGGAATTTCCCATGGCAAGACGTGTGGTCAACCGGGCATGTTCAGTAGGCGTGTAGACCCTACCTTCCGTGGTGTACTTATAACGGTCTTTGAATGAACCTGATATATGGTTAGCAGCCATATCCCATAGGTAATCTACCACGTCATGCCGTTTCTTTCCAAACATCTCCTCGGCAATACGATCCATGGTCGACATCAGTATCTGATCGATCTGTCCCAATGCACGGACACGCCTGTAATTGAAATCATTAAGAAGCTCAATGAACTGCTCTCTGTTGAAGCGAAGGGGAAGCGTCTGCCTTTTTGTGCAAAGCGTCCTGTCTATGTAGTAGACTGGCGATTCATGCTTGTACATGTCAGGTTTGCGGCCTTCCCATTCCTTGAGCAGCTTGAAGAGCAACTTTATTTCCGTATGTGCAGGAGTGTCGTACTTGCCTGTGTTCTTAGCTAACAAACCATGAGACAACATGCCAGTAGAGGTATAGAGTGCCCACATCAGGTAAACCCTTTTCCCATCTCCTCCTGTTTTTGCATACGAAAACAAAGTCGTCTTCTTCACAATCCAACTACTTAATTATAAACCTTTTTCAATCTCTCCTGCATCATGATATACTCCATAGTATATCCGATATAAAGAGCTATCCAGACAAGATCTTCGTCTTTGTAGAACCCGATTTGTTCAAGGACTTTCTCGACAACTACCGCGTCGCATTTGTCGTCCTCCCCATATTTTCCTTCGTAGACTTCAACCACTGTCTTGGATATCAATTTGTCTATCTTGTCACCATACAGCTTTTTGATACGTTCCGTATTCTTATTGAAGTTCTCCATCACATTTCCCATATTGGGATTTTGCGACAACAACTCCCTGAAATACTTAACCTCGGCAATCATGACGCAACCAATGATATACGCCTCTTGCAAAGCCTTGTCGGAAATATCGCCTTCATTCAGAATCTTACCGAACGAATCAGCGGACATGACACGAAGTTTGATTTCCCTTTCGTCCATCAGCTTCGTATGAAAGTCCACTTTTCTATTTACTCCTAACGTCTTCATCAGTTGTTTCTGGGATTAAAGATGTCATCATTAGAAGAGATACTCTTAATCATTTCCCTGATGTTCTCTTTGTTGAAAATAGGTGAGATGACATCAACGGCAGCAAGAATGACTATGATGTCGTCCTTACGTGTAGGATTCTTTCTACGGAAGCGATTGAACATGTAGACGATAGCTTTGAAGGCCGAAGAGAGCAAGATGTCCTTCACGTACTCCATTATGCTATCTCTCATTATCTGTCTGGCTTTCACGATTTCGTCCCTATTATCATACAGGAGTGCCATGATAGCAATGTCGAACACGACCTTGTTCTTTTCCTTGAACTTCTTTAAGCGTTCCATAGCCTCACTGTCGCCGGTGGAAGCCAGCATCAGTTCCGAATTAAGGAATATGAAGTGCAGGTAATCCTCGTTGCCAACCAGACACATGGAGTAACAATCCGAATGTACGGAACGGGACAGTCTCATGCAATACTCGCGCAGGCTATCATCATTGATATCAAGTTTGCTCATATCAATTTCCTTGACGATATCGCTTCTTTCCGCAAGACAGCCTATCATATACTCATGGGAATCGTATGCTATGTTGCCGATAAGAATGTTCTCTATGACATCATCATCGCTCGTATCCGCAATCTTGCCGATGGTATCACCAAGGTTAACGGCAAAGCTAATAGAAGGTTTTTCATTAACATCCTTGGTATTCGGGCGTATTGTTTTCTTAAGTGCCTCGATAGTCAAATCACTCAACTTTTCGGGAGCAATCTTGCTTTTGCTTTTCAGGTTCCCGTACATTTCGATCAACGTCAACGGGCTTACCATATCTCCGTTGTCCATTGTTATCGCTACCATTGAGGACTTTATTATTCCGATAAAGATTCCCGCCGCGATTTGCTTGTCCTTGTCTCCACGGAATGTTTTTTCGAGTTGAGGAATACTCATTTCCGACATTCCCTCTATTACTTCCTTTGCGGATTTGATTCTTTGAACTGGTTCTGTGTACATAATTTTTAGGTGTTAAGTAGTTAAAATTGTTTTTGTTTGTACCATCCCACAAGAATTTGAATGCGGGTTGGTTAATTAATTCTTCATAAAGTTCATCGGGCGAAAGGTTGGCGAAGTAAGCACAATCCATCTTGGTGTAGGGTGTGATGCGATGCGCGTACATCTTTCTGATGTCCTGATACATCCTCATGCGGCGTTTCTTAAACTTATCGCCGGGGATGAGTGTGTAACGCATGTACATGCCTACCATTCTCCAGGCTCTGTTATGCTTTGTCCGTACCTTGTTCAGGTTGCGTATGATGGGCAGAGCCTTGCAGAAGTCGGGTCCTGTGATCATGTCCGAACAAGCGGGCTGGATGGCAATAGCCACTTGTCTCTGACTGATATCCAGCTTGTCCATGTTGAACTTAGCACTGATGATGCAATACTCCCACAGCTTGAACACCGTGCTCCATCCACCGAACATCACGCCGATGAGCGACAGGTTCTTGTAGATCTTTTCGGGATTCTTGCGGAGCACGCAATGCAGCATGGGTAAGCCGTATGACAAGCAGCGCAAGCCTTTCACGTCGTTCAGCTCGGTGCCTTCTTTCGTTCGGTAGCCCACGTTGCGCTTGGAATAGGAACACATGACAAGAGCAGCTTTCAGGAAGTCGTCGGGGTCCTTGTCATACAGTTCGTCCAAGAAGCTATTTGTGCAGGTCTTATCGTTCTTGACCAACACAGCCTTGTAAAGCATGTCTTTCAGGCTTTCAATTTTGATGTTTCTTCTATCCATAGCTTCAAAATAATTTTAGTCTTCCCAATGAATAACCTCAAGTCCGGGATACAGCGACAACGCCTTGATGAGCGAAGTAACCCTATGCTGTTTACGCTTGTCACGATCGATGAAATAGAGCATGGTGATAAGGTCGTCCTCCTTCTCATTGAAGTCGATACAACCCTCGCTAATACGCATCATGTTCATCACTGTATCCAAGAACAAAGTGAACAACATGTCGTCAAACAGGCGGATAAGGATTTTTACTGGTCTTCCGTCCGAAGGGATGACATTATGGAAGGGAATGTTTGATAACTCGTCACGCACCATCATCAATGTCCTCCCGGCACGGTTCTCGCCACGCCATTCACCTACATTCGTCACTCCGGCCATTTGGGCGGGCGTGCGATAGATGCCTTCCACCTTGTCGTTGATATGCGCATAGCACAGGAACGACCCTTCTGTAGAAAGCAGCAGCTTGGACATCTCCCGGTTTGAGAACTTGTAACGGTAAGTAATCAGTCGGATGATATCCACCCAGCATTCAGGTAATCCCGTGATGAACGGACGAGCAATGGACATCGCGCCATTGGGACGGTCCTCTTGCATGATACTCTTCATGATGCGATCGTTCTCAATCATGTCCAAAGTCAGCCCGCCATCGCCCCATCCTTTACGCTCGATATGTTTGGCTTGCGCGTAGGACAACAAAGCACGGCAATGCCTTGCCGAACGGAAGGTGAACTCGCAGGCATGGAACGGAGTGACCGCATCATCAGGAAACAGGTTCTTTTTCAAACCTACTACTGACGACGTGGAGAAATAGTATATGCAATGGTCGGGCAACCGCCATTTGTTCTTCTGGAGAATAGTGGCTATCTCCTTATTACTATAAGGTAATCTCATTGGTATTGTTTTTCGGGCGAATATAGCGGAAAAATCCGTTATAACACAGACTTCTCCGCTATTTTCACATTTTATCCGCTATCCAAGCACCTTTATATCTTCGCTGTCAACTGAAGGGGCTGAAAGGTCGCTCTCAATGCAGACCTGTGTATCGTCCTTTTTCTCAGGCTTTTCAATGCCAAGCATCTCGCTCGCCACATTCTCTCCATTGCCAACGAGCTTGCCGTCCTTGCCGATATTGAAACCATGGGCAAGCAGCAGGTTGATGGCGTCACTGGTGTCAAGCGTGCGAATCTGGCGAACCATATTTTCCATCTTCTCGCGCGTGTCGCTTGCCACGCTTACGTTCTTGGATACCTTGCTACAGAGCGACTTGACATATTCATATCTCTTGTTCTCTTCAAGCACGGCACGATTATGAATAGCCTCATTGGAAGCATTCACGGCATCGCACATATTCATGATCCACTCCTTGCTGCTGGAGATGTTCACACGCAGCTTCTCGCTTTTGTTGTAGTTGAATTTGATGGACTTGTCGAGATTTTTGAGGAATTCTACGGCACAATCAAATGTAATGTCAGTTGTTGCTAAAACGTACATAATAGTTTGTTATTAAAGTTTTTGCCCGACCTTTTTCATTTTGTCGATAGCTTCCTGCAAGCTCTTCTTGACATCTTGCAGGCGCAATCCTGTGGCTTCGGCTATTTGATGGGCGTCAAGCGTTTTCCCACCAAGTCCGAAATAGTACCCTACAACAAGGCGTTGCTTGGGTGTGAGCACCGAGAGGATCTTCTTCACCTCCTTGGATACGGAATCCAAGTTGGCTATGTCCTCTCCAAAATCCGAGTTGTCGGCAAGGTTGTCGACAATCTCTTTGCCGTCGTTGTCATCAAAGGCAAGCTCATTGAGACTGGACATGTCCGTTGAGGCTCCTATGATGTCAGACGCAAGGTCTTCTGTGATACCGAACTCGTCGGCAATCTCAGCAAGGAAGGGTTCACGGTCGTTTTCCTTGTAGAATTTTTCCCTGAACTTAGAGATCTTGTACATAATGGTAACGCGGTTGCTGGGCAGCTTCACGCCATTCACACGAAAGCCAACTTCGCTCATAATCTGTTGGCGTATCCACCATACGGCGTAACTGATAAACTTGAAACCCTTGGTAGGGTCGAACTTCTCAGCAGCCCGTATGAGGCCGATATTGCCAATGGCTATCAGATCGCCAAGCCTGTAACCGAGGGACTGGTACCTCTTGGCTACACTGATAACGAACTTAAGGTTGTGTCTTACAAGCTCGTCACGTGCGTGCAGCCTCCTGGTTTCATCCTCGGAATGCAGGTCTTGGCAAAGCTCAGCTTCCTCATCCGGTGTAAGCACCGGTATCTTATTGATCTCCTGGAAATACAAATCCACCGCCCTTGAATCCCTGATGGTCAACTCCTTGTTGATCTTTAACGGTCTCAGCCCCATTGCGTTGTCATATTGTTAATGGCAGCGAAGTTAACTAAAAACCGTCAAAAACCAACAAGGCATTTCCGTTCTTAACGGTATGTATCCCTCAGCTCCTTGATACTATCGTTCCCGTAGTTGTAATTCTTCAACACAAGGTCAAAGAACTCCCTCAACGTGAACTCATCCTTGGACACGTCTATGCCGTTTTCCTCACAAAAGTGATTCCGTCCAAACTTGCAGCTGCCCGTCACAACACCGTGCCAGTAATACAGGTCAGAAGCCTTGTATTTGATATTAAGGTCAGGAAAGGTAGCCTTGAACTTTTTGATTCTTTCCTCAAGAGGACTATGCCTGTCAAACTTCTCGGCAAGACTTTTGAAAGCTTCACGTATCGTACTTCCGTGAGCGTACAGGTACTTGTCGGAGCCGGGAATTTTCCTTCTGCATACCCAGCACTCCATATTGGAATCAAGACCCATCTGGGTAGTGAACCCCTTGGCAAAGTCACCGTGTATCTCTGTGATATAGGTTGTTATATAATCTATAGACACACGTGTGCCTCCGTTAAGAAACTTAGGACAATAATCCAATTCTGTCCTTATTGGCGCAACAATATCCTTTGACCTTGAGAAGCACCTTATCTCACATTTTGGAATGAACGCAGTTTTCACGCCTGCTTTCAAGTAACTCCAATAGTAAACCCAGTTTGGATAATACTTAGATCTATACTTGCGAAAACCATTCTTGAAATACTCATCGCTTCCATTGCTACTCCATTCAAGGGCCGCTTTGCGGAACTCCTTGAAATCCATGTCGTACATTCTCATTTCAGCCAGGGCATTTCCTTCTCGATACTTTCCCTGGCCTCATCGGTCACGCAAAGGATCTCGCAGGTATCGGTGATGATTGTTCTGAATGGCGTATCCGTCAGCCTAATGTCCTCAACGGGCTTGTCAAAGCTGGGTTCGGGAAAACCCTTCATGGCAAGGTGGTACAGCATATCCACACTTGTCAGGGATTTGACATAATACGCATTCTCCATCTCGGTTTCACGGTCGTCGCGTCTTACGATCTCACCATAGTAAATGCCACTATCGGCACCACGTACAAAAAACTTCTTTTCCATGTTGTTGACGATTTAATTAATTGATTAATAATTGATCAAAACTTGAATTCTATGATAGGCGTACAATCCCCGTTACACAGGGCATTGCTTGCCATGTGGAGCAATACGGAGGCTTCATCGTCTTTGAACCGGCCATACACATCACCGTTGCGGAAGATGTCCGCACTCCGTCCAATACCCTTGATAAGTTTGTTCATGAACCATTCGTCGCTCTTCATCATGCACTTGACGTTCACAGAAATGAAAATACTACAGGTCATGCTCTTGGTGTCGAAGAAGATATCCACATCCATCTTCTTTCTTTTCTTTTTCCCAAAATGAATCACGAAGCTTCCATACTTGTAGTTCACTTCCTTATCCGATGCTCCGTCTACAATTTCTACATTGCCTTTCTTGTAGGCGTTTGCAACCATGTGACCAAGTATACGGATGTATTCCTTTTTCCCAACCACATTACCATTCTCGATGGCATCCTTGGTAAAAGGAAGTTCAGAATCCTCATAGATATCCATGATGATCTTCTTCCTTTCCTCAATACTACCGTTGTTATCAGCCTCTTTGGGTAGAACAGAAATTTTAGGAATAACAATCTTAGGTTCGTGAAAATTCATACTCATGTACACGCTACGACTAAACGCGCACAACCTTCTTTCAAGCCTTTTCATCAAAACTCAGTAATAAAGATGTTCTTTTTATTGGTTAAATCAATACCATTCTCGATTGTACACTCGTAGGCTTCCTGGAAGCGTTCGGCAGATCTGGCTTCATACTCTTCATCTTCTTTGTAATGGTTGAAACTCTCAATCTCCTCCTTGCAGTCCTTGCAGTACACCTCATTCATAACCGGCACGAAATAGCAGTCCTCATCGTCTTGGATGAGGCCATTGCAATCCGCACAAATCAATTCATGGGGACCTCCGTCATTCATGCAGGCTCCCATGCCCATCCGTTTCAACTCAACGCCTTTCAGCGTGAAGAACAGATTCCCTTTCTTTGTTTTCTCTTTCTTCATTTTCTTTTCTTAAAATGTTAAACAATAATTCATTTGCAGCATCCCTGATGAACTTATAACTCTTTGCTTCGGCTTTCATGTAGAAGCCAAACAAGATACCGCACAGGGACACGCAAATAGATGAAACAGTAACAATAATATGTGTACCATCATTAAAGACAGCAACAAGAACATAGACAATCAACATGATGATATTCAATACGAACAACCAGTTGGCTATTAAGTTGTTGCTTTTGCTCCTGTCGTTGGCAAAGTTGCTGATGGATGTCAAATCGCTAAATAAGTCTATCATACCACAATAACCGTTTTACAGTAAGACAATGAATCAATAACTTCTTTCAGTTTGCTCTCCTTGCTTAGCAACGATGAGGCTTCTTCTGTCGTTTTGTCGTTAAGCATTAGATACTTTATTCTTGCCTGCTTGGCTTCCTTCTTTACTGCATTTGACAGCTCCTTGATGGTAGTACTCGCTATTTGCTTGACTTTGACTGAAGATTCATTTTCATTCAGTACAGCTATCGCGCAAGGAGTAATCTTGCCGTTGATAAACACATTATAGTTGTAAATTTTATAGTAAAATATAGAAATTACTATTCAATTTTAGACACTTCAACGAGATTCGCAACCTCATCCCTCTGTATCCGATTATAGAGGGTATCAACTCCCACCCTCTTTATGTTTATTGCAGCATTCAAATCTCTATCAATCTGAATATGACAATTATCGCATCTAAAAACTCTATCAGATAAAGTTAAGTCATCTTTCTTCCATCCACAATTAGAACATGTTTTTGATGAAGGATAAAACCTATCTATCGCAACAAGTTCTTTCCCGTACCATTTACACTTGTATTCTAACATGGACCTGAATTGATAAAAACTTGTATCAGATATAGCTTTTGATAGTTTATGGTTAGATAACATACCAGAAACATTTAAGTCTTCTATGCAAATAATGTCATAATTATTTACTAATGATGTAGTTATATTATGAAGGAAGTAATTTCTCTTATTAGCAATCTTGTTATGTAATCTTGCTATTCTAAGTTTGTTCTTTTTATATCTATTACTACCTTTTATTTTTCTACTTAAATGTCTCTGTATTTTAGCTATTTCAAATTGTTTCTCTTTGAAAAACTTTATGTTATCAATAATTATACCATCAGATAACGTAGCAAACGATTTTAATCCTAAATCTATTCCAACCGATTTATTCGTTTTTGCCTTATGGCTAATTTCCGTATCAACCAATACTGAAACGAAATACTGACCGCAACAATTCATTGATATTGTACAAGACAACATTTTTGAATTGTCAGGAATATTTCTATCAATAGACATATTTATCCATCCAATTTTTTCCAATCTTATTTTATTACCTTTTAATGAAAACTTCTGATTGGGCAATCTGTAAGACTGATTATTGGACTTCTTCTTAAATGTCGGTCTATTTATTTTCTTCTTTCTTGTTTTTGAAAAGAACTGTTTTGTAGCTTCTTGAAAATCTCTTATCTTCTGTTGTATGGCAGCAGCCGATACTTCGTCTAACCAGGGCTTATCGGCTACTAAATCGGATTTGGTAATAATTTTAGGTTTATAATTACTTTCTTTATCATAAGAATTGAATGATTCGACATTGACATTCCAAATTGCACGCACACATCCGAACGTCTTAGAAAGAAGTTCTTTCTGAGACTTATTCGGATATATCCTGTATTTGAAAGCCTTATTCATTTTCTAATTCTTTTTACAAAAATAGAAAATATTCTATATATATCAAATACTTTACTATATAATTTAATTGTTTATATAAATACAATGTGTATTCAACATCGTTATAGACAACGCTTATTTGTTCCATACTTTCTTTCGGTTTTAAGGGTTACTATTTAAATTGAAAGGATACGCAAAGTTCTATGTTCCAATAAAGCGGATCGTTTGTAGACAACATCTTGAAAGCTTCCTCGAATTCCCATGGACAACCAATCTCGATATTGTCATTACCATCAGGAAAGCCGTTGGTTATCATGTCATAATGGTTATCAAGCATGTCATACACATACTTGAACAGCTTTTTGTCGCTATCCATAATATGTTCGCTTGAAACATGACAAATAATTCTGTAAAATTTATTGTCTGTTTCTTTACCTTTTCGTTGTATGGTAAACGCATCATTCACAGATATCCAACTTCTTTCCAAGGAATCATATCTAAATCTGAAGTCTATGTACTTCTCAATGAAGTTATCTACTCTGATATTAGCGATGTCATAAACTTTCTTGGCGACAGTATACAAGAATTCAATATCTTTCTTGATACTAAATTCCCGATCCTTTCCGTTCATGCAAGCTGTCAATTCAGTGTAGATGTACTTGGGCAAGCAACCGTTCTTGTACATGTCAAGTATTACACTCTTTCGGTCTTCCTCAGTTTCCAGATTATAACCAAATTTCCTGGCTACACGGTCGCTTATCTCCAAACAAGGCTTGATGCCTGCGCCAAATACGAGGTGCACCTCATCGTAGACTATAAAGATTCGTCTGATGTTAATCCCTTTTATCATGTGTTAATCTGCTTATTGCTTTGAATAATTTAAAGAAATCATTCATCTCGTCATAGAATAGTTCGATAGCAGGAACATCCTTATACTTCTCTGCTTCGGGAAAAGCATTGATATCCAGTTTGCCATCTTTTTGCGTGTCGGTAAATACAATTTTTTCGCTGCATATCGCATAGCTGATATTGGAATTATCGCTCATGATAATGCTGAATTGGGTAATCATGTCCAAGTAAGACACGCACTCATCCAATTCCATTCCTTCGCCGATGAGGCTCAGCCACCCTTCTCCTTCTTTGGCTTGAAAAGGCAACTTAGCCCCATCTACTCTTCCTTCGATATACCTCAGCTTTTCAGCCGAGGAATCTTCAATCAGTATAAATAAGTCGAATTTGTTTTCTATCATATCTATCAGGGATTAGGGAAATAATACATCTCCACAGTAGCCAATACCTTATAGGTTGGATTCACCTCACTGGGAACAGCTGCTTGAACATAGCCATTTTCATCCAAATAGACGCTCACCCAGATCTTCCGTTTCTTAACCAGGCAAACCAGGCATTCCGTTTCTACGGGAGCGGCCATAGGAAGACCGAACCTGTCGAACAGCATCACGTTCTCCGTCTCTTCGTTGCGCTTAACCAAGCCGACTATCGGATACTCACCCAGCCTATCCCAGCAGATGATACGAACATCATACCCGCTTTTCGTCTTTATAGGTAAATCGCCACTTTTAGCTTTGTCGAAGTCGAAAGGAATCTCCATATAGTCCTTCTCTTCTTCAAACAGATCCTTCAGTTTGACCATAGCCTCGGTATTCGACAGGTCACGCAACTTTTCCTTGAGCAACTCGTAATCCTCCTTACTCAATCTGATTTTCTTCTCTTCCATAGTTGTTGAAATGTTTAATGTTTTGGGAAATAACTTACTTGCACCGTATTCACAATATTGGCTTTTGATGCTATAATCCTTGCCGAATCATTCACAGAGACAACATGCGGAATACGGTATTCATCTTCATAGACGTAAGCGGCAATGGTCTTTTTCTTGATGAGACAAACTAAATCCATATTCTCATCACAAAAATAAGGACCCATGGCTACACCGTCTTTGTTGTAAGGCATCAGCAACTCGTCGTCATTATCGCCTACGATGAGGCCAACAATAGGCGAATTGCCTTTTCTGTCCTGGCAGACTATCCTGACTTCTCTGCCGCTCTTTGTTGCAACACGGCAACCAAAATCATTAACCAGCTTCAAGTCGAAAGGAACGATCTTGTAATCCACTTCGTCCCTCTCTTCCTCGAACAGGTTGTTCATGATAGTCTTGTCGTTCTCGTTGCCGAACAATTCAAGTTTCCTTTTGAGCAACTCGAATTCTTTCTTATCCAATTTGATTTTCTCCATAGTTCATTTTTGTTTTAGTCCAATCAACAGTTTCTCATGAGGCGATTTGTATTCCTGCTGTCTTTTCAGTAGCGGTAACACTTCATTCTCATACCAGTTCACCTTGCCATCTTGTTTCTCAAGGATTGAAGCAAGCTCTTCCTTCGTCAACGGTTTGAGCCTTTCATCACCAAACTCATCCATGTAGTAGTAGTTGTCAACGCAATCGTTGCAATATACGCCCCACGTTTTTCCGTCGTACCAGCAAGTCTCGTAGTCTTTGATCTTCCTGCCACAATGCTTGCACTTCACCTTAGGAATTCTCAAATCCCAATCCTTCTTCGGTTTCAGACCTATGCCAACGGACCATGCGGCAATGCCGTGCATCTCAAGCAAGCATTGCCCATTTTCTCCATCACGTTGAGTGATCTCGGCTCTTTCTCTTCTTTCCTCCATGATTGATAATCGGTTTTAGTTATCGCAATCTCCCATGAAATCTTACGCACATAAAACAGCAATAAGATTTCACGAAAGACGAACGCTCAAAATTACACAAAAGGCAAACGTCTGAGACAACAAGCTATAACAATTAACTCGTAAATTCTCAGACGTTGTCAGAAAGAAACATTGATTGGGTCAGGGTTTACAGATTAGACGATAATAAGAAAGACTTGAATTGCCTCACGATCTATCATGAGAGACAATCCAAGTCTTTGTGATATTGTCTAATCTTTCAAGCAATCTCAGCTTTATCTGCAACTTGCAATGTTCATCGCAGCCTCAGCTGATCCTACCAATCTTCTCACCTTAGTTGTGCCGAAGACTTAGAAAGGATTAGGTAATCGCAGCAAGAGGTAATATTGATGCAATAGAATAAGGTATAGGCAATCATGCCGCATATCAGGATTCGCGGAGAGAATAGCATCCGAGCGATGCGGTATGAGGCATACACGGGGATTGAAGCGGAACCACGCGATTTTCGATCGTCCCACAAACCCTTTTGTTTCTATAGTACCGTTTTTACCATTTAGCAAAAACAGCTGCCTTACGAAAAGAATCACATTACTTCCTTTCATAAATTGCCTCCCTTCTTCTTTTTGCAACAGCAATCGCCCGTCTTACCTCTGGGTGAGCAGCGAGGTAATACCAACGATCACTCTTTATCTCTTTCACTTTGGAAGCAGTCGAATCCACCTCCAACTCAACTTCCGCACGAATCTTCGTGTCTTTCTTCCACTTTTTAATTTCAGTCCAACCCATACCATAGTGGCTGTACGAATTTCTTGTTCTTACAGCCAGTCCCCACGGTGTAGTGAAGATGTAAACCTTCGCTCCCATCGCACGCAGACAGAACTCCTCATCTTCCGAGATGTCCCTATGGTTGTGCTGCACTCTCAATTCAGTGGCTTTCAAAGCACGCAGCGTTTTGGCAAGCGCATTACGAGATAAGCCGAAGTGATCCATCAACCACTCCCAACTTCTTGATGCAACCATCTCGTTGATGCGCCTACGCAGCCAGTTCACCAAAGCAAACTTCCACGCCTCGTGCTTCTTCTTCATGTCTGTTACCCAAAGCCACTTCGGTACTTCCCGGTATCTGTCCTCTATAATATCCCAGACTTCATGAGACAACGCTACCATCGCACGATCCAATACAGGATCTTTGATACTGCCTTCTTTATAAGGCTTCTCCCTGTTAATCATGGTCAGGCACCCTTTTTTCAAACGCTTCTCAGCCTTGGAAGTCCTATAGAAGTAAATGCTCACCGCGCAGTCAAATACTTTCTTTGCCAATACCAGCAGCTTTGTAAACTCAGTGAAACAGACTTTTCTCTTTTGTTTGGATTTCACTCTCCGGCCATCCACATTCGCATCAATAAAGCTCGCCACTTTCCAATAGCTCATGCCGTCTTTCTCGAACATATATTCTATCAGACCAAGCTCCATCATCTTTCGCAAATACTTCCTACCTGTCTTTAATGTGCAGGTCATGCCGGATTTCCTAATCATGTCGCCAATGCCTTTCGACACGACGATATGGTTGGTGTGTTCCTTAGTAAGCAGGATGGCAAACGCGACACACTTTGCCCGCTCACGATTCTCACGGACAGCGTCGTTACGCTCTTTGTCCTTAAGGCCCGTAAGTGGAATAATCAATCTATCCAGGAAAGTTTCTCCCAGATAAACCTCGTATTTCCGTATGTCAGTCGTCAGATTTGCCATTCACTTTAGACTTTTTTTGTGATGGCAAGAAGAAAAGTAGCTTGGAAGTTGGTAGATTGATACTTTATCCGTACCTTTGCTCTTGCCATCGTTTTCGTCATTGAGGGCAAAGGTAATAAATTTTTCATTACCAACCAAAATCTAAGCAACTTTTTTATCACAGCGGTGGTAAAAAAGTTTCTTTTTTTCTACATCCCCTCAACCAATTCCTGCACACCCAAACGGTCTAACAACCAGTTGATTGCATCTAAATAGCAATCTCTCTTCACCGTACCCCCGAAGCTCGCTACCTTGCCACTCTCCACGTACAAATCCACCCCATACAACCCTTTGCCATACGAAGGCAACCATTTGTATCCGTAAGCCATGCAAAGCCACTCCAACACGGGTTCAACGGGATAGCAAGGGATAGTACTCACGCTCAAATCGGACAAGCCATTTGCTCCTACTTGACCGAAAATATCCGCGACAGGTGCTCCGGTTTTCCTGCGTTTTACGGGGTATTTCCAGCCATATACGCCCTCAAAAGCTATACCCCCTATCAGTAATCGGCTCGAAGTAATCAAGTCCACCACCAGCCAAGGAAGCTCTCCAAAAAGCACAGGAACCCAGTCCTGCCATGCGCAGTAGGCCATTGTCGTCCATCTCCAAGACAATCCATCCCAGATATGACGGTCCTCAACCTTGATATTTCCCGCGTGAAAGAGCTTGCATACGTCCTTACCCCTCAAACTCAACGAAAAATCGTTACGTTCGTTACGTAGGAACAAGGAACTCGAATACTCTTTGCCGAACATCCAGGGCACAAAATAGGCCACAGGCGTAGGATATTTAGTCACAACCAAGCATTCCATAGGGTTTACAGCCATCTTTTTTAGTAGCCAAGCCTCCTTTTCTTTGCCGTCAATACCCAACAACCCCTCAAGGTTCTTGTTTACATCAGCAACCAGGTTCAGCCCGTTCACCCTATACCTTTCCCGCCTGTCCCTATCGTATAGTTTCTTTCCTCCTCTGTCAGTCATACTAAGCCTCCTTTCCTATCCATACAATACTTTCAATGGCCACATTCTTCCCCTGCTTCACGTACTGCACATAGCAGGCTCCGGACTTGCCAACAAACGCACTACTCCTCCCCCGCAGTCCATCCACTACGAACGAACCATCGAGCGAATATACGCATAACCCGCATTTCATGAAAGCAGGCCGCATCAGTTTCACACTTCTCATCATCAATGTTTCCTCCTTTTATTTTAATCGGCCAATCAAAGCCAAGTTCGTTCAAAAAGAAAGGGACACTATGCTCACGCACCATGTCCCGCAACAAAACATCATTTCATCATTATTATGAAGATATAAAGTTCCCACACTTTCTCTTCCATACACGATGAAACTCTTCCTCAACAACTGGTTATAGTCTTGTCGTGCCAAATATATAGAATCACACCCAAGTTCACAATAAAACCTTCCCTACCTTCACAGGTAAGAAAGGAAAAACTATTAGATAGACATTAAAAAACCAAGCGGCACAATATAGAAATTATCGCAACAAATCCACCTATTTCAAGTGAACACAAATCAAAATGCCGCAAAACAATTAGCTTGAATAAGTAAACAAAGCCGCAACCGGTATGGCTTCACAGCTGCCCGGTAGCAGGCATGGCCCTGGCGTCAACCAGGACCAATATCCTAAAAAGCGGCGGAACAAGCTAGAATTATACGAGTTACAAAAAGAATCTGTCCAACACAATTTAAAATCATGGAAATTCCGCCGCCGATTCCCCGTATAACGATTCACATCGCCACACAGAGAACTTGTATATCTTGACAGCCCGTCCTCAGACAGGCCGGTTACAATCCAATTCAAAACCGTCCCGACTTCTCCCAAGCCAGAACGGCCAACAACCAAAATTACAAAACAAAGCCCATTGTTCGCAGGACAACGGACAAACCTGTATCTCTTTAAAAAGGGAAGGGGAGCAAAATCAATAAAACCCCTTCCCTTCACGCGCCTTGGAAAGCACAAACAGTGTATCAACCTAAATGACAGGGCTAAACTCCTCAGTCCTGTCACAACAAGACGCGCTCAAATGGCAACCCCGCAACTATGGGAATAATAGTCATCCGCAGGGGACGCCACAAATAAAATGTTAAACTAATGGCAGGAAACGTGCAAGAACAGGGAAACGCACAAACCCCGCCACAAATGCTAAATTCAATGCCGTAATATGCAGCGGCACAAATAGGGAGGCAAAAATATGGAAATCCTCCCATTTAAGCAAATAAACATGGCAAGTAGGCCACCCTATTCACATAGAATGGCCTACCACATTACGACTTATTCAAGCCTTTTTTTTAGATAGCCTCAGCGGCACGCTTCATCAACGCCTCGATGATAGCGGCACGCTTCTCCTCATCTTGCTCGTTGAAGTCTACCATCATCAGGTTCTGGTTGCTCGTGCGCGTGTTGTCGGTAAATCTCGCTACCACAACCTGCTTCTTGTCCAGCACCTTTAATACCACCTTCTCGGCAGTCAGAGCCTCAGCCAAAGCCTTGTCGCTCACGAACTGGTTAGCCACCTTAGCGAAGTCAGTCTGCTCGCCGTCGATGTCGAAGTTCTTTCTATTCGCAGCAAACGTCTTGCCAGTAGGCACGCATACCATGCCTTCCATAGTCGGACGAACCACCTCGGCTGCCACACGCGTGATGCTGCTGAAATAGAAGTTACGAACCTTGCCCACGCAGTTGACATGAACGAACCGTGCATACGCATCGCTGTTACGCACCTTCTGACGCAAGCAGGTCTGTGAACCTACAGATTCGTCAAAGCGGAAGATGTCGCCCTTCACCAGCGTGTTCATCTCCGTATTCACCAACGATGAGCGGTCACCGGCTTCCGGATCCTCTTCAACCTTGTTTCTCTGGTCATTGATCTTTGCAAACTTGATTTCGTTTTCACTCAGATCCCATGCAACTTTTACATTGTTCTCCATAATTAATTTGTTTTAGTTTGCCCGTAAAAACCCGTACAGGCGTCGGTTGCAGGTTTAACGCAGACCCCGCATAACTGCACGCAAGCTGTCTTAACGACTTTCCGTGTTGCCACAGATCCCTTCCTCTCACGGTTTCGTATTGTAAATGAATCGCTATAGTTCAACGAAAGCCTGGCTCATTCCATTGTAGGACAAGCCAGGCACGTTCCATCACTCTTCTTCGACAATGTGCGTTATATCATCTGAATACAGATATACTGTATTGAACATATAGTAGGTTATCTGGCTACAGTAGTTCTCGTCACTCGTATTTCGTTTCTGGAAGTATGGATACTTGTCCATTAACTTGTCCAGTTCGTCGAATGATGGGTTGTTATTACCAGCCAGATACTCTTCTATTTCAGCAGAAACAGCATCACACTGTTCTTTGACAGAAGCAAGCACGAACATCTTTTTCTTTACCGCAAACTTCACGTAAGGAAAATCCCATGGATAGTTTGCAGCAAACACCTTACCGACAATCCGCTCCATGTTGTCACTCTCTTTCTGCTTGTTAAACTTGGATTCAGCCGTAGCCAATAGATCCGAGTAGTGATTAGCCACGAACTTCTTGTCCATGTGTGGCACCATACCCATGATCCATGCCAGTTGGTCCTCATCACGGATCATTTCTACCAAACTATTGACTAACCTCTTCTTATCGCAAGAATCCAGCAGGATTCTCATAAATTCCTTCTTCATGATGTTTGATGTTTTATTCGTTAGTAATTAAAGATGCAGGATTGTTTAAGGCACAACCCCGCGAAAGCCCATCACTCAATATATGCCGGTAACAATGAATCCGTTATTGTCGTACAGCTCGTCAATCAGGTTGAAGAGGTTACGTGTCTTGTTTACGCTCTCTTCAAAGTTTCTGGCATCTATCACGCTAAGGATGATGGCATTTTTCGCCTGTACGCGCGACCAGATGGTTACGCGCTTCACCTGCTCACCGAATATTTCTTTAGCGATGTCGCGGCTCGCGTTATCCAACTCGTTAGTCTGATAGAAACCAGACACAGAATTAGATAAAATTGTCGTCAGACGTAACGCATCCGCGTCTTCACCCAACACGGCAAGATCCATAGGAGAGGCAATCTCACCATTGATGGACACAACCACGGTTGCGATGTTGTGTTTGAATTCGGATGTGATCGTATTTTGCTTATCGGCTTCCTCTATAAGGTGCGCTATAGCCTTTGCTGCGTCTTTATTTATTGCTTTCATTGTTGTTTCTGTTTAATTGGATTAGTAATGGTTTGGGTAGTTTATACACTTGCCCAGGTGTCCGTGACTTTACGCCACACGGAGTTGCTTGAGTTCGTAGATGACAGGCGAGCTTGTCAATTTGATTTGCTCGTTGATCATATACAAGGCGTTATCCACGTTTATCAGATTGTCCCAATAGAACGGAATTTCCTTGAGATACTCGTAGAGCTGATTGATAAGCTGTATGTCACCGTTGCAGGATTGTACAATTATCCTGCTGAGGCGTCCCTTCGAGGTTGGGTATCTGAACCAACGTACCAGTTCGGGAACCGTCGTGAAACGGTCGAAGGAATAGGCACGTCTGAGGGTTGTGAGCACGTCGCCTATGATAAGCTGTAGACGGGTTGAGATATAGCCGAGGTCGGAGGTGGAAGTTGTTTCCAGTGCCTGGTGAAGGATGGAAAGGGAGATGGTTGTGTGGTTGCCTGCTGGGCCGAGGACGAGGCTATCTCTGCCTTTCCATACTTCCCTTACCTTTGCTCCCTTTATCAACCCTATCTCTTGTTCCGCGTATTGCCGTAGGATTGTCAAGATAAACTCCTTCATAGCATGCCTCCTTTCTTGACGAACTGTTTATACTCTTCCCAGGTCTTCGGGAGCTTGGCGTTGGTGTACACCACAACCTTGCTTTGTTCCCAGCTCTTACGCTCAGAAATACCAACACCGTGTGCGGGTTCCACGTGGAACAGGTCATCGTTCGCATGCTCCTTGATGTAGTCCATGCACTCTGCCTTGGCTCCCATGAAGGGCACTCCCAGAGCACCCACGACGGCGAACAGCACCGTCTGTCTGATTGTTCTTCTCGTTGCTTTCATTTGTTACCAGTTGTTGTGTGACAATACTTAGCGGGAATATTGCCACGGATTAGTTCATAGAAAGATTTATACATGAGTTGTCTTTCCGTCCGCTGGGATAGGATTGGAGTTTATACATGGCTGGGCTGCGTAGCCATGTATGTAACGTGGCTGGGCTGCGTAGCTCCCCTTTGTAAATGTAATTTACTTAGATGGTTTAGATGGTTTGTATGTGGTTTGCTTCCGCTTAGATGGTTGGCGGCTGGTTCAGATGGTTGGCGGTGGTTCGGCTTTCGTTCTTGCCTCGCTTGACTGCGGTATTCTTTGTTGTGGTTCGGATGGTTTGCAGGCGATGCGGTTGCGGTATTTTTTCTCGTCACGGCTCGGCATTCCAAAAAAAATAAGGCGGACAACTCCCCGAAAGGAGCTGCCCGCCTTATTAATCAGTGTGCGCCGTTATGCGTTTCGTCTGCCGCGTCCGCGTGTTGCAGTCGGTGCTGGAGCCGCTGGAGCCTCCTCTACAAGGCTAACAAGCCGCGTTGCGTTCACTCTACCCGGACGCGTGTAGGTTTCCACACTTGTCCGCAAAACTCTACCTTGCAAGAAGCGCACAGCTTCCTGCAAAGTGAGGTTTTGCGCCTCAATCTGGGCACCGATGTGCCCTTCGGCATAGGCATGCACTGCGCCGTTTGCGTCTGTTCTGCGTGAGGTGTCCCACGTGAGCATGCCTAACGGGATGTCCACGTTAGATGCAAGCGCGTTGCCCGCCTCGTCCAAGAGATTAAAGCGGACAGTTACGGCAATGGCGGTGTACGACTGCCCATTCTGCCGTCTGCCCGTGAACGGTCTAAGGAAGACGGCACGGTCCTCCTCGCCTTCATTGCAAGGAAGCACGCGCAATAAAGCCCCGTCAGGTATTGCACCCTGACCTGCTACGGGTTTGTTCAGATAGCCGTTCAAAGCGGTTTGCATGGTCGCGGCCGCTGCTTGGATGGCCTCGTCACTTGCGACACCGTTCTCACGGTTGACGCTTACAAGCCCGAAGCTCTCCGCGTTTTCGACTGCCTCGCGGCTTCCGCTTTGCACAGCTTCAGCGTACTGTGCAAGGTTTACACTCTGCCCGCTACGGGCGTTCAGAAGCTGGAAACTGTTTGTATTTTCCATTTTGTTTTGTTTGTGGGCGTGCGCTAAGGCTGTGAACCTTCGCCCGGTTTTGCAAATTGGTTGTTGTTGAAAACCGCTCACACTCCAGCCAGCCGCGCAAAGCCGACAGGACGTGAAAGCGTAGCAAACGTAACAGCGTTACAGCTCGCTGTAACGTGATTCGAGTTGGTAACTTGGCTGGGCTGCGTAGCATCCGATTTCGATTTAAATCGAAACGGCACACCCGGAGGGGGTGTGAAAATATATAGTACCAGCCCGCTCGGAAAGAACCTATATTTTTTTTCTAATCAATATCACTTAGTCTTGTCGCTTATTTGACTATGACTGTCTACTTAGAAGGGGAATGAGATTAGAATGTAGGTGGAGCGGAATAGGACAAGACAAGTAGCTATATCAGTCAGTTTTGAAAAGCCGGTATAACCAACAGTAAAGTAACCATGCATCTTGTATTGTCATGCTTACTACGTCTACCACTTCCGCTTACTAAGCAGACATACTCTATCGCAAGAATACCAACCTATCTGCCTCAAAACTACTAATCGCCTCAATTCCCTACAATTCCTTTTATTTCCGAGACTTTCTCATTTCAGATATACCAACTATTACCTCGCAATAAAATCTCATTTCCTACAGCCTTGTTTAGCCTCATTATATCCTTGCCCGTCCATTTGGTATAGGGGGGGCATATAAACTACCCTATCCTTTTATCGCGCCCGTACCTACATAAAAAAGACAGCCTCGTTATCACAACGAAGCTGCCTCGCATGGAACTAAAAAAGAATTAATGTTATATGATAATTCTATTCGTATTTATCGCGTATAGTTTTTGTCGTTTCGAGTTTCTGCCGCATTCAATAAGCATCTCCGTGCTGGACATAAGCCTCAACGCTTTTCGTATCACCTGCTCGCTTGCTTCAACTCCAGCTTCTTTCTTGAATATCTCAGCTATTCTATTAAAATCCATCGGGACTTTGATATCCTCGATTATCATTCTGCCGTTATTCATTCTATCTATCTCTTCGGAAATATACTTCAGAATGGCTCCTTCTTCAGTATATATGTTTCCATTCCTTATATCGCTAAGATGAATGGTTGGTGGTTGGAGGGAAGCATTTTCCCATTTCTTCTTTTCAATATAGGTTCCGCTTTCTCTATACCTTTTTATCGCCAGTCTCTCCTCGGAAGCGAGAACTCCAATTTCATTCTCGAACGGACATAGAGCATAGTTCAATGTCACGCTTCCATCTTCTTCAAGAAAGATAAGTGGTATGGCGTTAATATCAACTCTCATGAATCCGTTGTCGCTTTTGCGTATTGCTTCGTCGAACTTCTCGGTAGTTTCCTCAAGAGCCTTATAAACTCTTCTTTTGGAAACACCTATGGAATCTGCTATAATCTCTTTGTTTATTCTCACATTGTGATTATAATAATCATAGATGCCCTTTGTTTTGAGGATCTTCTTTGTAGCAATGATTTGAAAATAAACGTATGCTGCAATAAACATAATTGTCGAGCTGCTTGTATACAGTAAGGATTCTAATGTGCATGGCGGTATGTATGATATATATCGTGAATGCTGTATAGGTTCTATAACGACACCGGATGTTCTGTATTTATAGACACTCTTCCGCATGGATATATGTTTTATACCTTCAACACTAAATTCCTTTCTCTTGTTCTTTACTTCGATTGAACGAAGTACCTCATATAGCATCAAGTCTTTTCTAAGCTCCATAAATCAATATATTATTTGACAATACAAAAATATGAATAATATATCTGATTACCAAATATTTAGCCATATTTTTTATCGATAATAAGCCATATATTATGATACTCAGAAAAATATAAATGGAGCTAACTATCTGATTATCAATAGTGTTTATATTTCAATTATATGATAATCCCTTATTTTATGAACCAAAAGTACATTTTTACCCCCTCTGTAGTGAACTTTTGGTTCACAAACAAACATTGATAATCAAATAATTAGCATCTTGTGGTTACCCTTTATATATATATCTAAGAACATATATTTCAAAAATATCATTCCAACCAACTACCAATTCGTTTACTAACCTCCTTGCCAACTCGGTATCAAACCTCAGACTTGGAACAGCATTGGAGCAGAACCCACTGGTGTATCCGGCTCGCATGTTACCCTTGCAATTACGGTATCGTGTAACATTTGATTTTGCCTTTTTCTTTCTTTAATTTGGCTGTTAAAAGGATAATTCATACCTTTGTCACGGCAATATTCTGATATAGACATAAGATACTTATTCGTTCTGGCAGGCTTCTGTTGTGTTAAACAGGGGCCTGTATTTTGTTTTATAGTGGACAAGGCTTATCTTCGCGGTCAAAACAAGGTTATGAGTAAATACAAGGTCATTTATATGGATGTGGAGGCATTGGGCATGGTAGACATGACTAATGGTGGCGTGGTATCCTTGAAACCTGATGTAGATATCATCAAAGCTATCATGAATACCAATCCCGTATGCGTGCTGCTGATATGCAATACTCCGGTTAAGGATACCGAGGAATTGGATACACTGATGGCCATGTCCGTGGATGCGGTAAAGAGAAAATGCAAGGTGGCCTGCTTCGGTTGCTATGCCATAGACAATGTGGATGAAAACAAATCGCTGCCCAATACATTCATTAAGGAGACCTTCGAGAAGGGTATCGTGAATGCTGGAGTGAAAATCGAGGAGCAGGATAACGCGGTAGTAGGCGGTGACTTGTTCAAGGAGTTTGCTGAGAACTGCGGTATTGAGAATTACATGACTGTCGAACAATTCAAATCCAAGGATTATGCAATTCAAGAAGAAGTCAACGGATGACCTTACTCCTGAGATGATATCCTTCATGGTGAAGGAGGCTGAAAATGGCAAGAAGGTACTCATTAAACCTTGTCAAGCTACCGTTCAAATCAGGAGGTTGTTATCCAAGATAGGTTCCCGATTCGAGCTGGCTACCATGATAGAATCGCAAAGCAAAGCTTTCCTGGATTTGATGTCGAAGTACGAAGCCAAGCGATCCAATAATTACCAGGATATAAGAACTATCAAGGCATCGCTGAGAATCTATATCTCCCTGATGAGACTGTATTGGACGCTGTTGTGGAATGACTATGAGGTAGTAAGAGAAACTAACCCGTTCGTGGTCAAGCAACGCGAGAAGAAACAGCAGGAGTATAAGAATACGAAGAGTACGGTCAAGGCTATGCGTAGGGAATGGCAGATGGAGAAGAAGAAGCTGCCTATCATGTCGAGCGGTGTGGCAAGGGATGTGATGCTTACTGAACGAGAAAGACTGAACCAAAAGAATAAGAATACGAGAATGCGTAATAAGATTATTAACAGCTTAAAAAAGAAGAAAGATGAAACAACTGATTAGTGACATCAAGGAGACTATGCAGGCTATCGAATCCGACATCCTGCTGTATGAAGGTAAGAGAATCAAGGCTGCTTCGGCAAGAGTAAGACGTAACTCGTTGAAGCTCGAAAAGATGCTCAAGCAGTTCCGTCGTGCTTCCATTGAGGAAGACAAAAAGGCGATAGCTACGAAGTAAACTACTGAACAACTCTTTAAGGATACATTGAAGCAGTTCTCTGCTATGGGCTGCTTTTGTTAAGATAATTATATTCATTCATTATACAATTAATTTGAGGCTGTACCTACTGCATTAGGTACAGCCTTTATTTTTTCAACAAATATCTATTTATTGGTATTGAGATTAGTACAGAGCTTTATAATCATGAGAAGGACTGAAAAAGAAATAAGAAAATTAGTTCGTATTCTATACGAAAGAAATAAGAAGATTATCAAATCTATAAAACAGACTTATATGGGATTAGGGCCAGAAGATTATAGAAAATGTACGCTATTTACAGACCATATAAGATTCCTCGGATTTATCATATATAAAGATGAAGTTATGGAAATGATACCATTTGTAGATGAATGCGTATATGACATAAAGGACGTAGAGAAGCTGTTTGATTATTTAAAGGCAAACGATTGTTTGTTCTTGAAAATAAGATCTATGGTGCTATCGTATTACGATTGCGTATGGAAAGATAGTGAAAGGTTTAAGGCTTTTCATTTTGTCTATAATAGATTCAAATGATTTATCTTACATACCATGAAATTCACTTCATTCATACGGCAGATGTTCACCGCACAATCTGGCATATCGACTAAGCGTGTGGGAGGATTGATGGGGATGGTTGCCATCATCATCTGGATAACGTATGTGGTAGTGATAGATCGAAGTATTCCAGATATTGCAGAGGTGTTTACTATCTGCGTGTTCTCGATGCTCGGTCTGGATACGATACCCAAAAGCATTGATGCTTTCAAGGGAAATAAGAAGTATAACGAAACGAAGCAAGATAATGTTTGAAAGAAGAACAATGATAGGGGGGGGGAGGTAATTGGTCCTAATGATACTGAATTCATGGGTTATCCTATTGTAAATTCTATTGAAGGACCATTACGAAATATCACTCCCACTAATTGTACGGAAGGTTGTATTACAAGATGCTTAGTATATGAAACCGATCATAATGTAATATTGGTTGCGTACGTGCTTTTATTGAATAATATAATGTATTTACTTGATAGCTCATACATGATTGCTTATACGGGTACCGGATCTATGATGTTTATGTTAAATGTTAATAGTATGTCAAGCTTATCAAATCAAGTAGTAGAAGCTTATCATTCGTTTTTCCCAAATACAGTTCAATAATTTAATTTTGTTTCCAACACTTCATTTCTTATGCGCAAGCGTCTCTTTGGAAATGGGGGGGGGGCAAATATCGACCAGATAATAAGTAGTATAACCCTGCAATTCTCATCGGAAGGATACGAAAGAGTGTATTGGAATTACAGTATACAAGATTATTCGCATCGGATATTCACGGAAGATTATACGAGAACCGGCCAAATCTACGCATTTCAAGAAAGTAACAGATTTCTGGTAACGATAGAACAATACGATAAGCAACTAACAGGCTTATCTCCGCTTATGCAAATAGTTATTTTCCATAATGATGCCGACCAACTTGAAATAATTGACAAAACTTATAATAGCAGTGTCATGTCACTGGAAGTAGTAGATCATTCCGATTCTATGGTTCCGAACCATGAATTGAATTTTTCAGTAAATAATCCTGGCATTGAGCAATCAAATGTCTCATTTAGTATAGTTTTACTTGTGAATAACGATAACAAGAATCTGGTTTATATAACAGGCTTAATTTTCTAATTTTATCCTATTTAATACAAGTTTATTCATGCGTAGACGCTTACTTGAAACTGTTGAAAATGGGGGGGGGTTAGCTGGATATCCGAGTTTCGATAGTAATATTCAAATGATTTTTGTGTATGGTCGATTTGAATCACAGGATGATTCTATAATCAATAAAATAAATATTTTTTCAAACGGCCCATCATCAACATTTATATACAAAAATGATTATTACAGCTATGTCTATAATCAGGGAAGTACGTTGACATTTCAAAGCGTACTTGATTATGGATTAACTATACGCTGTGAAGATATTATGGGAAATACAGCTGATCTTGTCTTTTCGTATATTCCGCAACCAGTTGAATCAAATAATACAATGCAAAATAATGACAATGAACTTAGTTCTAATGATTCAAATATAAAAATAACTGGTATGTATATTCTACCTGGTAAATGCCCTTATGTGTGGTGTTGGATGGGTAGTTTAGCCACATTAATATTCAATTTCTCTAAAAGCAATCTTCCTCCAAATCCATAAACATAGCTTTATTCTATTTAATATGCCCAACTAACAATAACTCAGAATTAATTTTGTTTCAATAAGATTGATTTCAAATGAAACAAAATAAGGAAGCAAATAAATTAATTGATTGGATTGGTAGTGCTTACTTCTCTCAACGGTTAAACAAGAAACCCAGACGTTTTGACAATGGAGGAAAGGCTAATGGCGAGTTATACGACATAGCAGCCAAAATACTCCCTATGCTCCCTGGAATGGCTTCCTTACCTTCATTAATAAGCCATGTAAACGACTTGAAAGACATGGCTAATAATTGGATAAACCCATCTACTGAAAAGAAAACTGTTGACAAAGAAAAAGGTCGTGAGAACCTAAGCAAGGTCAAGCCGCTTGAGTATGTACAGACTTTGCGGGTTATCAAGAATCTTGAGAATCCACACAGCGTAGGACTTCGCAATGGCCGTTATTTCCCTTATTCTGACGGTTCACGGGCTTTTGGTCCGGGCATTGATGTTCGTACCAATGATGACGGTATCAAGCTAAGAAAACGTGCTGAGAAGGAAGGCATACCCGTGAGTGAGGCTCACGACTTGGCGGTTACTCTAATGCGCGACAACGACCGTATGCTGATGAAGCAACTGGTGGATAGCGGCTATACTGATAGACCTGATACCATCAGTCAGGGAGTAAGATTGATGGGTGCCCAAGCAAGATACAATAGAGGCAATATCAGGCCGATATTCGACAAATGGGCACGAGCGGTAGTTGCCGGTGATGCGGATGCCCAGAAGGAAGCCATACTGGAGCATACACCTCAACGGGCCAAGGACAGACGAGAGAAGGTTGCTTCGTATGATATCTATGCGAACACTTGGAATCCTGAAAGAAAACGGTTTGTATCGCAAGGTAGAGGTCAGAAATGATAAACACTTTTGATGATTTCCCGAACTGTACAAGCTATGGTCTTCATGATTATGGACGAGAATCCGAGGCATACTGATGCGGCAGGAAGGATATTGCACCATTCTGGCGTATAGCCAGATGTAAACAGGTTATAGTAACTGTAAATCATCAAATAAACAAACATGGACACAATGGATATGACTATGCAGATGAACAGTATCATATTCAGGTCGTTGTCTATGAATCTCGCCAATCTTCTTGTTCTTTTATTCATCTCATTTAGGTTTTGATAAGCACACATAAAAAAGCCCTCCGACACTTACTGTTATTCAGTTCGGAGGGAGAGGGAGAAGGGATCTGCATTGTCCCTTCATTTAAGGGGGTATGCAAATGTACGGTTAAGTTTCCTATCCTCCAAATATTTCCTCATGTTTTTTACGAGAAAAATTTATATGTACCAATGTGTTGCGTATATCAAATAAAATCCATAACTTGCGCCACGAATCAAACAAAATCATTTATGTACATATACCTATTTAGTATTAAACAGATGAGGTCAGAATACGGACACACATGGCCTCGCGATCTCGAAAAGTATTTCGATGATAAAAATGATGGAACGTATGCGTTTATAAACGAATCAAGAAGTGGATGTCTAACCTCATTCAAATATGGAAGGACCTACCAGATTCCATACGAACGCCAAGAGAATGCCAGATGGATTGAATCAATCATGCTGAATAACGTAATTGATTTCCTGTACGACAATAACTGCTTCGTTCGTGATGCTGTTGATAATGAAGATTCACTCAACTTTATTGTTGTTACAATCGGTATTCAAGAAAAACCGAGATGGATGAAAGAGTTAATGAAATCTCTTCCATCGGTTGATATCAGCAAATTCTTTAGTAGTATCAACGCTGTAAAGAAAGACTGCTTGTCGATCATGGTAAACGCAAGAGATTTATTGCGCAATGCGGACTATATTAAATCCATGCAAGATCCAGGAATACCTGATATAGAATTTATAAACAAGATTGAAGAATCGTATAATTATAGACATGTGTATATCATCAAAGATGGATTGGATAAACCATTTACGGTTGCTGACACAATAAACTATACGGCTTATCAGATTATGAACCTAATCAAGAAAGGTAATTCGCTTGCAAGGTTCGTGGATAATGAAGGAGAGAAAATAAGACTATTAGAAGGTGGAACTATAATGATTGAGAAGTAATGGGAATATTCAAATTCAATGCGTCTGAAAAAGAACGTAAAAACAATGAGTTCTTGGATTTTGTAAAAAGAATCCAGGACGAGTATAACGACAAGTATGAACTTGACGCCTTAAAAATAACCATCATTCTTGCTGTGTGCGAAGAGAAAAACAGATATAAGATTGAAAGCGCAAACATAGCAAGAAAGAAGTTTAGCGATTTCGTGAACAGAGATAATAATTATAAGCTTATCCAAAAATATTTTGGAGGAACATACGAGTTCTTTAGATTTCTTTACCAGCAATTCGGTGATCACCCGAACAATTACATGTTTGGTATAAAGCCATATTATTACTGCTTCAACGAAATAAGAATTTTCGCCAATGAATTGCTTAGCCAAAAGAGAGTAGCACTTGGAAAAAACTATATAAATACAATAACTATAGACTTAGACGAAGTATGGATGGATGTCCCTGTCTATGGCACAATGGTTAGAGTGGCATTAAGCGAAGATGATAGAGCAGGCAAGTTACTTGGCTTTATTGTAAACATGATGCCGGAGCATGTAATACAGTTGCTTGACAGAAAATTATACTTGTATCGAACTACGGATAAATACCACATACTAATCAACAGAAGAATTTAGATTTCTTTTTTCTTTCTAATCTTTGCTTTGAGCCAGCGATTTTAGCTGGCTTTTTTATTATTCATGCTTCTCAATTACGCAGCCGTTCATAATCAAGAACATGCAAGCAACTGATACAGCATTCTCAAGTGCGGTATGGATAGATTTGAATGGATCCATGATACCCTTGTTCATAAGTTCATTGCCTTCAGCATTGGAAGCATCGTACCATTCGCTCTGGTTATGATGGCTTATCTCCATATTGTCGTAAACCATCTTTCGGATGACCGGCAGCGTCTTGATGAGTATTTCACGTCCTTCGCTACCATACCCGCCCATCTTTGCAAGTTCATGCATAGCATAGCAGTAAGCAAACCCGCTACCGGGTACAATACCCTCTTGCAGGGCCGACCGAACGGCGCATACCGCATCGTCTACACGGTCCTTGATTTCGTTCACCTCAGTATCCGAATTGGCACCGATATGAATGACCGCCACTCCGCCGGACAGCTTGACAAGACGCTCCTTCAATCGGGCTATTGTAGAGCTATCTGTCTCATGATTGATTTCTTCACGAAGCTGCTCAATGGTTGCCGTAATCACATCAGGGTCTCCATCTCCTCCTGCTATAGTTGTATTGTGCAGGTCTACGATAATCTTATCGCAACTGCCTACATGCTTTTCAATGTCGAAGTCATAACCGCCAGACAAGGCGTATGTGATAGGTTGGCAACCGATGAGCTTACAGATATCATCCGTCATGGCATCACGTTGCTCGCCGAAAGACGGTAATTTGACCGCACAAACCTTCACACCTTCCTGTACCTTGTTCACGGCAAGCATGTTGATGATGTCGTGCTCGAATTCGTCTGCCATGATAAGTACCGGTCTACCGTTACCTTCCTTAATGGTCTTGCCGAGGATGGTAACGAGATTGTTCACGTTGTCTACCTTGCCTCTAATGACGAGAATGTTCGGGGCATCAAATGTACAGGTCTTCATATTCTCGTCATTGATAAAATACGGCGATTCGTAACCTTTCTCGAATCTCATGCCTGTAACAACATCCACATAGCTTTCCGTGCTTTGGGAGTTTTCAATAGATACCGCGCCATCCTTGGTCGCCTTCACGATAGCCTCAGTAACCAGGTCGGCTACCATCTTGTCGCCATTGGAAGAGATGAGGGCTACATTGTGAATATCCTCGGCATCCTTACACTCAATAACAATCTTTCTGATGGCATCCACAGCCTGTTTGCAAGCCTCAGCAAGACTGTTGCGTAACTGGGTCACAGTAATACCGCCTTGGTCAATATAGCTCTCGCATTCCTTGATAAGATTGTAGGCGAGCACCGTGGTAGTAGTGGTACCATCACCTGATTCATCACAAGTCTTTTGTGCGGCTTCCTTGAGCAACATGGCACCGATATTCATAGCCTCATCGTCAATCTTCACGGACTTGGCGACGGTGACACCATCCTTGGTAACCTTCAATCCGCCGAATCCATCCACGATAGCCACGTTCTTTCCGCCTGGTCCAAGCGTCATGGATACCATGTCGTATAGCACTTTCATACCTTCAGCAACCTTGTTGCGACACTCTTTTCCTTCCTTAATAATCTTACTCATTGTTCGTATAATTTATAAGTTTTCTCAAATACATGTTCACGAATTACTGACGACAACATGTCGTCTTTATCCTTATTATATATACTGGCTACATAGTCACCGACGTTGCAACAGAACAATCCATAACTGGTAGCTACATACAACATCTTCTTATTATCATATTCAACCAGATAGTTGACATCATCAGCAAATCTGAATCCTTTAGTATTAAAACTTTCCTGTTTCATCTCGACGGTACACTTACCCGTTATTGCTTCGATGTCTTCAAGCGTATCAATGTTTCCATCCCATTTTACAGCCAATATAGAATGGGTTTTTATGGGTACAAATCTCTTAATCATTGTATTTCTTGTTTTAGGTGCCTACAAAGGTAATCATAGCTTCCTTGTAAACAAAACAAAAAGGCAGGAGTTAACCTGCCTCAAAGAATCAAAATCTCACATTTATGAACCATTATTTAGTATTTCTTTCTTTTGTAGGACTGGTATACATCTTTTAATAGTCGTGAATATTCCGGGGATTCAGCGTATCTGTATTTCTTGTGGTTATTGCCATTCAGCTTGCTTATAAGTTCATCAGGCGTTTCGTTGCCCGTAAAGTCATAGCTTCTCTTGAGTAATGCAACCTTATCCTTCACATACTCGTCAACAGAATCGTATGCACGGAAGTATTGCGTGATAGGCTTGCCACTTTTATCCTTATCTCTACCTACTACATACTTGCCTTTGTATCCGCGCCCGGTAGTGATGTTACCATAGTTAAACGATCCTTGCGCAGACTTGCCCCAACTTGATTCTATTGCATCTTGTGAAACAAGCATGGATAAGGTATCATTATTGGTGATACCCGCATTACGGTAAGCTTGCTTCATCATAGCTACCCAGGATGATTCGCCAGAGTAAACAGGGTTGTTCCATTTGGACACCTGCGATGTAGACGACAACCAATCGGGCGTAGCATGTCCGCTTGATTCAGCTGCTTTTTGCTTGGGTCGTATGCGAAGAGCCTCAGCAAGTTGAGGATTGATTTGTGAATAGATGTTACGGGAATCCGATGATTCGGATTGTCTTTCCGGCAGGTCGTCATCGCTATCGGTAAGCTCATCTATCGTTGCTTCGTATTCCGATGGTTCATAGTCAAACATACGTGGACTAACTTCATAATCCAATCCATCAGGTGTGGATTCTGGAATATGGAAGTCCACAGGTTCGTAAGTAGCGAGATTTAGTTTGATTCTATCCATAAAATATATGTTGAGTATTATTACTTAGACCACTTGCGGGCATTTGCGGCAAAAGTGGCCTTACGACGTATTCTGGGGTCGCTGCTTGCCTTACCACGCTGGATACATTTGTCAGTAACTTTTCCTCCACACCACCGGGTAAAACTACCGACCCGGCTCGGTTTTATCCGGATCTTATTACCTTCCTTATTAACCTCAACCGTACCGCCGAATCTTTTCTTCGCACATCGGAAACTTGTTCCGTTATTGTTCTTAATAGTTAGTTTCATAGCCTTCAAAACTTAACTTACAAGTACAAAGATAAACAAACATATTTATATATAAGCAAGTGGTTGAGGATATTTTCAGTCTTTTAAAGACGCTATCAGAGAGTGGATTTGATATAGCCAGTATTATCATAGGGGCAGCAATAGCAATACTCATCTTCTATTGGAAGACGATATTGCGCAAAGTAATTGGCAAGATGGATGACATGAACGATGCGAAAACCAAGTATGCCGAAGAATACTCCATAGAATCAGCGCAGAAGATAAACGATATTCTGCAAGATATTGTGCGCGGTGATTCGCGCATATCAAACGTCATTCTGTGCAATTATCACAACGGTATAGCATCTGATGCCAACTTCTCCTATTACCACTTCACATCATTATCGGAGCAGATAGGCAATACTACTAACCAGTGTTTTGATGTGTGGCGTGAGAAAAGCTATATCAACTACCAGCCAGAATTGAAATATATCCATACCAACAAGACGGCTGTTATCAATCTCAACTGCTACGAAGATACCAAAGAGTTCCCGAAACTCTCCAAACTCATTGACGAAAGCAAAGCAAGGACTGGCTTCTTTATTCCTATCAATGGCATATCAAAACCTATTGGCATGATAGTGATACTGTACAAGGATGATGTCGAGATAACCGACCGGGCGCAATATATTTACAACATCTCAGACGAAATAGAGCAACTTGCTATACTTATAGACTATAGACGACATATTAACAACTTAAAGAAAAAACGCAAATAGATCAGGGTTTGTTTTTTTAGGTTCTTTTACTACTTATTGACTACTCATTTTGAGGCTGCCTTAGTCATTTCGGCAGCCTTTTTTATGCAGTATAAGTTGTGTATTGCATATTTTTCCGTATCTTTGCGCTCCATGAAGGATTTTATTGAACTGACGATAGACAAGACTGATGGTGTGGTTTGTTATAACGACAAGCATCATGTGTACTGGGATAGGAAAGATATGTTCACCTATATCTCGGTAACCACTCTTATCGGCATGTTTGAGAACTACGACAGGGATTTCTGGCTTGGCTACAAAGCCTTACAGGAGATTCTTGCAGATAAGCCTGGCATAAAGAAATTCCTGTTCAATCTTCGTAGACTAAAAGCCATAGACATAGATGAGGTTCTCTCCATCTATCCAGGTTCGTTTACTGCCGAAGAGTTTGAGAGCAAAAAGAAAGAGTATTCGGACAAGTGGAATGAGAGTGGGAAAAAGGCTTGCGAGTTTGGTACTAAAGCTCATGCCAGATACGAAAACCGATTCAAAGAAAAGGATTGGTACCAGTTGGATTGGTTAGGATTCAAACCTACGGAATGGTTCGCTTACATACCAGGCTTCTATCAATTCTCCGAGAAACTCGACAGACAAGTCTTTCCAGAGATGCTAATTAGCATGAAGACAGAATCCGGCGTTCGTATAGCAGGACAGGTAGACTTATGCCTAAAGAATAGAAATACCATACAAATCTTAGACTACAAAACGAACGCATCTATTGATTTTCAATCATATAGAGATCCGTATGGTAAGTATCAAATGATGAAATATCCACTCAATGAACTGATGGACTGCAATGCTATACACTACCAGTTGCAGACATCCATCTACACGTGGATACTGAAAAGAAAATACAGATTGTTTGATACTGCCAATCCTAAGATAATACACCTATATAATAAGGAGAATACCGAGGAAAGGAAGATATACGAACTTGAGTACATCCCAAGCGCAGTCATATTAATGTTCCGCTATTTTAGGGACCACATACACTATAATTATAAAAAGGTAATTGAACATGAAGGAAGATTTTTCATTTCCAGGAACGCCTGATAGTATCGAAGAACTTGCCGATACGAGATTGTCTATCTGCAAGAGATGCCCATTGTACAAGATGAAGTACGGCGTCATTGCTATATGCAACAGCAAGCTATACTTAAACAAGACAAACGGCGATGTGTCTATCACGCCAAAGGAAGGTTATCGTCAAGGATGTGGTTGCAACATCGAATATCGTGTTCACAACCCGACATTACATTGTGTATGCGGTAAATGGTAATCATTATGAGACTAAATCTTAAACATATAACGAATGGCTTCTACAATCTGGCTACCGGAAGAAAACACAGCCTCTCGAAGTTCCGTATGAACATCTGTAAAGGCTGTCCACATTACAGGAAGAAATTCTTTGTTTTGGAAATATGCGCCATGTGCGGATGTTTTCTTAAAGCAAAGACAAGGGTGGTTAACGAAAACTGCCCGATAGAGAAATGGTGAATGATTTTCTGTTCAACACTGTGTGAATTTGAGGCGGGATTTTTGAATCTTGCCTTTTTTATCATAGCTTTGCGGGATAATCAAAATTATCAACGATGAGGAAAAACAACGTAAAGAAAACAATGGGTAGCCAAAAGGCGGCTGATGTGATGCAGCAGATTTCAAGCGAAGGTATCGTGAATAATGGCATGATGTCTACTGTATCTGATGGAACGGTGCGTGCCGTATCCGACGACAAATTCGACGAGTACGAAGAGCGCATTATGTCGGAAACGGAAGAGAACTTCAATTTGCAGGAAGATGAATGGAAGAGAAAGGCTGCTTATATTGAGGAAGTAGGCAAGCAAATTAAGGAGAATATAGGAAATCTCGACATTCGCCCTTGGGGTATCTACGTCCTTGTCAAGCCGTTTGATGTCAATCCTTTCTCCCGTATGACACGTACTGAAGACGGTCTTATCATCCCCGAATTCGATCCACACTACAAATCGCAAGATACGGGTGAATACGAAGAAATGAGACGTACTTCTATATTTGCTTGTGTAGTAGAGATTTCGCCTGACACAAGAGGCATAAAGTCAGGCGACATCGTGATGTATAACCAATTTGAAAGTGTTCCAATTCCGTTCTATGGACAAGGCTTCGAGGTTGTCGCACAGACGCATATCAAATGCGTGATAGGCAACGTAGATGACCTTTCCGCAAGATGGCTGGAGCTTTCCAAAGACAAGCAATAAAGTGAGCAAGCAGTATTTAAAACCTGGGGACGTTGTGATTCTGAAACAAAAGGATCTTATCAACGCCCCCATGATGATAATAGTAGGTAACGATAACAGACGATTCGTTACCGAATCAAAGGACACATTGAAAGGTGTCCGTTGCAGATGGTTTACCTCGCAAGGTCAGTTGCAGGAGGCTACTTTTAGTACAAAAGATCTTGAATTGGTAAAGACTTATAATCAGGATTGATATGGGTTTGTTTGACAATATACGGGCCAGAAGGGCAGCAAGAAGAGCGGAGAAGGGGAGAGAGGTATTTGCACAAAATGCTTTGTTCGACAATACGATGTCGAGTTTGTATGGCAAGGATTGGAGAGGTAACGCACAGATCAACAACGATAGGATGCGTCAACAGTTTGCTGCCAATAAGAATTTGTTTCTTCAAGAAGCTGCTAAGCGAGCAGAAGCCAATCGTCCCGAACCTACTTCTCCTAATGTACCGCTACCTGGTCAAGCTGTTACACAAAGACTGGATGATGCCGCAACGATTGACAATGCTCCGTCTCCAGTAATGGGTAATATCAATGCTGAAATACAGAGATTCGGTCAGAAAGCCGCTAAAGTTGCAAGCGATAGAAAGTGGTGGCTCAATGAAGCAAATAGCAGGCTTGCTAATTTGTCAAAAGAACTTGGTTATGATCTTGGAAAAGTCGATAGCATTGATGATGTGACTGCCATACAGAAATACCTTGGCGTAGCTACCGATGGCAAGTTTGGTAAAAATACATATCAGGCTATGCGCGATATGTATAACAACGGAGGATTTGGTCACGTAGGGAAACCTTACACCCACGAAATAGATCGTGGGGGGGGGCAAGTACGTGAAACATCAGTAGACCCAAGAACACTTCCTCTTGATATATCTGGAGCGTTTAAATCGCATAGTGCATACAAAGCGTTATCTCCTGATGAGATAAAAAGCAAAGGAGGAGTAAGAAGAGGAAGATGGAATTACGAGATGAATAATTACAGATACTACGCTCCTGAATATGCAGGATTTGGACAAGGATATTATTACTACAACAATCAAAGAATACAACCAAACGAAGTTCCAGAAGACGTGAGGAGAGTATTTAATGATATGTCATTATACGATAAATAGAAATGGGATTGTTAGATAAGATATTCGGCAATGAGAAAGTCCAAGGATTCGCCAATGGATTCTTGGATAGTGTATTCAAAGATCTCGGTCTTAGTCAAGCTCCCGTATTTGGAGGAGGAACAGCTGCCACTACCGATGTCTCCGCAAGTTCTACTGCTGCAAAGAAAATCACACCTACTACCCAGAAACAAACACCCAAATTCCCATCACTGAATACATCACCTGTTGGAGGATTACAAACCAAGCCTACCCAACTGCAACAAACCATACCCAATCAAGATATACAAGGAGCAAGCTCTCCTACCGACAACGATAATCCTATTGGTGCCGCTGCACAAGAAAAGGCAACACAGCAGGTTCCGCAGCTTATAAGTCCTGGTTCAGAACTTGAAAGACAACTTGAGGATCAAGCTCTGATGCAGACGTATGGCGCAGGAAGCAAACCCATACAAAGCAACGAAGGTAAGTTAGGACAGTATGGTCTTGGTCGAGTTGGCAATATCGAGTTTAAGGAAGGCGATACAGGCAGACGGATGATTTATCAGGATGGCAATATAATAGGCTATCAGGAAGGATTCAAGACCTTTGATGCCAATGGTAATCCCATTCAACGCGGAGGATTGAAAATTAATCGTAACGGGCAGCTTGCTCTTCGCGATGGCAAGTACTATCGCGTAGACCCGTCAATGGATCGCAATGACCCGAACGCTTATACGGAGATAACAGAACAAGAAGCTATGGGGATAGACCGCAATGCGTACAACAAATGGTCGTCCGATGCTTTCAATTTCATAGGATTCAAAAAACGTGGAGGTATGATTAGTAAACACCAATATGGCGGCACTATCACGGAGAAGCTGCCAAGAACGGACAACTGGATGATTAAGGATAATTCGCTCAACCAGTATGTCTCTAATGTGAAACCATCCATGCAGATACCACGCGTGGGTGGCCACATGTTATTTGACGCTTCTGTAGCCAACTATGGCAATAACGAGAAACCTCGTAACCTTGCTGCTATGCAACAGGGCGGAACCATCAATGACGAGCAGACACAGTTCTTGCAATTCATTGCACAGATTTTCGACATTCAAGACGAGAACCAGTTCAGACAAGTTTTGCAGGAACTTGGTGAGGAAGGATTAAAACAGCTTCAGGTAGCCTTTAAACAAGGCATGGATCCTGAAGAAGTAAAAAGTAGACTAAACGGTAATAAACAATATAAAAAAGGAGGAGTTATGATTTGCCCCGAAGGACAGCGGCTTGTTTTTAAGAATGGCGGTTGCATGTGTCAAAAGGCTGAAAACGGCACCAAGATATCGCGATTCGGCAACAAGAAACAGCTGAAAAAGAAGGATGTCAATCCGAATGATACAATCAATACAAAGAAGTATGGCACACTCAGAATGGGTAAGGTGACCAAAGATCAATACCAAGGAATGTCATACGATGAGAAGGTGCGTCACGATTTGAAATCGGAAGCTCGCGGTGAAGCCGTATCCGGTGCTGGAGCATCTCCCAAAAAGAGATTCTGTGGTGGCGGTAAGACTAAAGCGCGTTTCTGTGGTGGCGGTAAAGCTACTCCGTTCAAGGAAGGAGGTAAGTTCAACAGCGAACTCAAAGATGGTATTGGTAAGCCGAGCATCATTGACAAGTTTGTAGGCCGCCCAAAAGGCACGGAATACAAATGCGGTGGTAAGACCAAAAAGAAACTGGTGAAGAAAAGAAAGTAAGCTATGCAGCAAAGGATTTTTGTATATGACGAACTGACTGGCGAGTTCTTTGTCAATGAGCAAGAAATCAAGTTGGTTAATGAGTTTGCTGATTTATGGGTGGAAGCCAAAAAGCGTTGCGGGTGTGAACGCAACGAGAACGGCGTCCTTATTGGTAATCCCGAAGCCATAGGTAAGTATGTCAACTATTGCAAGTTCGTCTATCTGGTTTCCGATGCTGCTTCACCATATAGAGATTTCACAGATACCGAGAAGATTAATAGCGCCGGATTTGATGCCATGCTGACTGGTGAAGAAGTTGGCATGGAGGAACTGAAAAGGGCCTGCAAGAAATGGTCTGAGATTCAAGAGCAAGACAGAAACATTCGCTTGCTTCGTTCCGCCCAGTTTAAAGTAGATGAGATGATCAACTATTTCTCCAAGCCTAAAGAACCCGGTAAGACTTACGGTATCAAAGAAATCAACGATTCCATTAAAGCCCTTGATGAGCTTGGTAACGCTTCCGATATGCTGGATAGGTTCGAGGATAGGATACGTGTTGGAGAATCCACACAATCTTCTATTCGTTCCGATGCCGTAGAAGGCATACTCATCGACTTCGAGAAAGAGAAGATGATACGCATGGGTAAGCTAAATGCTGAGGACAAACGCATTGAGATGAACAAACGCAAGCGTGTTGTCGAGTTTAAGGATGTTGTGGAATCTGTTGATGTACCAAAGGAGAAGCGCGGCAAACCGCGAAAGAAAGACGCAGAAGATGTTACTGAAGATAAGGAATGGGAAGTTATCAAAGACATTTTAAAAATGTAGAGCGATTGGTTGATTGGGATGTCCGCATATCGGACGGCCCGATAGAATACTTCGACCCTACACTAAGCTATGAGGCCACGGGTTATCGTCCAATAGATGATACTCATGGCCTTGAGTTTAATCCGGCATGGTTCACAGAAGCTGCCGTTGTCAAGAAAGAAACAGGTAAGTATTGCCCGTGGAAATTCGGTACCAAACCATTCAGGGATTTCTGGACAGAACAAGGTTGGCGTTGTAGAGAAGGCTACACATCGAACGGTTATACGATAACTGGTGACAACTACTACTTCTTGAATTTCTATCATCTATTATCCATTGATGTGGATTATGCAGGTGAGGGACGTTCGTTTGTCACACCCAGCTTCTATGTGGAGCAGTACAAATATTTTCACTATGTACAGCTTTGCAGGTTCTACAACTTTGATGGCTGCACGCTCAAATCCCGTGGTATAGGTTGGTCGGAGATTAATGCTTCCATGTGCGCGAACATGTACACGTGGCGACAGAACTCTACTTCGCTTGTCGTCTGCTACGACCAAAAATATGTCGAGGATACTATCAAAAAAATCTTCGACCAAATGGACGAGAACAACTCCAACAGTGAAGGCGGTATGCGTCGTTTGCGACAGGTTAAGGATGCCGCTCTTCGTAGACGTTCCTCACACATCGAATATATAGACAAGCAGAGCGTAGAGAAAGGCATGAAGTCTGAGGTGTATGGTCTTGTTGCCGATAAGCCTAATAAGATTCGTGGTAAGCGTGTCGAGATTCTATTGATGGATGAAGGGGGGTCCTGGCCTGAATCGCAGAAAGCATTTACTCAAGCCAAAGAGCTTGTTACTTTGCAAGGTAAACGAATCGGTAACATTCTGTTCTTTGGTACTGGTGGAGATTCAGGCCCGAATCTTGAAGGGCTTTCCGAGATATTCAAGAAGCCAAAGGAATTTGGCGTGCTTGGTTATAGACACAACCATACCAAGTCTGGCGAGTACTGTATTACTGGTTTCTTTGTTCCTGCATGGTCTATCATTCGTGACTTGATGGATGAACGTGGTTATGTGAACGAGCAGGAAGGCAAAGCTTACAGACAGGCTGTTGACCGCGACCCGTTACAGAACAACCCGAAACAGCTGCTTATCAAATGCGCAGAACAATGCTGGTATCCCGAAGAAGCCCTTGCTCTTGAAGGTGACGAGCGATTTAACACAGCCATGCTTACTGACCAGAAGTCGCGTATTACCTTGTTCAACAAACGTCCCAACGAGTTCACACCAAGATATGGATTATTGGAATACACGTTTGCTGATGGTAAAGTAGATAAGGATAGCATTACTGGTATTGAGTTTGTAGAGAGCAACAAATGCGGTCCTATGAATGGCGTTTGCATTATTGAACCTCCTCAGCGTCCTGAAGAGAAAGACCAGGTATATACCAATCTTTATGTAGCAGGTATAGACGGTATCGACTTTGGTAATGACGATACATCGGCCACCACCACGGAGCGTTCAAAGTTCTGCATTGTTATCAAGAAACGCATGCAGGGTATGAAAGAACCTATGTACGTGGCTTACTATATGGGCAGGCATGATAATGTGAAAGACGACTACATGCAAGCACTTCGTCTCATTCAGTGGTATAATGCCAAAGCTATGATTGAGAAAACAAGAATCAACTTCCTGTCATTCATGGACGGCAAGAAGCTTAAGTACCGCTACATGATGAAACGTCCGAAAGCTACCGAATCAGACAAGAACTCCAGGTCGTTGCAATCCAACTTTGGTGCTCCTGCTTCCGAGCAAGCTATCCAGCATGGTTTGACACTTGTGGCTGAGTTTGTCGAGGAGTACTGCCATACCATCTGGATTACAGAGATGATTGATCAGCTCATCACATACAGCTACGAGAACAAGCGTAAGTTCGACATGGTAGCTGCCATGCAGATGGCTGAGCTTGCTGACGAAGAGCTTACTTCTACATCTTCTATCAAAACTACTGACGACGACCTAAAGACAAGAAACACGGATATCACATACGTGTACGGCTATTATACGGATGATAGAGGATATAGAAGAAGAGGTATTATCAAACTGAAGGACAAAAAGAATGACAAAGGAACTTACGATCCTGATTTGGAAAATGACTTTATTGGAAGGGACGGGAGACTGTATTCTTCCAATCCGATATATAACGGAATGATGGAGGAGGAAGAGATATGGTAAATAGAGAATTTGATAAACGGGAATTTACTCCAGAGGAGGAAAGGGTGTTGGCTATCATTGAGGAGGAGCTTGGTGTTAAGTATGTAGGCAACCTATGGGTACGCCGAACGTACGACAAATACACAAAGGAACCTGATGGATACCAGCTCGAAATGTCCCTGAACAACCTTGACAAACCTTATTATATTACCTACGTTGGAAATGACATAGAGACTTTTTTCAATCTCGTCAGAATCCAACTTAGAGAGGATAACATCCCCAGCAGGGTGATGTATACCTACGGACAATATATAGACCCAACACCTTCTTGCTGAGATGAATCGCGATAAACTAATAGAGCTTACGGACAAGCATATCACCGAGCTTGTTATACCCAAGGTGAGGGTACAGAAGGCGTATAACTATATCAACTGCATCATAGATACGGAACAGTTCCGCTATCTGGAGGAGAATTACGGCATCAACAATCCTACCACTGTCACGTTCATACCGCTTATCAAGAAGCATGTGGACGCGCTTGTAGGCGAGCATTTGGAGGTGCCGTTGACACCCACTGTATCCTGTAAGGACAGCGGTACGCTCAACCAAATAGCACGGAACAGGCAGCTTCGTATCAAAGCCGTCCTTGCCCAGTTCTATCGCAATCTTTTCAGAAAGGAAGTGCTGCTTGGTATCACCGGACGCATGGACGACGAAACCATACGAGCCGAGCAATACCGATTGATTCAAGATACCAATCTGAACTATATCTCCGAGTTCGAGCTTGCTGCCAACGACATCCTTGCATGGGTATTGCAGGCGCGGCCCATAGATATCTACAACAAGCGAAGAGAGCTTCTGGTAGATATGCTTACGGCGGGGCAATGTTACTATCGTAGTTACATCACGCCCGATGGAAAGAACATTGCACTTTCCACGTATAATCCGATGAATGTCTTTCCCGACAAGAATCCCGAAAGCAACTATGTGCGTGACGCAAGCCGTATCGTAATTCGTCGTTGGATGACAAGACAAGATGTGTTGAATGCGTATGGTAGTGAATTGAATGGAGATACCATAAAGGAATTAAACGATATCTGGCGTGATGGAAATCTGTACAATAACAGCTACATCATCCGTTCGCGTATTCCCGATGCACAACCGTTCCCGGTAAGCCAACATGTAGGAGACGATATTAATATCACTCCTGGTCTTCCCGAAGAAGGTAATCACAGGTTAAACTACTTTATTCCCGTTTATGAGGTGGAATGGATTGAGACGGAGAAGGAAAACGGCATTTGGGTAAAGAATAGATACCATACTGTCCGTATCGGCGAAACCATCTATATCACGTATGGCAAGGATAAGAGTGCTATACGTACTATAGACAATCCTACTGATTGTAAGCTGTCTGTGAACGGTTTGTTCTTTACCAACCGAAACAATAAGCCATTCTCGCTTGTGTTGCAATGTGGAGACCTGCAAGACAAGTATAACATCATCCATTATTTGCGTGATAATGCCCTCGCCAATAGTGGCACAACTGGCACGTACGTGGATGTGAGCAAACTGCCTACGTTCCTTGGCGGTAATATGATAGACCGTCTTGAACGCTTCCTTGGCTATATGAAGCAGGGTATCGGCGTCTTTGATTCCTCACAGGATGGTACGCCGATGGTGAACACTTTCTTCAATGGCTTCGACAACAGCATCAAGGTACCTACCATACAGGCTTACGAGATGGCTCTGCAATCCATTGAGAAGGTTGTATCCAGTATTACAGGTGTGTTCCAACAACGTCTTGACGGCATCCAGCAATACGATGCCGTACGCAATGTACAAGCTGGTGCCAGAAACAGCTATACCGTTACCAAATGGATCTATCAACAGATGGATTCTTTGGAACGTGACATACTGATGGATATGCTCGACCAAGCCAAAATTGCTTACAAGGATGGTTTGCAAGGCGAGATTATTCTTGGCCCGAATCGTAGACGCATATTCACCGCTTTACCACAACACTTCACTACTACCGATTACGATGTGCATATCCCGTCTTCTTCACAGACCATACGAGATATGGAAACCATGAAAGGCGTGGTAAGCGAGTTTATCAAGGCGGGTAACTACGAGCCTGATGTTATTATGGAGTGTATGACGGCAACATCCATGACTGAACTGAAAACGAATATCAGTCGGGCGTATGCCGAGAAGGAGAAGAAAGAGAATGTCATTGGTAGGTTGAACCAAAAGATTGAGGAACTTTCCGGTCAACTACAACAAGCACAGGCCGAACTGCAAAAGGCACAGCAGAAGATCGAGCAGCTTGATGAGGCTAAGCTCCAGCTTGAGCAGCAGAAGTTGCAGCTTGATTCTCGCCTGGGTCTGATGAAGCTGGAAAATGAACGCAGGTATAACGACGACCTCATAGAAGTCAAGAATAAACAACTGGATGCCGAGCTTGCACAGCAGCATGACGGCAATCCGTATAACGATCATATAAAAGATGTGTAACCATGGATTTGTGTTTTGATATATGTACTAACGAGAGATGCAGGGTAGTTGTCAAAGACAATACCATTGAGGACGCGTCAAAAGGATACCTTCCCGAATCATCCGATTCCGTTACCAAAGGACGATTCAAGTTCAGCGATACTGGACTTATCAGCATTGTCTACCTTGAACGCTATAACGACAAGGATAAGAAGGTTGTTAAGACCGTGTTCAACAAGCACGATTACGAGAAGAAGAACGAAGGACACCTGATAAACATTGACTTTGACGGCGTGTTTACCGTTTACAATATCGTGTTGCCCACCGAGGATTGGTTCCAACGCATGCTCATTGAGCATCCTGAAGCTTTGCTTGTCTATGATGCCTTGTACACGGTTGACCCCGAAGCAAAAGCCATTTACAAGTATATCAAGCACGAAGACGCTGACATGGCAGACCTGACTATTGACGACTTCGACAAGTCGGGTGTGGAATCCTTGGAGCTTATCGAACGTAATCCCGAAGGAACAAGTATCTCGGTATCTTGCGGCACATTTGTTTCGATATGCTACCTGCTTCATTGCTACCTATCTTTATGTCAAGCTATCTTCGAGGACCAAGGATTTTCGGAATGCTTCAGTCGTGGAGAGATTGATTCAAACCTTGTCTGGAGACGCGATGTGGCCTGGATGGCACTTAACGTGATACGTTATCTGACCGAATTCAACCGATTGCAGGAAGTCCAACGGATCATCGAACTGATAGGCGGCTGCAACGGTCTCTGCAAAGGATGGTATGAGCATGAAGGGTTGAAGCCTGATTGCGGATGCGGCGGATTGCCGAAAAGAGGATGCAACTGTTCAAACTAATCGACTATGGCACAGATTTGCGGAGTAAGGTTCAACGAATGCGAAGAAGTAAAAAGACTGAAAGAACAGATTATCTGCGACTTTCAGGATTTACTGCATAAAGCGCAAAGAGGGCGATATCTGGATTACGAGCAGATCCTTGAAAAGATAAGCCTCGTGGATATCGCTGAGAATCTTGGAGGTATGAACAAATTAGATTATTATGTAACATATTATAACAAACTGATATGGCTAACAACAGCAACCAAACAATACTGAATCCGGGAACGTCCGTTTGCAGCGACCCTGTAACGCAGTCTGAGACTGGTGCCCTGTTGCACGACAATTTCCTCAGCGAGTTTGTCGATGAGCGCGAGAAAGCCCTTGCCCGTACCAATCTTGGCGTGCTTGCATCTACGGATACCATGCGCACCATTGAGATTGAGAACTATGTGGCACAGGCTATGTCTGACGCTATCAACACGCATCTGGCCGCCGATGATCCTCACAAGATCCTTGCCCGCGTGGACAAGAAACTGGAGGGTTATGTAAAAACGGACGGCACGGTATCCATGCAGGCCCCGCTTGGCGGCAAGAATCCTGTGGCACCTACTGATTTGACCACGAAGGAATATGTGGACAATGCGCTGTATGCTCACGCAAGCAGCACGAATGATCCGCATAAGACGATGATCAAGGTTAAGGAAGAACTTGCCAACTATGCTCCCATTGACCATGTTTATGGCAAGGCGGAAACCTATACGCAGGTGCAGGTGGATACGCTCATCAAGAACATGGTTCGTAATGACGGTACCACTCCGTTCCTTGTTCCGCAGCAAGGCGTTTATCCGAAGTCTTCACTCGACCTGTCCACGAAAGGTTATGTGGACGACATGCTTTCCCAACACAAGCTGGAAACTGATCCTCATGGTCTGGTGTCCATGTTGGAAGATCGTTTGAAAAACTACTACACTAAGGATCAGGTTTACACCAAGGACGAGACTTATAGCCGCGCCCAGCTCAACTCCAAAATAGAGGAGCTGATGACGCCCGTTGTTGAGGCTGCTATCAATCGTCACTTGTTGGAGGACGACCCGCATCACACGATGGAGACCGTGAAGGCAATGAACTATGTCAAGGCTGACGGTTCTGTTCCTTTCACCAACCCGCAACAAGGTGTGCCTGGTATCAAGCAGAACGACCTGGCTACTATTGGCGATGTGGATTATCGCGTGAAGCTCCTGAATAATGTTGTGCAGGAACAAGCCGACAACATGATTTGGAATACGTCCGGTCCTGTACAGACTACGGTAGGTTATGTAGAGGACAATACTGAGCTTCCCGCTAAGGTTACGTTCCAAGAAATTATGGACAGCATCTTCTACGGAGACGGCGTTTATCTGGAAGTTCCGCCTTATGCAGAGTACAACGCTATCGTGGACGTATCCATGAATATCCGCCCCATCACACTTATTGATGTGGTCAAGCTCTATCAGGATGATGTGCTTATCGGCACGTTCCAGAAGGTTGACTTCGAGGATGACGGTGAATATTCCGTGAAGTCCAATCCCATTACGAACAATCCTACTGTCTTCCGCATGGAAGTTACTTATACGAACGGCAACATCAAGACGGTTACCGCACAGACGAAGATCGCCTTTGCCGTATATGCAGGTATCATGCCTAAGTGGATGAACGGCACGCAAGTTACTATCAACTGGATGGAAACAAGCGTTGCTAATGATCCTACGAACAACAACAAGTTCTTTACCAGCGAGGATGTGAATGAAGTTACTGTTTCCTACAACTTCACTTCTCCTACGGAACTCAAGAGCTTGTATCTGGCATTGCCCGTAAACTACCCGAACCTGATCAGCGTTGAGACAGCCACGCAGCAGATTAATGTAAACCAGTTCGAGTGTGTGAACAACATCCCGCTGACGTTGAATGACGGACGCATCGTGATGTACAAGCTGTATATCCTGCGTGTGGGCATGTGTGAATTGAATATGGATGTCACTTATAAACTTCAGAAGTAAGCAATGAAACAGTACAGCCAAATTATCGTCCCGTTCAAGAGAGTGACGGGCGAACCTATCGAATTGGACTACAAGTTCGCTTCCGAACAGGAACTGAAGCAATGGGCTTCGGAAAACGCGGCTATCCTTCATGCCGGTCTTCTGAAGATCGTCGAGAATCCTGACACCAAGGATCTCGACTTCTACACGTTCCGCGAGGTAGCCAACTCTTCGTCCACTGTTATTGACGTAAAGAATTACGAGCTTGTCAAGTTGGTATCACTTGGACAGATCGAGGATGCCGAGAATGATATCCAAGACATCATCGACCAGATTATCGCTATCTGGGGTGTCGAAGATCCGTCCAATATTGACGAGACACTCAACTCCATCAAGAAGCTGGCAGAGAAGGTTGGTTATCTCAATGACCAGATTGGCAAGTTGAAGATCCTGCATCAGACCGACAAGGCCCTTGCCGGTTACGCGGGCGACGACGTGATTGAATACCTGGCTACGCTCAAGTATGGTTCCATCACGCTTCTCAACAATGCCTTGAATGATTTCCTGCACACCTCTTCTCCCGAAGGCAGCGATATCCTGACTTGGGAAGACTTGCGCAACTTCTTGACGGGTTACAAGAACAACAAGCCGCTCAAGGATGTTATTGACGAGATCACTGGTGGAACGCTCAAGTTTGAGAATACGGACACGGTTTCCGTTGAACGTCTCGAACTGAAAGACGGCACAGTCATTAAGCATTTCGTCAAGCTCGGTACTGGTGTTGACGATACCGACCTGAATGTCCGCAATGACAACCAGATCATTGTTAAGAACGGTGGTCTGTTCCATAACATCCAAGTCAAGGACACGGGCAAGGCACTCCGCTTTGTTGTCAATGGCAGCATCATCCATATTTTCGAGTATGTGGATGCTATTAAGGCTGAATATGGTATTGACAACACGACATACGACCAGGCTACGGAATCCATCATCATCAAGTTTAAGAACGGCGAGAAGCTGGTTATTCCGTTCAGCGTGATTATCCGCGACTGGGATGTAACTAATACTGACGGTACGGGCTTAAAGCTCGCGCTCGCACGTTCTGTCGGTGAAGGCAAGGATATGCTTTCTGGCGAGGTGGTCGTAAGCCCTGACAGCAACAATGGTATCCAAAAGCGTTCAAACGGCTTGTACGTCTCCAGAGATTCCAATAATATCACCTACGGCAATGTATCTGTAGCCCATCAGCTTGATGTGTTGAAGGCCGCCATCGGTGAAGGTCCGGGTGAGGTTGACAAGAAGATTGAGGAAGTCAAGCAACTGGTTGCCGATACCAAGGCTGACTTGCAACACGAGTTGGCTGACAATATCGCCATTGTCAACAATACCATCTCAACGCTTGAACATAACACGGATGACAAGTTCGCTGCTGTTGACCAAAAGTTCAAAGACGAGAAGGCTGCTCACGATGCCGACATCGAAACGGTTAACCAGGCCATTCGCGATAATCGTTCCGCCGTTGACGCTTCCATCGTTGCTTTGGAAGAGAAGCTGGTAAAGGCTGATGCCGACAATCTTGCTGCCTTGGACAACAAGATCAACATTACAAAGACCGAGCTTGAACAAGTCATCGCAGCCAACAAGGAAGAGAGCGACAAGGCACATGCGAACCTCAACGAGAAGATTGAGGCTGTAGCCAACAATGCTACCACTGCTGTGACTGATGCCGTTACTGGTCTGGAAGAGAAGATTAATGCTACCAACAAGACGGTTGCCGATCTCTCTGCTGACTTACAGAACAAGATTACCGAGGAAGCTGGTCGCATTGAAGGCTTAATCAGCGATACGAATAAGGCTTACCAGGAAGCCGACACGCAGCTGTCTGGAAAGATTGATGAGCTGAGAACATACGTCGATGAAGGTACAGCTACTGTTCGTGGAGAAATCTCCGCATTGAAGCAGGAAACCAATAATGCTATAGCATCGCTTAGAAGTTATGTGGATGAGGCTACTGCTACTCTTCGCAGTGAGATGTCCGCCATGAAGCAGGAGTTGCTTGATGCTATCAATGCTGCCATTGCTTCTAATAATGAGGCACACGTACAAGAATACCACACATTCGTTGAAGCTACGGAGGACTAACCATGACTAAGAGGAGAATAGACCAGAGCCAGCTTGACTGGCTTTGGGAAACATACGGCGACAAGGTTGTTTCGGGCAATCCCGATGAGGTGCTTAACGATGGCTTCCTAACTAAGGAAGGTGTCGCGCAGCTCATCCTGGACCAGACGAAACGCCTCCTCGCTTCTCTCCGTCTTGGCGATGTGGATTGCAACACGGGATTGATACCTGTGTATGTCATTCGGGCCAACGGTGTGGAAGAGAAGGCGTTCGACCTGGAAGCCGAAGACCATCTCATCAAGATCACACGCCGAGAATCCACACAGCTTGATATCGACAACGGTTATGCCGAGCATATCGGCAAGCCGTTTGTTGATTTTGAGATGTTGTCTGGCAAGAAGCTCGGCTTGTCGCTTGAAGGTTTGATTTTGACTGGCTCAAAGACAAAGACCATTGAGGTGCTTGTTCAGAGCGGCGTTATCTACAGTGAACTTGTTATTGCTCCCAATAACGATACGGCGATCACCTGCACGGATTCGCAGAACGGATTGTACGTGACGCTTCGTCTGTCGCAAAAGCACGGGCAGATTGAATTGTCGAAGAACGAGAACGGTCTTGTTGTTGAATTCAAATGGGCTGATGGTTCGGACGTGCAGATGCGCGAGATGAACTGGGCCAAGTATTCCGTTGACGAAGGCAATCGTAAAGGTGTTGTTTATTTCGTCAAGGATAAAAAGTTCATCGTGCTTAACGGTGTACGATACGGAGAAATTCCAGATACCGTTATCCAGCTTACAATCCTTGATGAAGAAACAGGACAATCCGCACTTGTTCTGCCTGAGAAATCTGCGTTGATGCAGCAATCTGGAGACAAGAGAATCAATCTTGTTAAGGTTGGCGATGCGGGTTCCATTATGGCTGGACAGTCTGATGTTCCTTATAACATCTTCGGTTCTACCCAGCACCTCTCTTACAATGGAGAAAGTCTGTCTACTGTAGATGAACTTAATGCCGAAAAGAAGCGTGTGGATAACATGATTAATCAGCTTAATGAGAATGTCAACGGTTCCATTGAGCAAATCAACACGTTCATCACGAACTCAGTAAACACCATCAATGGTGCCATCAATGACGAGATCAGACCGTCCATCGAGAATCTGAAAACCGTCACTACCGATTTGAATACGGCGTTCACCAACTACAAGACGACGAATGATCGTGCCATTCAGGTTATCCATGACACCATCAATACGGTCAATACGAATGCGGCAAACGGTATCGCACAACTCAAGACGGCTTGGGAAAATTCGGTAAACACTATCAACGGTGCTATCGACAACGAGCTTCGTCCTGCCATCAAGAAGCTGCAAGAGACGGATGTAACCATCAATAACAATCTCGTATCCTCAATCAACACCATTAACACGGCTATCAATAATGCTGTAAATACTATTAATGGTGCTATTGAGAACGAGATACGTCCCGCTATCAAGGCTATTCAAGAGGAAGTTGAGAAGGCTGTCAAATGGGATGACGTGACTACTGACGACAATCCGAACCGTAAGGCTATCATATTGAAGAATCATGATATCCTGCTTGGTACGGACACCAACGGCTCGACATTCAACCTGGCTATGTTGTCCAAGTGGAACGTGGCTGATTATGGTTCAGTATCCGTTCCCATCAATCTTAACGGCTCCAAGAAAAGACCGACATACAACGATGACGAAGAGCTTGCCTTGATGGAGGATATTGAGAATATCAAGCTTCCTGTCGAGTTCAGCTTCCCGCTTCGCACTTTGCAAGACAAGGTGTACACGCAGGAGGAAATCTTCGGTTGGTTTGGTGTTGCCGATGCGGTTGAATTGAAAAACCTCATCGTAAGAGAAGGTCAGTTCTATTTGAGATACGGCATACAGCTGAGCGGTAATCCTTATTACTATAAGATGCCGATTCAGTATGTCGCATTTGAATCCGCCAACCAACTTAAGATGGTTGTCATTGGACTTGATACGAGAAACGATATGCCGACCAAGTATGAGATTGTTATCAATCTTGACGGCACTGTTATCGAAGGCAATTCCAATATCAAGGTTGCGAGCAGCGATCTGGCATTCGTAAGCGATATTCCTTCAACGGATAACTACGCTACCAAGGATGAGGTTGCATTGAAAGCCAACCAATCCGATGTCGATTTCCAAGTCAACGCATTGAATGAGAAGATTGATGCCATCGTTGTTCCTACAAAGGTCAGCGAGCTTGAAAACGATTCGGATTATCAAACAGCTTCCGATGTGGACGACCGTATCAATCAAATTGTTGGCGCAGCTCCCGAAGCTCTTGATACGCTTGAAGAGATTGCGAATAAGTTGGCTGATAATGATGATGTCGTTGCTGCCATCACTACGCAGATTGCTGAGAAGGCTTCCATAACAGATCTTGCCGAAGAAACGAATGCCCGTTCTCTTGCCGATACCAACTTGCAAAACAATTTGCAGGCAGAAGCAGAAGCAAGAACAAGCAAGGATGCTGAACTGGAAGAATCTTTGGGTAAGAAGGTAGAATGGACCGATGTAGCTACCGAGGATAATCCCGGACGCAAGTCTATCGTCTTAGCCAATCACGACACCATCCTTGGAAATACAACGAATGGCACTGCTGTAAACATTGCTATGGTATCCAAATGGGATAAGGTAGATATGGGTTCCGCTCAGCTTCCGTTCAATATGAATGGTAGCGAAGAGCGTCCTACCTATAATGACGACAAGTTGCTTGCATTGATGGATGATGTTAATGCTATGTACAGCAAGGCTGAGATGTTCGGTGACTTCGACCCGGCAATCTTCTCCGGCGGATATACCATCCAGTTGTTGAGCAAGCTCGAACAATCCTACGTTGACGACCTTGGCAATCCTGCCAATGTGAATGGCAAGCCGTATGACGCTTCCTCTAATCCTTACTTAGTAGGACAGCCTTATCTGGTAGTAGGCAGCATCGAGAATGTCTTCTCATACGACCTGTACGGATTGAACACGTACAACATGGGTATGGTTGGTCAGATAGCTCGCATCATGAAAGTTACGCTTGACGGATACGACATCAAGATCAGCAAGATTGAGGAGCGCTTATCCGCCCTTGAATCACAAGGCAACTGATATTATTTTACGGGAGAGCGGGACAATTCCGCTCCCCCATCATAACGCAAAAAGTAATTTCAACAATGAATAAAACATACAAATTAGCAAGAGGTTACTTCCGCGATTACCAGCCCGCAGGTATCCATCTCGACATGGTATTCTTTGCCTTGGACAAACGGGTCATATACCTGAATGGCGTGAGCATGGACGGGAACGGTCTTGTCGTAAACGTGGACGAACTCAAAGCCACAGAAGCAGAGATAACTGCTGAACAACCCACCGAAAAGAAGGTTTACCTGTGTACGGAAAACCATACCGTATATGAATGGACGGAAAACAGTTGGCACCGCAAAGAGCTTAAGGAAGGCGAATTTGCTAACGTAGCTACTTACGGCTCCAACAAGAACGTCCTTGTGTATTGGGATGGAACAAAGCTGGTCAATGCCAACAAAAATGGTGTTTCCGGCTATATCCTCGAAAAGGTAAACGACCTCTATTATTGGTATGAAGGCTAAAAACATTAACACTTAATTATTTGAATAATTATGATTAGTAATCGCTTTGCTTATTTTAAGACACTGGCAGCTTTCCAAACTGCCTTGACCACTCCTGGTATCCCCCAAACCACCATCGTGTTTATTCAGGATACCAAGCAGATTTACACTCACGGAATTTATTTCGATTGCAGCCAAGACGCTGAAAGCATCGGCGAGCTGATCCAGGCAGCTATCGTCAATGATTTGACGACTGGCGGCGCAGACAAGGCTTTGTCCGCTGAGCAGGGTAAGACGCTGAACGGTCTGATTGAAGCTCTGAACACGAAGCTGTTCGATGAAAACGGCAAGATCAATAGCGATCTGGTTTCCGGCGTTATCGGCCACGTGCTCGGCTTGGAGAACTTCGTTGATGCTAACCCCGATCCTGTTGAGGAAGGCAAGTTCTATTTCAACAGTACATCTAAGAAGATCATCGAAGGCGCAGAAGGCGTATGGGTTGAGACTGACCCGCAAACTCAGGTTCTGTACAACCGTCGTGGTGCCGACGACCAAGGCCGCACGAACGTGCTGTACCGTTGGGATGGTGCCAACATGGCAGAGGTTTCTCCCTCTATCGTTCTCGGTGAAGTAGCTGGTACTGCTTACGAAGGCTCCAAGGGTAAGGCCAACCGCGATGCCTTGAACAGCGTTCCAACGACTGTTGTAACAGGTTTTGGCGCGGTTACTCCGTCTGCAACGAACATCACTATTGCCTTTACGGATTCTGATAAGGCAGGTGCTACAAACATTTTCTCTACTGGCGACGGTGGTACGGTTATCATTCCTGCTGCTACGGATTCTGCCGCAGGTTTGATGTCGGCTGCTGATAAGGCTGCTTTGGCTGGTTTGACTGGCGCAGGTGGTGATACTCCTTCCGTTCCTGAATTGAGCGAGGACCTGGGTGATGTTGATGCTACTCTGCCTGGTTTGAACTATGGCAGCGAAGCCGGTTCTTTGGCTGGTGCCGTTGCAGCTATCGACACACAGGTTAAGACGAATGCTGACGCTATCGCAGCTCTGGATGCAGAAGTTGTCAAGACCGTTACTCCGGGCACTGGTTCCGCTATCAGCCCCACTGCTGGCAATGTGACCATTCCCGTTGCTACGGAAACTGCTGACGGTGTAATGTCGTTGAAGGATAAGAAGGTATTGAACGCTCTGGCAACTGCTGCCGGTATTGATCCTTCTGAGCCGGGTGAAGCTCCCAAGCCTGATGCAGGTGCTGGTAGTATTACCGATTACGAAAAGCCGTCCGCTCCTGAAAATCCCGATGTACAGCCCGGTGATACTATCGCTGAAGCTATCGGTAAGGTTGAGAAGAAGGCTGACGACAACGCCACTGAAATCGCGGCTATCAAAGCTTACACTGTAAACGGCAAGGCTATCAATACGAACCCCGTACTGAACGGTGCTGATATCTTGGCTACTGGTTATGCTGCCGGTACTGCCGCAGATGTTGCCGCAACCGACAATCTGAACCAGGCTATCGCTAAGGTTGAGGCCCGTGCAAAAGAAGCTGCTGCCGCCGCCGCAGCCGCTTTGCAAGATGCCGATATCGTTAACGACCTGACTACGGGTGGCACTGACAAGGTTCTGTCTGCCGAACAAGGTAAGGCTTTGAAGACTGCCCTGGATGCTCTGGAGGCTTCTCTGGAATGGTACGAAGGCGATTGATAAGGTTTTGAGATTTAGATATTTAGGGTAACATTGAAGAGGCGGCGATTAACTTCGTCACCTCTTCTTTTTTTGTAATACCGATTTATAAATTCGTTTAACTACACTATTTTACAATAAAGCTCGGCATAAGCCGTTCGCCAACCTATTAAACTATTTGTGATATGGCAATCAATAAGAAATTGATTCACTTCAAAACCTACCAAGCTTTCAACAAAGAATTGGAAGCAGGTAACATCCTTGACACCAGCATCGTCTGGATTAAGGAAACGCAGCAGATTTACACTCATGGACAGTTCTATAACTGTTCAGCTGGTACGGACTGGTCTTCACAGATCGGTACGAACACTTACGATGGCGCAAACTACATCAGCAAGGAAACTAACCTGACTGATGCAGCTATGCAGCTTGACGAGGAAATCAAAGCTACGAATGACAATCTGGCCATTCTTAACGCAGCTTCCCTTAAAGGCGTGAAGCTCGCTGGTGCAGCTGAGAACCTGGCTCCGCAAACTGGCGTAGTCACTATTCCTGATGCCACAACTTCATCCAACGGTCTTATGCCAGCCGCTGACAAGCAGAAGGTTGACGGGATTTTGACTGATGGTGACGGTGCATCATTCTTAGCTAATGATGGTTCCTACAAGGAAGTACCTACTGAGTTGTCTGCTGATTACGCTCCTTCGGAGTTGGCCAATGCACAACTTGAACCAGCTGCCGGAGATACGTTCGAGACTGCTATCGGAAAACTTCACAAGGCAATTCTGGATAACGAGGAAGTTACCTCACAGACATTCGTAAACCTTCAGACCGTTCTCGGTGTGGAGAATCCGAATCAGGTAATGCCCGACTTGTCCGATACGAATTACTTAAATGGTCAAACGCAATTTGTTGCCGCTTTGAAGGCTCTTGATGCTGCTATCAAGACTGTAGCCGACCAAGCTGCAACAATCAATGATTTGACTTCCCGCGTAGAAGCCCTCGAAACGGCACTTACACTTCAAACCGTTCAATAAAAATTGATACATAACTATTGATGAAAGAGGGCAATGTTGTATTGCTCTCTTTTGTTGTTTATAAATCATTTAAATTCAACTATTATGAAGCATGTTCTTTTGAATCCTGAACACTACGGACTTCCTGATTATCTGTTTATTGAAAAATCTGAAAGAGGGTGTTTGTCGGCTGATGTAGGTACTGTTGATAAGGGAAGTGTAGAAGAGGATGGTGGGTATCGATAATTGTGGATGTCTCGATTTGGATATAAACAGATTTGAATAACATAATCAATTAATCATACAGCTTTATTATTCTCTTTTCTTACGAACTTTGTAACTGATAACTAACATTTTTTAGTTCTATGGCATACGTGAATTTTTACAAAGGACCTGCGGCTTCTTACGTTGCTGAAACCCACCAGGGAGGGGTTTATCAATGTACAGACACAGGCGACACCTATGTTTTTGGTGTCTTAAACCACAACTCGAATGGAGCAAGCGGAGATTTCGCTACCCAAGAAGAGTTGACACAAGGATTGGCTGGTAAGGCTGATACAGTACATACCCATGCTATTTCTGACGTTACTAATTTGCAGGACCAGTTGGATGGTAAGGCCGCTGCCAGTCATACCCATACTGCTGCACAAGTAAGCGGATTGGCTACAGTAGCTACATCGGGAAGTTACAACGACTTGTCTAACAAGCCGAGCATTCCCACTGTTCCATCCGGTACTTCTAATGCGGTTGCTGACTACAATCGTAACACGGGTCACAACACGACAACAAGTCTGTCTAACGTGGCAACCAGCAAGCGATTGGTCATTGCTACCATCTCGTCGAACCAGAGCTTCACTGTAGCTAACAATCCTGGTGATGGTAAGGAATTGCACATTATTGTGCGTAACTCTTCAGGCTCTGACAGAACAGTATCCATGCCGACCACTTCTTCTTATGTGAACATGTCTGGCGATTCGCTTACTGTTCCTGCAAACGGTTACGCCGAAATCAATGTTGTGTTCGACAACTCTAAGCGTTATATCAGATTCGCAGCACAATCTTAAAGTAAGGAGGATAAATCATGTTTACATATTTAAAGAAAGATATCGCTGGCCATTATGTAGAGTTTGAAGAGATGTTGGATCCTGAACTCTACGACAATATTGGCACCACATACGAAGACTATAAGAATAACAAGTGGGTTTTGCTTGATGAGGAGCAGCTTGCATTCAAGTCTGAGCATCCTACAGCTACGATTGAAGAAATCATCAACAAAGCTATCAATCCTATCACGCCCGCGCAAGCAAGACGCTCAAAGAACAGCGAGCTGAGCACGTATTACTACGACAACTACAACAAGTTCACGGTAAACGACGAACAGGTTTGGTTGAACAGCACGCAGCGTTTGCAGAAGCGCGACGAAGTAAACCGCGCATTGGCTATTGGCAAGAGCACCGTAAAGATTGGCACGCAGGATATCGACCCTAATCTGGTCAACCATGTCATCGACCTTATTGCCAAGCAAGAATCCGATTGTCAATCTTGGCTTACCCAGAAACAACTTGAAATCAACACGGCTACCGAAGTTGAGGATATCCAAGCTATAGTAGTCAATGAAGGTTTGCCTGTGCAAGCTGCCATGACTACAGAATCTCTGCAAAAGCTCGATAACGAAGAAGAAAAGACTTCCTTCAATCGTCAAGTGGCGTCCTACATAGCTCTTCATATTAATGAGTTTACAGCTTCTGATGACGATAGCACAGCCTTATCTATGAAGATGCTCTATCCCGTATGGGGAAAGAGGGGTGCAGAGTTCGGAAAGAGTGTTGCTGTCGGCTTCAAGCTGCGTCATGAGAACAAACTGTTCAAGGTAAGGCAACAGCATCAGTTGCAGGAAAATTGGGCTCCAGGAATCGCTACAGCTTCTTTGTACGAAGAAATAGATGAAACGCACGCTGGAACGCTTGAAGACCCGATTCCTTACAATGGAAACATGCGTCTTGAATTGGGTAAATACTACTCGCAAAACGGCGTGACGTACAAGTGCATCCGTGATACAGTAATCCCTGTTTATGACGACTTGGCAACGCTTGCAACTGTTGGAGGAGGTAGCTACGTTGAGGCTGTTTAATAGAAATTATTCTTCATGCTTGATTTGATTTGATAATTTGTAATGAGCTTTGTAGGAAACTATAAAGCTCTTTTTTTATGAGAAGAAGGATTTTGCAAGTAACAAGCGGAGGTAGTATAAATCCAAGTGAATCAAAAGCTTGTGATATATGTTTTTATGATAAGACAAATGATAGTCTGATAATTGCTAATGGTGATACATGGAGTGTAGGAACCTATCCAGTTGACAGATATACACCTATTGGTATTGCAGTTGTGCCTGGTTATCACGATGTTTATGGTGACGGTTCTTGCGGGGTGATGAGTTTGAAGACTATGAGTTGTGATACACCTTCAATAGGCAGTATATCTAAACAATATATGTATTGGGGAAGATATGGTACTGATATCTCAGGATTACCTAATTTAGACCGAGTACCTACTGGTAACACATCAAATGGTATTCCAACAGGTGAAGATACTATTGGTTATTTACCCAGTGATAGATTTAACGGTACACAATGCACTCATGATACGGATGCATTTTATCATTCATCGCCTTATATTCCATCGCCATATTTGACTGACGGAAGTAGAAATCCTGGGTATTATCAAACCTCCTCACCTTCTTCATCAAGAAATGTGTTAGCTGACTTTGATGGAATCGGAAATACAGCAAAAATAATAACGCAAAGAGGAACTAAGGATTATAATTCATGGAAACCTGATGCGACAACCGAAGCTGATTATCCTGCTGCTTCATGCTGTGATATGTTTCATACCGAAGGTACTCAACAAGGTGATTGGTATTTGCCTGCTTGTGGTGAATTAGGTTACATAATGCCTCCTTTCAATAAAATAAATGAGGCAATAAACAAAATGCGTACAGCGTATGGTTCGTCCGTTGGAGTAGAGTTGCGCGACAGCTATTGGTCTTCTACGGAGTACAATAATACAGAAGCTTGTTTTGTTGGCACGTACGGTGGCTTCGTCTATAACTACAATAAGGACAAAAACAATTATGTTCGTGCATTTATTCGTGTAAAGTAAAATCTATATGCGTAAAAGATTAATATACAACGATATGGTAATGGGGGGGGGCAGTACGCTAACCTTAAAAACGGAATAAAGTATATAATATTTACGCCTGCTTTTGATATATACAAAGGGTGTAATGTTTTGTACAACTTAAAAGAAACCGACTTACAGGTTGGTACAATGATGACCGAAATTCTGCGTGATGAATTAGGGTATGTTTATGAAGCAACAAAATCAGTACAGACTAATGATATTATTGAATTACGTGATGATAATATTATACAGACTTCAATATCCTATTATACTCATGGATTTCCTTTTGCTGATGCAGAGTTTGTTATTAATTTTCAACTTGATTTAAACCTTGATACCATAACTAACAATGAATCATATACACAAGGTACTGGTTACTCTCTTGAAATGCCATCTGGAAGTACATTCACAATTATAAATAATCAGACATTATATCCTTCATTTATAGAAGATACCTATTTTGAACCACGGGAAGAAAGATATATAATGATCCTATCGTTTTTACCATACAGCTAACTTACACTCAAACCAAATGTACATATAATTATGAAGAATTGGATTTGTTTTTTGATGTTGTTGCTGGCGTGTCCTATGGTTCTGCTGGCGCAAGACGGCGCAAGTGATGCTACAGGCATCGTTCTTGACTTTACGACATACGCAGGATTGGCTGGTATTGTCGGTATGCTTATTACTCAACTCGGTAAGTTGGTACCCGTTATCGCTGACAACAAGTGGGCTAAGATTGGCTGCTCGTTGGTAATCGGTATTGCCATTGCAGTTATCGTAAAAGCCGTAAGTATTCCAAGCCCTGTTACTGATTTGAGTTGGGGTATGTGCGTACTCGCAGGTGTAGCCACAGGATCCATGTCATGCGGTATTTATGATATTGTAAAGGGTATTATCAACCTGTTTAAGAAAGAAGAAACGGATTTGTGATTCCATAACTACATAAATGAATTATTGAGGCGGGCTACCATAAGCCTGCCTTTATTTTTGTCATAGCACACAAAGTCACAAGGCGCACACTGAGGCACACTTTGAGGCGGGGGAAGTGATTAATCCCTCGCCTTTTTTTACTTTGTTTTTTAGGGTTAATAATGTTCTGGTTTTTGAATTTCTTTCATTTTCTATCGTAAAACAGCTTGTCGAGATGGCAAGCTGTTTTAATCAACCTACTTGAATCCAGATCTCTTCACCGTTCTCATCAGCTTTTTTGAGCAATGGATAGAGTTTTTTGAAAGCATCTCTTGATTTTAGTATCATGCCATCACTCTTTTCAAGCCCGACAAGCAGACATCCTTCGGTGTCTTTGGGGTAGTTACCAACGTGAGCGAGCACCCCATCGAAACCAGGGACTTTTTCAAGCCTCGGCAGATAACCATCGCATACTTCCTTATAGAACTTCTGTTCACCGAATCTTGGGCTTTTCACGGACAATGTGATTTTGTATCGCCCGTATGGAATAGCAGTCTTGCCGTAAATCTTTTCACGTCTTATAGTAGCTTCCTGCATCTCTTGTCGCAATCCTCTGTCTGCATCTTCGAGCACATAACCAAACTTCTCACCGTTCACATACAGGTTGCTTATCACGTAGTCAAGCCCTTTATATTGTCTGTCAATTCTCAATTCCATAGTCAATCATTTATTGGTTAGACGACAAATATAGTCATTCTCACGAAAAACTTCATTCTTCTGCTTTACAGCACAAGATTAAGATTAGGTTATTTGATTTTTTATGGCTAACTTGCGGCCCTAAACAAGAATTATGAAACAGGTGGTTTTAAAGATAAGAGGAAAAGCAGAAGGAAAGAAGGTTGATGCTACCGAAATCGACCTCGCTTATCGTATATCAAAGATGGAAGTGGATTATGTCGCTGTCTGTCTTACTAAGACAAATGCATTCTTGAGTACTGAGGATATGTTCAGAATATCTGGGTTGGATGTGATGAAGTACAGTGATGCCTACACGATGTACAACAATCATCCGTTTGTCTCAATAAGTATTGCCAAGAGGATGTTCATGAAAAGCAAATCCGAATCCCATCATTCCTTCATTGAAACCATTGAAGAGAAGGTAACCGAATTACGAAACCGATATAGAAACTCATAGTTATGCAAATAATCCGATGTAATGCCAAGAGGATAGGGATGAAGAAAAGAGGTGTGATAACCATGTATTTCGTCAAGCTCGACGTGGAAGAGAAGAACCACATGGAATCCGATATCATACCAGACATATTCTTCAATAACGCCACCTATTATATCTCGGCAACCAGCTACTATGTGATGACAGGACGCAGTAAATGCGAGTTTGAATTCAAAGTTGAAGAGACTGGCTCAAAGTTGATAAAGCTGGACAACTTAATCAACGGAGGCATGAGCAAGTTTTACTGCCGAAACAATGAACTAAGAAAGAAGTTCCTTAATGACATCATAGCCATTATCAGAAAAACAAGAGTAAACAGATATAAAGTAACTTATGAGAAAGGTCGAGGTAGAATTTAACGAAAAGACCATAATCACTATGGTCGAGATGGGATTTGCCTACAATGGGATCAAAGGCAAGTCGGCTTCACGTGTGTACACCAACTTGATACAAGTACTTGTTCCTATTGATGAGGAGGATTTATTGCCAGACTGGGTACGTGACAGACCCGTGCGTAACTATCGGTATAACGGCAAGAGATTGGCTGATATTGAGGATATCACCTATAATATGAAGTATATCGTTAGCAATGGCAAGTATATCCAACCCGGTTATATCCGTTCTTACATGCGCCTACTGGAGATTCAGAAGAACCTTGGCAAACCCGAAATCATCGACAAAGTATTGGAGGTATTGAAATGAGTGAACGTCTTGTAGAGTTCAAGGAGCTTGGCATACCAATGGATGAGCGAGAGATGATTAGTCTACTGAAACATCTTGAGGCCCTAAGTAAGGGTGGCACGCGCGTCAGGGATGCCTATAAGCCTTATTTGATTTATGACGAGAACAAAAAGAAACACTTCTACTATATTGATAAGAAGGATGAGTTTCTGAATAAGATAGGTTTATATGTAGGCAAGTTATTCTGATGAAACTGTATTTAAAAAAGATATTCGATGATTTCAATAGCAAGCATACGATAGACAAGTTAGGGTTGATGATTGCTTCGGTGGATTTCAGCATTTGGATAAGCGCGGTGAAGAAGCCTGCATTCAACTTCAAGATTGAATCCACTATTCCGTATAGCTTCAACTATGACACAGGAATCATCGAATGGGAATACGATAAGGATGTTTGTTTTGCAGGCTGGAAACACAACAGGCATTCAGATAGATTTTCAAGGGTCATGTTGTAATTTGAGGCGGTTGGAACACGTTTCTGGCCGCCTTTAATTTTGCCATAAAGTAATGTGGCAATGGAAGGATTGTTCGGAAGAAATTATGAGAGTATCGGCAAGAGTAGTGCTGACTTTCTGATAAAGACAAAGGGTAAGGTTAAGATTAAGTGGGGAAACAAATACATTGATCTTATTAAAGATGGTAAGATTAATGCTGACGTCAAGTTATTCAAGAAAGTGACTTCGGAAGACGACATAGCGTCTGCTCCTGGTAGTGGCATCTTTATCACGGAAGATGGACAAGTGTTCATCAAAGATGGCGACACTATCATTCCTATCGTGCAGGATGCGTCAAGCAGCAATTTCGTAGCCTTTGAGTTACAGGAAGGTAAGACTGGCGAGGAAAAGATGTTTGCCCAGAAGAATATCGGCATACTTGCCGAAACAGTGGATGAACTGAACTCTTACGGCATACAATCCGGTATTGCCTTTATCTCCTCGGAAAGTGCTATTTATACCATATCCGGAGGCGTTGCTACCAAACTCGAATTCAAGATACCCGATCCTATTAATGATCCATTGCATGTGCTTGTCGACCAAGCAAACTACTCTTTGTTGCTTGAAGGCTACTTCTCGGAAAGCGGGAACAAGCTCATCATAGGCAACGAAACAGACGGCATAGAAATCTATGCGGAACGTAACGAGAAGCATATTGATTCCAGTACCGACATCATAATTAGCATCAATGATAAGGATACATTAACCATATCCAATGATGAAACAAAGCTGGATAGCAATCTTGTCATGGGTAGTGACAAAGAAATTGTTACAGACACTATTCGCAATGATGGAGGAAGTGAAGATAATGGCTTTTTGATGGAGATGGATGGTGGTGAATCGTGGTTGTACGTGGACAATATCGTGGTCCGTAACGATCCGAATTCATTTATAGATACAGAATATAGCGAAATACTAACCAAGATGGAAGAAGGCTCGCTTGAACCTGGAGTGAAGTACAGGTTTGACTTCATGAACGAGTGGGATATGCTTGAGGAACGTGAAGAGGATTCTTTTGAGGGTGATCTATTCCTAAACAAGAATGTCTATAAACTTGTCGTTACCGCCACTTCACATACTACTCTCAGTAAATACGCTTACTTCTATGAATATCCACAATGGCAACTTGAGTATGATCCTACTCCAGACAACGTGACGGATGCAGAAGGAGAAACATTACAAACATTTGGACGTATCACGCGGCTTACTGATGAATACGGCAATAGTGCAAACTTTGATTTCAAGCATCTAAGGTTCTACATAGACGGTGAATGGAAGTATTTGTTCCAGTTCTTCAATGAGAGAAACCAGATGGATGTCAGCGAGGAAGAAAATGTTGAAGAGTTGGTTGTTGCTGGAGATGGTTCGTGTACGGGAGAGATACGAAACACGGTTATAGAAGTCAATCCGGATAACCTGCAACGCATGGCTTTCCCAAACAGGGAATACACGCTTGGCGGCAATATGACCATGCAGATGAAAGGCACGTTCAGCGACTGTATTTTCAAGACATTTACAGAGAGCGCAATAATAGGAACTGATAACGGTGCTTCAAACAACAGTAAAATAGTAGCTGGAGAAATCAATGGTTGCGAAGTAAACTGTAGCGTGGTTGGATGCGATGTGGTTTACGATATAATTAACAGCTTAAAGGTTGAAGGTAAATTCAGCTACAATAAACTACAAGGTTTCTTGTTGGCGCAAGAAATAAACGGCATGACCTATTGCTATGCTTCAGGCAGATTAGAAGGAAATATGCTCCCAGAGAATATCATCCGTTGCTATTTCCGTGGAGATGTACAGAATCAAGACTTGACTGGTGAAGGTTCGGGGATATTCACAGACGGGCAACCTACCGATGTGTATGTATGGGATGGCGAGTTGAGGACTATTCGTATGCCCGATACCATCTTTCCTGGCATGATTGTGATGTATGATGGTAGAAAGCCTGTACCTACAGGATGGGCTATCTGTGATGGAGGAAACGGAACACCTAATCTAATAGACAAGTATATCAAAGCAAGCACTAAAGCGGGACTTGAAGGAGGCAATGAAAACAATGAAGTCACGCTCACTGTGGATCAGATGCCAGCTCACTCACATACCGTGGATATACCGGAAAGTGGCACAGGTTCGGAAGGAGGCGAAGGAACACAAGCTGTTACACAGAGTGTGGCACGCGCAAGTGTCACAACAGGCGAGACAGGTGGTGGACAGCCCGTAAACATAGAACCTCAGTACTATACGCTCATATTCATCATGTACATAGGTTATTCTGAAAATTATTATTGACTTTTCTGATTAGTTTTGTCAAGTAACTAATTATGTGAATGTAATATGAATGATGATTTGTTTTCTTCAAACATTGATGACGATCTGTTTGATGACGTCACTCCATCTGGAGTACAGCAGCAAGTGAATCCAAACAACAATCCCGGCCAAATGGTCGGGCAGAACGCCGTTACCGCAGCCAACCCGAATGCCGTTCAAACGGGTGGAAGAAGCGATGACAATGAACTGCTTAATCGTCTTAACGACAACGCTGTTGCTACGTTCAAAGGCAATGATGGAGACGGAGACGAAGATGTTCTTTCTTCTTATCTGCGCTCCATGGGTATTGATCCGAACAATATCCAGGTTGACGATGAGAACGGTAATCCGTCCTATTCGTCGTTCAATAGCTTAAGCAGAACGGAGCAGCTTGATCTGTTGCAAAGCCTTTCCGGTGGAAGTGGTGAAAGCAACAATGACTACGATCTTGACGATGACGAGATTGACCTCATCAATTCCATCCGCCGTTCCAAGATGAGCATTGAGGATTTCGTAACCACTATCCAGAATCGAGCCGTACAGAACTATGTGAACTCCGGTGGAGGCCAGCAATACTACGATATCGACCAACTTACTGATGACGACCTGTTCATCTCAGATTACAAGAATCGTGTTCCCGATGCTACGGAGGATGAGGTTGTTGCTGCGCTGAATGCAGCAAAGACCAATCCGCAGTCCTACGAGCGCATGATGGACGGGTTGCGCGACACCTACAAGAAGCAGGAGGAAGCTATCTACCAGCAACGCCTGCAAGAATCCGAAGACCGTACCAAACGCCAACAGCAGGAATACGAAGGCTTGATTGTTGACACATTAAATGGTATGAGTAACATGAAGCTCGGTGACCTTGATGCGCAGCTCTCCGATGAGGATAAGGAAGACATCGCTTCCGCTATCTTGGATTCCGATGCTACAGGCACACGTTATCTGGTTGGTCTTATCAACGATCCTGAAACGCTATCTAAGATGGTATGGTATGCCTTGAAAGGCGATGAAGCCATCAATCAGATGCAGAGATATTACAAAAATGAAATCAATAACCGCCAGCAGGCCGCATACCAGAAAGGTTTTGAGGATGCAAAGAACGGCAAAGGCATGTCATACGTCGTGAAAAAGCCGGTATCCAAACCTTCTCGCGGGCAGTTCAAGGACATCCCCACGCTTGATGACCTTGATGCCGGTCTTGATTAAAGATAGAAAGCACATTAAAAACGACTTAACATGTTAGTAGCAAAGTATGTAAACCACCACGAGACCATGGGCGATACCCGTACATACCAGGATTACTTCTCGTATGTAGGCGCACGCCCTGAACGTCTGGGTGTCATGTCGAGAATGTACTCCGACCTGACTGGTTCTTTCCTGACTGAATCGCTCCGTAATACGTTCTACCTGAACCGCGATTCCAAGGAGAAATTCCGCTCCATCAACTCCATGATGTATGAATGGTATGTTGACGTAAACTTTATCAAACGTGTGGAATTCGCAGAGGTTCCCACGGAAACCGGCGAGAACGGCACGCCTATCGAAATGGTATTCAAGGAACGCTATTTCGAGAAGTACGATACCTTCCGCATCGAGAAGAGCCGTCAGCAATGTTTCGTTATCGAGCGTCCGTATCGTAAGGGCGATAAGAAATGGGCTGTCATGGTCCGTTTGATTGACAACGACTACAAGTCCATTTTGGATGTCAATGCTTGCCAGATTGGCGACTACACCCGTTTCCTGTCCAACTATCATCCCGAAGCACACCAGGAAGGTTACACGAAGGCTCAGAGCAACGTCGAGAAGCATCGTAATTACATCTCCACGCATCGTTGTGACATCTCTTGGACAGCACTGTATGCAGCCCAGGAGGATGTGTTTGTGAAGATTGCCAAGGGTGAAGGCAATGGTGCCGCATCCGAGAAGATCTTCATCATGAACACTGCCAAGAAGCAGCTGATGGAGAGCTTCCTTGAAGTTCGTAACAACGGCCTGTTGCTGAGCAAGACCAATGTGGATGGCAAGACGGGCAAGCCGACTATCTACGACCCTGTTGACAACCGTCCCATCTACATCGGTGAAGGTCTGGTTCCGCAGGTTGAGCGTTTCGCTTCCAAGACGTTCTACACCAATCTGAGTGTGAGCGTGTTCAACCGTATGCTCCAGCAAGTTATCCACAAGGCCGACAAGCCGACTGGTAACATCATCACCGTTGTCTGCAACGAGAAGTTCTGGGTTGATGCCCAAGATGCCTTGTTCAGCTGGTTGGCACAGTTCAAAACTTGTGGTACGTTCTTGTACACGATGGCTAAGCATGAATATATGCAGGTCAGCAAGGTTGGCGTAGGTGCCACGTTCATGTCTTACGAGGTAGCAGGCAATATCTTGTCCTTCAAGGTTGACCGTACGTTCTCTCGTGAATGGGGTATGGACAAGGGTTATGCTATGTTCATCGACCTGACTGCCGACAAGTCCACAGGTAATCCCGCCATTGCAGGCTTCACGCTGAAAGGTGGCGACTTCATCACGAACACCATCACAGGTGTGGGCGGACAGAACGGCCTGACCAGTGGCGACGTAAGCTCTCCCGTTGCAGCAAGCAAGGCGGTTATCTGGGGTTACAGCTCCATCGCTGCTTTCTCGCCCTACCGCAGCGCAATCATGAGGGAAGTCTGATTTCCCTTATATACTTCCAAGGGACGGTAAGGCCGCAACCAAGCCGTCCCTTCTTATTAACAAATGATGATAAAGAAACTAACCAATCCTGAAAACAGGATACTAATCATTATTAAGATATGAACAGTTTTGATTCAAGACGAGAGAAAAAGAAAAATTTCATCAGACTGCGTAGCACGTTCAGTGATGTAGGTCAAATCTATGTTATCCAACCTTGCCGTAGACCGGACGGTACTTACCCCGAATGCGTGCGTTCCGTGGATAAGAATGGCGACATGATTCTTTCCGAGGAAGATAAGACGCTTCAATCAAAAGGTAAAGTGTTCATTCCTATGGACATGATGATTGAGATTAAGCCTGGGCAAGAACTGGACTTGTCCAAGCCTCGCGACAAAGCTATCTGGGAGTGCATCGAGAATTGTCCCGGTATCGCTTCTTCGCGTTGGGAAAAGGATGAGAACGGCGATTATGTCATTGACGGTAATGATAAGCACTATGGCATTGCCGAGTTGTATGTCGAGAACCACGAGCTTGAGACTGAGAAGAATGTGACTACAGAAAAGAGCATCTTCGACGCCAAGTCGCTCGTGTTCAACGATCCGAGAGGTCCTCACGGTCGTCTGATGATTGCCAAGATCCTTGGTCGCGATATGGATGAAGCTACTGATTCCGAAATCACCGAATACTTGTTGCGTGTGGCTGAAAAGACACCGAAACGTCTTGTGGATATCTATACGGGCGACGACTTAACGCTCAGATTCCTTTTTGTTGAGGCTCGTGAAAAGAAGATTATCCGTATCAAGAACAAAGCATACGTCTATGGTGACGAAGGACAATTCATTTTGGGCATGACGGACGATTCTGTTATCAACTGGATGAAGAACCCTGCCAACCAGCGCATTCTCGCCATGATACGACAAGACGTAAATCCTGACTTGTACAAGGATTTGGAGGCCGGAATGGCTAACTCTCCGTCTGAAGAACTGATAGATGAAATGGCCGACAAGAAACCGGTTGCAAGAGGAAGAAAATCCTAAATGAAGGTTGCATGTTGTCGGAATAATTTTGAAAATAAAAACTTGGTACAATGACAGCAAGACAAGTTTGGGAGGCCATATTGGTTGAGACGAGCAAGCAGCGGGTACAACCCATGTTGCTTGAGGATTTCAACTACCTCTTCAATAAAACCATACTGATGTACATCGACAAGGTGTACCATTCTTTTGGCATCAACCAGAAGATTGACGACAACATGCGTGTCCTTGTAAGCTCCGCCAAACTTGATGCCGATCAGGGCGGACTTAAAAAGGCTACTTGGTATTCCAACGAATTCTTTAACGGCCTTTCGGGCGCATACTATGAAGTCAATCTTCCGCTTGACTACCTGCATATCCTCAATGTGATGGGTGTGTTCGAGGTGATGGAGCAGAAGGATTGCTATGACGAAGGAGAATACATCACTCGTCCATGCGTAAGAATGACGAGCGACATCTCATCCATCGTACAGGAGGATTTCTATAATCGTCCGTCAATCAAAAAGCCTTATTACTTCATTAAGAACGTAAATGTCAATCTTGATGTACCCACCAATCCTTACACAGGAGGCGAATCGCTTTCCAGAGAAGAAACGGGTACTGACGGAGAATTACCCACATCCATTGACATAGGAGGCGAAGAGAGCTTGATTGAGAAGAATGCGCCGAACCGTTTTGGCAACGCATCTCCCATCCGACTTGAGATACGTTATGGAAAAGACGATACTGTGTTCAAGCTGGTAGCTGTGGTTATCGACTATTTGAAGTCGCCGCAACACATCCGTTTGACGCAGAAACAGATAGACATGGTAAGGGATACTTCACAGATTCTGGAGTTTCCCGATGTTACTTGTCAGGAGATTATTAACGACTTCACATCCATTTACATGGAGAATACTTCCGATCAGCGATTGACCAACCAGATACAGGTGAATCAAGCTGTTCAGAATGGTATCCCCGTAGGTGCTCCAGCACAAGCTCAGGCTACTGCCGCACAAGCGTGAATGGATCAGATTACTTAAACACTAAATAACGAAAATCATGTTTAACTACACTAATTCTTACATTATCAACGCGGCAACGGATGTATCCGGTCTGCCGAAGTGGACTTCCCAAGCTGAGGAATCCAGTGGCGGTACGGTTACCGTTGAAGGCAATATGGAAATCAAGCGCATGGGCCGCTTCAAGAAAAGCTCCGTGCGTTCAATCTATCGCACCCGCTATTCTGCCGGTACGGAAGGTCAGGCTGTGTTCGTAATGCAGAAGGGCACGTATGGTACGCCTGCTGGTACAGGTGAGTATATGCTTGACATGTACATTCGTCTGACTAATGACGATCTGGATAGCCGTTTTGCCAACGACCTCGTATTGAAGGGTATGCCGTTCACGTTCTCCATCAATGTGACGGACAGTGATACTACTTCCGATATGGCTACCAAGTTCGCTGACCAGATCAACCGCATGGCTATCGAATACAACGACCTTCGCTTGCAAGCCGAGGCTATCGGTGCCCAGCTGACCGTTAAGGCTGGTGAGCAGGATTTGAAGTACAGTGTACTGTTCGAGCGTGCTGTTCTCCGCCAGTATGATGGTTCTGCCGAGCTGCCCGTTGACCGTGTATATCGCGAGATTGCACAGGCTACCGTTACGAAGCCCGTATTGCCGTTCGGCGACTATCAATGGATGATTCGTAACGTAATGACCCCGACTACTGAGAATCGCGCCATTTGGGGCGTACACGAGGAAGATCTGCCTATTGTAGGTGGCCACTACAACCAGTACTTCATCACTATCTGCAACCGTGTAGGCGTGCAAGGTGGTGCCCATGTAGGCGATGTGGTACACGCTGAAACCTACCACAGTTTCTACGTACTCGACAGCCTGGCAACGGAGTTTGAAGCAGCCTTGCTGAATATCGCTCCAAATGGTCAGATTGTTGATGCGGACGCTTAAAGAAGCCATTTTGTTTTTATACTTTTCATATTTACATTTTAATGCCGCTTGGAAGTAATTCTGGGCGGCATTATTGTTAATATGCTGTCTATAGTTGCGAGAATCAATAATATGACATACCTTAGCCTTGTTATTAATCCTTTTAATTATGAAGAAATTTATCGGAACAAAACAAATTGAAGCTGAACCCATGACCATGGGTGAGGCTTACGAGAAAGGTTTTCTGCAAGCAGGACGTGTGCCAAATGAAGCAGAAAAGAACAATCCTGGTTATCATGTGAGATATGAAGGCGGTTACGAAAGCTGGTCGCCGGCAGAACCATTTCAGAAAGCATACATGCCAGCTGAAACATTTATCGATCGCATCAAAATTGAAACGAAAGAACTTGACGAGCGTTACCATAAACTAATCGAGTTTGTACAATCTGATAAGTTTAAGGAGCTTACTCCTAATATGCAGGCATTGATACATATTCAACTGCAAACCATGCACGATTACCGCTATGCTTTATCAATGCGTATCGTTCTTGTCGAGCATAATAAGAATACGAAGTTTATGAGCTTCAATTTCGGTGTAGCATTGGCACTTCTTAAGACGAAGCACGCTGTTCGCAGAAGAGATTGGTATGGCAAAATATTTGTTGTAGAAAACGACGATAATATTAAAGACGGTCTGAAACCGTACATGGAGCAAATGCCTCAGCCAATCATAGACATTCTTACATCAGGAAGAGGAGTTGTTGATTACTTGAAGATGAGTATTATTTACGAAAGCAATGAAGGTCACCTTATTGCTTGGACGCCTACTATTTCTGATATGCTTGCAGAGGATTGGGAAATTGTCAGATAATTCATTTATCAAATAACAGGAAAGGTAAGAGTAACGTGAGTTTATACTTACGTTGTTTTAATCGTTTATAAAAATACGTTATGAAATACAGAAAGAAGCCAATAGTCATTGATGCTATTCAATGGAACGGTAAAAATATAGTAGAAATAGCAGATTTTGCTAAGGATTCTATTAAATTCAATGAAATACGACAAGGTGATGCTGAAAATAAGATACCGGCGCAGTATGATTTAAGCATAAAAACATTAGAAGGAATCATGCAGGCAAGTATAGGCGATTATATAATTAAGGGTATAAACGGAGAATTCTACGCATGTAAACCTGAAATCTTTGAGAAGACATACGAGAAAGCCGACAACTCGTCAATGATGAATTTTGGAAACGCAATAGAAGCTTTAAAACAAGGAAGTGTAATTCGCAGAAAAGGATGGAACGGTAAGAACATTTATGTGTTCAAACAGGTTCCTGCACATATCGATAGTGAAATTATCCCCAAGATGCAGTCGCTTCCCGTTTCCGCAAAGAACCTTATCCTTTCAACAAAAGGCAGTATTGATTATACAAGTCAATGCTTGATTTACAACAAGGAAACCGGTAGAGCTGATTCGTGGGTTCCGTCGATTTCTGACGTGTTTGCAGAGGATTGGGAGATTGTAGCTGAATAGCAACATAGCGTTTATGTAACTTGAAACCCCGGCTTGATGTTAAAATCAGGCCGGGGTTTGCAGCTTTTACCAAAGTTCTCTAACTTCGTAACAAATAACTATAATAGCTATGACAAAGATAGAACTATTATCGGAATCTGCAAGCGATAGTTTGCAACCGACAGCAAAGATTAACAGTACAATTTCTTCTGAAGTAAGAGAGTATTTTGAAAAACTTAGAGACTTCATTGTAAACAAGGACGAATATGATTTTGTTGTAGACCTTGATGATGTCTGGAGATTTGTCTACACAAGACGCTTTGATGCCGTAAAATATCTTACTTCTAACTTCTCAGAAGGTATTGATTATGAGGTAAAACGTCAAACGCCGTCGCAGAATAATTTACCAAAGAAGAAGTATTACCTGACAGTTCGGGCAATGGAAAACTTTATTGTCAGAAAGAATGCTGAAATTTTTGAAATTTATAGACGCATATTCCATTGGGTGCTTGAAGGCTCACAACCCAAGCAAGTAATCAATGTGGTTACTATAGGGATTGAAAACGACAGTAATCTTATCGAGAACAAAGAAAATCAATCCTATCCAGCAGGTTATGATTCAATAAAACAAATACTAAAATCTCTTGGATATAAACATATCAAACCAAAACAATTATTCAGAATACTTGTAGAACGCGGACTGCTAAGGGAAATCAAGAAAAAGATAATCATAGAGAAGGATGTCAGCATAGTGTACTCAGATGGAGAAGAGTTAACATCTGGTATGATTTTGAATAGAAACCGAATAGATGATAATACAATCAGAAATCAGTTGATATTCAGAAAATCAGATGCAATAGAACTGCTTGATAAGGCTGGAGTGTCGCTATCAAATGAAGAATATCTATCAAGACTATACAAAGATTAATCATATTCAAATAAAGCTCAGACAACCTCTGGGTTTTATTTTTGTCCAAGAGATAATTAACGGTTATTAGAACGTGAATCACTACGGTCAATTAGCTTCGGCTGTCATAAATAATATCAGGGCGGGTCTGGCTGGCTATCAGCACAATCCTTCACTTGACCGTCAACAAGTCGAGGATGAGATTGTATGGACGCAACAGAAGCTCATCAAAGATTATATGATGAAGGGTTTGTTGCCCATCAAGGAGCTTATGCTTACCCTGCGCTGTATTGAGGTTGACTGCCAAGACATAGAACGATGCACTTGCTGGGCTGACGGTTGCGGTGAGAAGATAGCTCATTTCCAAATACCGCAGGTCTACACGGACCTTGGTAATGGCTCGACTATCTACTACATCGGAACCACCGATATGATGCAGCCCTTCCTTTGGTTTACGAACGTAACTACAATGCAGTGGTCGAAGTATTCACGAAGAGGCCAGAAGCTGCCAAGGGTATTTGTAGACATTACTCCTAATGAAAACAACTTCTTTGACTGCTTCATCTTCAATGCTCCGCTTATCACGCATGTTACCGTACAGGCTGTATTCAAGGATCCACGTCAGTTCTTTGAAAGAGGCTGCTGCGAAGACATCTTTGGTGATGACGATTTGACGCACAACATGTCGTTCATAGACCGCGAATCCATGGATTATGTGACAAGCAAGTATATTGTCTACTATCGTCAACTTATGACCAACGAACGTCCTAATGACCAAATGAAGAATCGTCCTTAACACATTAAGCTATGTACAATCTTTCCGTCAATAAGTTGCCCGAATCCCTTACTCCGGCAGTAGGGGGGGGAGGTATAATCGACTATGAATCCCCCAATCTCGACTACGCCTATAATTCAGTATTTGAGAGTGAATCAGATATTCATAACTATCGAATCATGCCTACACAGATTAAGGAATCAATGGTATTGTGGTATGATATCTCACGGCAAGGTTGTACAAACGAAAACATGGCTGAGAATCCTACGCTGCGTGACTTGAGTGGCAACGGGCACGATGCTACTTGCTATAACTTTGCGTGGAGTGGGATGAGTGGGGTTGGTGGATACCGATATTTATTTACTCCAGCAGTCCCATTTAACGGAAGTGTAAAATATAACACTAATGGTACTAAGGTAACTGTTACGAATACTGGAACTGGTACGTTTGCTTTTTGGCAAACACCAATACAGCCACAAGAAGTTAGTTATCCTTATAAAATTAAAGTTACAGGGATAACCGGAAGTGGATTGGCACTTTCTTCTAATTTAAGTGGCATGATTATAGAGCAAATAAGCAAAGATGGAGAATACATTATTCCCGAATGGATTAATAGTACCGGAAAAGTACAATATCCAGGATTGCGTTTTACTGAAGATTATAATAATCAATCTTGTAATATCACCATCGAGCAACTCCCTCTCTATCCTAACGCCCTTGTCTCTGACAGTGTTGACGACTACTGCCTTGTGGAAGGACTGCCACTGCTGAATAAGGAAGATGGGTACACAGTGATTGCGAAGAGAAAGTGGTTAGATGAGGACAATGAAGGTAATTCGTCACTTATAACAAAAGCATCAACGATATCTGGAGCAGATGGAGCGTTTATGTTTGAATGTAAACATCAAAATGCAACACAGAAAATTACAAGGAGTTTTGGTGGAGAATTAATTCTTGATAATTTCTATAATAAAGATATAACTTATCAAACATCTAATTCTTATAACACAATACAAATAATACCACAAGATTACATTGATACAAATAAAATGGCAATATTCAGATTCTCTACTAATTCAAACGAATACTATGGTAAATTCGCTCTTTATTCCCTATTGCTTTTTAATCGAGATTTAACTCCCGAAGAAATCGAATGGGTTAAGCGTAATCTTGTGTAGCTATTAACTTACAACCATCAAACTACAAACATAAAATCTATGAAGAAGATATTCAAATTTGCTGATAAACATTCGTATGACAATACTATGGAAGAAATAACAGGGGGGCAGTATGATGCCCACTATCCTAACGTAGTAAAGTATGCGGAAAGCAACACGGATATAAACAAGTTACCTACTTATACCGTACAAGAACTTGCTGATGAAGGCGTATTCACGCAAACACAACAAGACAACAAACAAATTTATACGCTTGCAAAAGATAGGGTAAACGATTTCAATAATATCGATCCAGCGAGAGTATCTGACTTCTATGAACTTCATAAAAAAGGACGAATAAAAATGTCTAATGATGAATCTGCACCAAGTATTAATAAAAGTTGGGCGGATTATATGTTTAGTAGGTATAAGGCTGATGGATTCAAATTAAGCGGAGTAGCACAATATATGTTCTCTGGATTAATGAATAAACATACGCTTTCTGATGACGATAAAGACGAAGTAACTGTTACCCTATTGCCATCTATAACTACTAATCCAGATTGGGCAGCTCTTGATATGGTATTTTTTAATTTTGGTTTTTCTAATTCAACAGAAAACACTTGCCTGCATATAAAAGAAGAAGGGATAAGAGTAACGTCAGCTCCATACGCATTTAAATGGACGTCGTTTGGAAGATTTAAATACACCGATAGAGATGGAGGAAATTTATTTACTCCAGTAAATAATGCTGTAGCATTATTTTCCAATTCAAAATTTAAACAATTTGATTGCGTATTAAATATTCAAAATGGTCCGGAATACTTGTTTGAAAATCAATCAAAAATTCAAGAACTAACCTATCCCGATACGACAAACGAAGAACATACAACTTGGAATATTAGAGGTAATACGTATTCAGCATTTTCGGCACCACAACTTACTAAAATTGATTATATAATCGACGCAAGCAATGTAAATGAAATGATGGGAAATGCTAACAACTGGGCATTTGAAATGTTCAGAAATGCACTTCTTCTCAGTTATGTGCGTATAAAGAACGTAAACAAGAATACCGATCTTTCAAACGCTCCAAGTCTCAACGAAGAAAGCTTTACTTATCTCATTAATAACGCTTCAAATTCAAACCCAATAACCATTACTATCGCAGAGAATGCAACAATTACAGACGAGTTTATACTTACTCTGCAAGATATATTGACACAGAAAAACATATCCGTATATAGAGGAAATAATCAAATAGTATAAGCAAAGCATTGATGATATATTGCATGATGATGTAGAAAAGACGGGATATTTGTTCCGTCTTTTTGTTGTTTATGCGTAAGAGATTAATAGAAAATAGGGGGGGATATTACCTGATTCTGGAGTGATAGAAAATGATATTGATTTTAATACAATCCGTTTTGCTTATCAAGATTTAAACAATCCTATAGATGCTTGGTGGGCAAGATCTCGAAATGAATCTTTTGCTTATTTTCTTGACGATGGATCATTTTATAACGGCAATGTAGATATTTCCACAAGATCATTCGATTATGTAAGTTGCCATTATTATGAACCAAGATTTCCTGTAATGATGTGGACTATACCAAAAGGTATTTATTCAGGAGAATCAGATGATATAGCTTTAAATTTTGGTATTAATTCATCTACGTCTGGAGTATTTTTTCGTGCAAGTATATGCCAATTATCCCATTTGAAACGAACTACATGTCGAATTGAAGGATACAGTTATGATTTAGATTGCTATTTAGATTCGTACGATGAAAATAATAACAATAATATTGAAGGATGTAATGATATAAATCAAATGTATGGATTGCATATAGAAGAAGATGTTAAAGGCATTCTCACATCTGAACAAATTAGAAATATATTTGGTCGTGGATTTAGTTTTAGCACTTATATACTACCAGATACAAACGAAATGATTGTTATGATCGAATAGATTAATAGTGGAGATTAATGAAGAAATAATATCTGCTACGCTATATACAATAGTTGCACCACTGTGTTGTCAGTGGTGCCTTTGATATCTCTTTATGAATTATTCATCCCACGTTATATCACCTCCTTTTTCTTTCTCATACACCCATTGCTCAATCTTCTTCATAATAATGCGTTTCTTCGTTTTTGCGTTTCTACTTGACTTAATAATGTTGTCTAATGCTTCTTTATAGCCTGTATGGCAAGCGAATCTTTCAAACAACGATTTTCTTCTAATGAAAATCTGTCTGGTGAATCCTTCCGCCATAATCTTTTCAACCACATCCTTTGACAACATCTTATATATGTGACGAGCGGCATTGTCGTCTTTCTGAAGTTTGCTTTCAAAAGCGGACATACCAACAATAGGATAAAACTTCACTCTACCGAATTGTTGGTTAATGGAGAAATCAAAGTTATATGGAATATCATGTTTCCTCAGCGTCTCTGATATTCTCTTGAGAGTAGTAGTGAGATTGTTTGTGTTACGATAACATTTCTTATTTCCGAGCATAAATATCACCCTTCTTATATCCATGCTAAATGGTTTGCGTTGGTAAGACATCAACTTGTAGAATCTGATAGAAACATCAGTAGGAAGTTTGAGAACATTGTCGAGTTCGTATTTCCTGAATCCATGCGTGAAATTGCAGACAGCATTGATATAGTCTTTGCTAATATCAAACGATACTGTCTCATCGTCAAAGATGATAGTAGAGCTTATGAGGAATGAATAGAACTTCCATTTTCTCCTGTCTTCCTCTATGTCGAAGTAAGAGAATGTCTTTGCTCCAATGGATTTAATTGCTTCGATTAAGTCAGAATATCTGATGTCCATTCCACGAGGGAAAATGTCTCTGAGGTTGATTTCTACATGCAAATCTTCCTCTACTTCCAGCGGTTTTGCCTGCCCAATTACGTGTGTTCCTTTTAATAATACCTGGATTTTGTCGGTTATCATAGTTAACATCTTAGATTCCAATACATTAATATCATAACCAAGCGTGATTGATTCGGTACTCTGGATAATTTGCTTGTTATTCATGCTTAAATCTCCTATGATTAATTAGTTGGTTTTCTGATGCAAAGATAGTGATTTTACCACAAATACAAAGTAGTTTGTGGTAAAATCCGGGAAAAGTGTGGTATGAAACTACATTCTTTCCGGGAAAAGTGTGGTATCCTATATATATAATACTCTTGTGAGACAACAATGGTCTTTAGTCTGCGACTAAATACCAATACCGAATAAGTTCGCCCGGCTGGTTCCTGCGGAACTGCACCGCGCTTGCAGCCCGTTGGAACAGCATGATTGGAGCTTGTTTTGCACACTTCGGACCGTTCAGTAAGGTTCTGTTCCAACCTAAACACGTTTGTCTATTTTTGTTCAAAAACAACACTACTATGGAGCTTCAGAATTTCCACGCAGCATACGCAAGAGCCAACCTTCTCTATGACGTCGAACTAAATCCAACCGACTTTGAGGAGATGGCTCTATCAGGCTTTGAAAAGATAGGCAACTACCGGTACAGGATGTATCATGCTATACTCTGTTTGAAACCCGATGAGGATGGAGGATGGTTTGCCGACCTTCCTTGTAACTGTGACCCGGAGTTGCTTGAATCAGTCACGCTCACTTGGGGTGAGAATTGGAAGTACACATCAAACCTTACTATCAATGGTGATTGGGATTCGCACTATGTGGAGAATTACATTGAAGGTCGCAAGATGAACAAATCGGAATTCTACGACAATGGAATCTTCGCCAAGTACACCATAGCTGGTAACAGGCTACACTTTACTAATCCGTATGGCAAGGTACATATCCTCTATCAAGGCTTGTTGTGTGACGACGATGGACTACCACAGCTTACTGAAAAGGAAGTTGAAGCATTGGCAGCATACGTTGCTTATATCACTAAACAAAAGGCTGCATGGCGTATCAACGACATCAACTCGCTTCGTATGTCCGAGATAGCCAAACAGGAATGGATGAGGCTCTGTTCAAACGCTCGTCAACCCAGGCATGTTTCTCAGAACGAATTCGACCGTGTGCTTGATGCTCAGACTACTTGGAACAGAAAGAAGTTCAACTGGTCGCTTAAACCCGTTAAGTGATGAAAACTATCAAAGACTTGTTGTTTGAAAGCAGTGTGTGCTCTACGTGTTATGTAAGAGTAGATAGGATGCTTGATGCTTTCTCTGCTTCATTAACAAAGTGCTTGGAGAGGGTAATCAACAACGATGAGACATCTGAGTTGTGCGACAATTTCCTACTTACTACTTACGATATGAGTGCAGCACAGTTTGAATCAGGCATACGTGTCTCTCAGAATTTACCTGTTCCTGATTACATCCTATCCAGATACCGAGCCAATGTGATAGTACTCAAGGATCCTCATGGTGTGCCTTTGTATGTCGAACTTTCAAACGAATGGTGGAACAAACTGATAAGCAGGTTTGGAAAGATTGGGCGAAACAAAAAACAGGGATGTAGCGTGAAAGAAGAGTTCTTTGCTTCAATGACCTACATGAGCGAAGAGAAGAAAAACGTACTATTTGACGACCTCTCCAAGCTACTGTTCAACTACCTTATTAAAATGGTAGAATCAATCACATTCAACACTCAGCATGGAGATATAACCGTTACTGCCGACCGTCCTCCTCGTGGCTACAGCGGATACGACTACCAATCCGATACTTCACTATTCAATGGCTACTACTACATACCTATAGACTACAGGATGATGGACAAGATGAAGTTCGGGTATATCTTCAAGAACGTCAAGATAACCACCAACAGGGCTTCCTTGCTGGGTAAGTACCGATATGCCGTAAAGGCTCTTGATGACAAATTCAAGGGCAATATGGTATGGCTTCCTGAGTATCGCATCGGTAAATACGACGTGATAGAGCTTGGGGAATACATCAAGAGATAAGTCTTAAACCATCCTTATTTGCTTTGTAGTAGCCTTTCTTTTTGCGAACTTTGTCGAAAACATTTTGACTAATGCGCAAGATAGCTGGTAATACTTTCGAGAAAGGTCTGGCGATGGATTTCAATCCCATCTCCACGCCCAATAACGTGATGACAAGCGCACTGAATGCCACCATAATCACATTCAATGGCAATGAGTATATCCTACAGACAGATATGGGTAATGGTCGTGTAGAGACTGCTTATCTGCCTGCTGGATATGTGCCTGTGGGTATGGTGGAGTTTGGTGGAGTGATTTATGTGGCTTCATACAGTCCATTCCTTAACCGTGGACAGATGGGTTCTTTCCCTTCTCCCGAACGGAACATATCCACGGATGAGATGTCTGACATACAAGTATCGCTTATTAACAAGGATTTCGGATTTTATAATGCAGAAGAAGGTGCATCAACCTTGTATGTCCAAAAGACGCTCTACTCGAATAAACTGTCACCGGGTGATAAGTTTATCGTGTACACTCCGATTGGTCAGACACAAACCAATATCGAGAACAACCGGTTATTTGACGGCTATATCGACCATTCCAACGCATACGTTCGTGGTGGAGGCTACACTGCTGACACGCCAAGTGGCAATCCATTGGATACCAAATCTGTAGAGCTGTATTTCGCCACGATTACTGACGAAGGTAAGATAGCACGCTTACCCAGATTGCGAGACTACAAATATGATAATGACGATAACAAACGGTACATCATTCCTGAGATGGAGGATAACCCTGATGGTACACCAGATGTGGATAGCTACCGTAGTCTTATTGAATCACCGTTCAATGTGTTCAATTCCAAGGTATCTGGTGAACTGTTACTGATTGCCGAACTGGTTACTGTGGATAGCTTCTCGGTATCTGTCATTTGTGAATTCAACGACCAGGAAGGAGCTGAAGCATCAAGCACATTAAGAGACGTGGCCATTACTGTAGAGATGCAGTTTGAATCGGATAACGATGTGTACCTATATGCTGTTACTGCCGATATCACGGATACAAATGCCGAAGGAACATCCACAAAAAATCATAGCCATTTAATGTGGGAAGCTGCCACTGTTGTAGAAAACGACGGCGAACAAGTACTCGACAACCGTCATGACGAAGCCTTGCTTACTACTATCAAAGGATATGACGTTGAGAAACGTGAAGAGCGTTCCATAGCCTATACCATCACGCCTTGTATGACTTGGGGACCCATAACCTATCTTGCCCGTTCAGGTGTTATTCAGTTGGATAAGGTTGGTTCCGGCTTCATTGAGCTTTACGAATGGCGTTACTTCCGTAACGAGGACAGCATCATACTTGGTTGGGCTTTGCAGGCTTATCCAGAAGAAGGATATAGCATAGCAGGAGTAAGATTCATCATGTCTTGTTTGGCACGTAACGGAAAGGTACAGACCATCATCTATAATGTATCCAAGAAGAATTCTTATTCGGGTTCATTCAGCGAGACTATTCCACTCAACTCGGAGTATTACAAAATTGAAGTAGGTGATGGAGATACTGATTCACAACCCGTCCTGCTGCCGGATAGATTGTACTATGTGACCATTGAGGTTCAATACTGTAAAGGAGGAGATGTTACAGATACCAGCAAGTTCCAATACTTCTACAGGTGGTTATATACGACTAACACATTCAATGCTGAATACCGTGAAGGCAAAATAGTCGATTTTAGACCACTTAAACCAACGGTTGAGTTTGGTATCAACTCGTCGCTTGAAGCCAATGCAGCAGAAGCAGAAACGGTTACATCCTACTCTGAAACTATGCTATCTACCAGTGGAGGATTGTCACAATACCAATACGCATTAAAGCAGTATGCAAACAAATACAACATTACAGGTAACGCCGAACTTGTCATTACCAATATGGAAGGCTTACTCAAGTTATCCGAAGATTCCTGCAAGATGACTGCATCCGTCACCAATGAAGATATGACCAAAACTATCTCTACACAGGATGTAAGCACTATTGGCGATGGAGTAGCGTTTGGATTAGAGGAAAAGGCTACTATCAGGATACGTGAGAATAGCGAACGTGACCCGTTTATACCCGTATTACCACCAGAAGGAGAGAAGCCTACAGAAGGCGAATTACCCGAAGAATGGGATTTCTCAAGTGATATGTATCAGAATGACATGCGACTGGTTACTCCAGAAAATGAATTCACCAAGGAAGGTACTACAACGCTTGAGATAACGGCTGGAGAACTTGTTGTAGAAACACTTGAATACGCTAAGTTGGTTGCCTATATGGCAGATAATCAGTCTGTACAATATCAGTGCTTGATTGAACCTTGTTGCGTTACGGAAGACGACTATATGAATTATACGCTTAAATTCAATTCGGAAACAGGTGTATTCAATGGTACAATTCTTCCCGGATTAAACGATGTTGACTTCGAGAGAAAAGGAAACAGACCAGCTTTATCATGGGCATTAATACCGGAAGAAGGGAATAATGGAGATGTACAAAAAGGATGGTCTGGAAAGCATACTGAAGATATGTCTTTTGTTACAAAAGATAGATTATCATTTTATAATGAAACAATATACTCAAAAGACAGAGGACAATTATTTAGTGTATTACTTAAATATCCAATGTTTGCTTTGGCTATATGTGCGGCAGGAGATCCTCAGAATCAAAACCAAGGTGATGTCGGAATGAACTTGTGTCCTAATACAAGTGTCACATTTAGTTTTTCTACAGTATATAGAGATTTGAATTGGTGGATAGACAAAACCGGAAAGCAGCCTCTTGCTAATACTGCAAACGAAGGAAATCCTATCTATTCGGTTCCAGATCAAGACAGCGCAGCAGATTATGCATCAATATCTTATACAAAGCTTCCTAAAAAATGGGGATCATTGATAGATGTAGGTGTTACATACGTTACCATGTTAAGACTTGCTTCAGATCATGATCTTTCCGTACCTATTAATATGTTCACTCCACTTACAGAGAAATCAATAGGACAAACAAGAACGAAGCCATACGAATTTGTTCATTTCAATTATATGGCTCAAATGTTATCACAACTTTATGTATGCGATAATGAAGGCGGAGTATTGACAGGAGTAACCAAGCCTGTTGTTATTGCATATACTGATCGTATAATAACAGACTTTACCGTATCTATCAAGTTTACTGTTGATCCAACAGGATTTACTACAGAAATACTTCTTGATGATGGCGTTACATCCGAAATTCCAGCAATCATAGATTCTACATATAGAAAGAATATGTGGATAAGAAATCATGAGGAAGTATTGAATCAAGAAAAAGATGTTATGCCTACTCTCGATTTAATTCCGGATGAAGAAAACAATATACAGTTCGATATTCCCGATGAGGCTACTGAAGTAATAGCTACTTGCCTTATTCAGAATACAAGGAATATACAAGATGTTGTTAATAGTGTAGTACAATATCTTGAAGGGACTATGCAAACACTTATCATGAATCCTGACCAAACCACTAATTTTTCATCAATAAGAGGAGAAACAGGTAAGGTGTATTATATAACACATAATGAAGAAACTGATGAATATATTCCTACCGTATTGAATAACGGATTTTATTTGTATGATGTTGTATTTGAAGAGAAAGAAAATGCAATAGGACAAAAATATTATGTTCCTACAATTAATCCAGATAATCCAGACCCGATTTCAACAGTTGGAGCTTTTAATAATATGCTTGTTTCGGAAGGTAAGAACATATACTTAAATGATATTAATGAAAATAGTACATCTTCATTACAAGGAAATAGAATAAAAAACCAATCTATAAATGGAGGTGGCGGAGGAAAGGATGAAGATACAGTATGGAATGGATATAGTCTATTTGCCCCAATTAAACTATTAAAAGCTCTTGATAAACGATTTATTGCAGAGGAGGATTAAGCTATGGAAGACGAAGAATTGAGACCATTTAATGAAGGAGTGCCGACATTTATACCGCCACTTGCTAACGATATGGATTTCAAGACGATGCTAAAGGTATTTCCTACCAAAGGCAATCTTGTCTATGAATATAATCCATTTTTGAATTATCGTCTTGAAACGGCTGGATTTGAATACAAGGGACACGTATACACTCAAGAAGAGCTTAAGGAAAGATTTGGCATAGAATGTACCGATGGCACACAATGGACTGGTCTTCCTGATGATGATCAACCATTGTTATACGAGGCTGGTTCGTTGGTAAACTTTGATACCTCTCAGCTTCAATTCGACATCAATCATCCTGTAGACATCATTCCTCAGTACTCGTATGACGGTTCTGTGAATCTGATATTGAATGACGGTAAGAATATACCTCGCCTTATTAACTCCAGATTTACTTCGCTGGGCAAGAACACCTACGAGGTTGTTGACCGTAAGGGCGACAATGATGTGAACATCTACGACCAAGGTAAGCAATTCGACATAGATACCTCTTTATATAAGCGTGTTGTTGAGATACCAGACCTTGATTTCATTGGTGTTTATCCTGGCGGCAACATGCGTGTGGGTAACTATGTGTTCTATTTCAAGTACATGGATGATGATGGCAATGAAACGGATTTCGTTGCTGAATCCGGTGTGGTGAGCGTGTTTATCGGTGATACCATGTCGAGTATCACGGGCGGTACGCAAGATCAGAATTCGTATAAGTCTATTCGCTTCCTGATAAGCAACATTGACCCAGGATATTCATTTGTTACCGTGTATTACACACGTACAACCTCAGATGTATCCAGTGAGCCTATCATGTCTGCTCATCGCATACTGGACCGATTTGAGGTCACCCAGTCATTGTCTTGCCAAATCAATATCACTGGCTTCGGTAACGAAGAAGAGATACCTGTTGAGGAAATTAACACGCAGTACTTCATAGCCTCATCCGCTTGTGCTCAAACGGTAGCGCAGAACAGGTTGTTCATGGCTAATGTGCATAAGCCAGATATACCATATAAAGAGCTTACCGACCTATCTCTTCGCATCTTCCCTATAGTGGATACAAAACCCTATACCATACCAAATAGGGATTACTACGATGACTATCGCAACACATACTTCGATCCAAACTTCATCTACAACTACACGGGCTATGCGAATGGTGGTGAGTATTACAGCTTTGGTATTGTCTACATTCTTGCTGACAACTCATTGTCTCCTGTGTTTCCTGTGTTAGGAGCGGTAAATATCTATCACGAGGATGACAGTGTATTTGAAGGCGCGAAAAAAAGTTCGCAATTCTCGCCAATAGCCATCTATAAAGAAGACGAGGCTAATCCTGACGGGCGTGTTAGAGTATATATCTCTTATGATGAAGAAACCGGTCAGATTATCAGTCAACCTTCAGACAATTCATACAGTATAGACGATTATGGCAACGTGCAGAACGTATGGGGAGTATCGTCATTCGACGTGCAACCAGAAGGAGCTAACAATGATAGTAATCAGATTTACTACATCAACTTTAGGATGTACGAATCCAACTATGAAGCTTTCTTTTCCATCCTCGCTTCACTTGGTATTAAAGGATTCTTCTTCGTTCGCAAGAAGCGCATCCCAATTCGTCTATGCCAAGCCATAACCATATCAACAGACAAGTCATCCTACACTCCCCTTATTCCCGTTGATAACACGTTGTTGAAGGAGTATCGTGGTGACATTGATTTCGGGGAATCTTCAACATCACACATTACTGAACGCTTCCTTGATGAAGACAGAAAGCTGAACGTGGATTTCGTAAGCAGATTATATGTCTGCGATGAGATGTCAACTACGGGCAATGCTGCTATTTGCCCGGACTATGATTGTTGGCCGGGATACTACAACCAGATATTCAGTGGCAGCTCATTCTATTTGGTAGAATCATCTTTCATGCCTACGGGCAACCATTTCATTATGGATCCGCAGAACAATAGGCAGATGTATGTGGAACCCATTACCAATACGGACTATAACAAGGATTCCAAGACCACATCGCAGGTGGTTACCGTGCCGGACAATACTACTGTCATATCTATCCGTAACTCGCTCTGGAGGGGACGTGCAGGTGAAGCTGAGGAAGCCTATCGCTTTGAATATCTTGAGCGTGACAATCGCACGGATGATGCTACCAATATCGTTCGAGGCATATTCGGCAACTACTTGGGTTTGGATGGCTACAACAGACCCTGCTCGTATGTGGACATCAAAACATCGGAAGCCTATAACGCATCTCCATACGATTCCATTAAGACGCGATATGCGGATAAATCAGTGTACTATGCCATCAGTAAACGCTATGCACTGAAGAACTTCTACTCGCAGACAGGAGGTGTACTAAATACTTACAAGGTGTCCATGCAGGACTTGTCCGGTATCTATCGTGGAGACAGCTTTATCTGCTTGTTTACCCACCGATTCAACCGAAACTTCCAGGATCCGGAAGCTCCCAACAATAGCAAGATAGTCGATGAGGAAACGTGGAAAAACGGTTATAAACTGGATAGCGACGACTTCTCGGATATTAATCGAGGCGACGTGAATGCCATACCACTTGGCATTTGGTTAACCTTCCCGATCGTGTCTAACCGTAATCTGAACATCCGTTCACTCGACCCGTCTTATCCCGAAGAGGAGGCTCTCACGGGTCATAAGAGAGGCTATTATCCTTACTACGGTATATCCGTGGATGGCAGCTTCAAGATACCCGAATCGGGCGTACATAACGCTGGTTTGTCCGCTAATCTGGGTGAGCGGTGGAACCAGGCAGTACCCGATGTTCCCTATATCAAGAACCAGTTCCAGACACGCATAGCCTACTCTGATGTGCATGTCAATGATGCATTCAAGAACGGATTCAGAGTGTTCCAGGCTACCAACTTCCGTGACTACACCCGCACATACGGCATGATCATCAAGCTCGTTGAGTTCCATGAATCTATCATCTGTATATGTGAACATGGCATCTTGTTCATTGCTGTTAACGAACGTACCGAATCAGGTCAGGGTCCTGGAGGAAGCGTGTTCATCAATACACAGAATGTGTTGCCCATGAACCCAAAAGTGCTTAGCGACATGTATGGCACGCAGTGGGCGGAATCGGTTATTAAGACACCGAGGTATATCTATGGTGTGGATACGGTAGCCAAGAAGATCTGGCGTACAGATGGAACAAATGTGCAGCTTATCTCTGATTTCAAGATACAGGAGTTCTTGAATCAAAGCATATCGCTTACAGAACGCGAGCTTGAGCCTATCATAGGTATCCGAAATGTCAAGACACACTACAATGAGAACAAGCAGGACATCATGTTTACATTCTACGACAATACAGTCGGATTTGAAGAAAAGGTATGGAATATCTGCTTCAATGAACTGCTTGATACGTTCATCTCGTTCTACTCTTGGTTACCGTCTTATTCCGCATCCATAGACAATATCTATTTCAGCTTCGACCGAAACACCTCGAAATGGATATCCAAGCTTGGCATGTGCCTTGCTGATAACTCGTTTAGCCATGGCATCACGCTTACCAACAATACCATCACGCGGGCGAACATGAACAACATCGGGGAGTTTGGTATTGTAGGCGTACAGCTGCCAGATATTAAGACGGGTATATCCGCCACTTACACCTATACGCTTGAACGGGACAACTTCGGGTACTATAAGATGTTCGAGATTGTGAAGAATGGTGATAAGTACATCCTAAAGCTAAAAGATGGAATCACCTACGATTCTCTGCTTGCCAACATTTTCACGATGGACCAGACAACAGGCAGGCGTGTGTTCCTGGATAGAAACAATCCAAACTTCAAGGATACTATCGTCTATCAGCTTAATGTTCGTTGCGACATAGATCTGCAATACAATGCCGAGGATGACAATATCAAGCAACAGTATGTCAACAACTGGAACGGATACAAGGAGCTTGATGCGGGATACTATGAGTACTCGATAGCTGTTATACCCGAAGACAACATGATGTTCCTGACTACCGATTTCTGGAAGCACGGACAGGCAGGTATCATAGATATCAAGGACAAGATTGTTCCTTGTGTGTGGTACGCACGGCAGCATCCGTTCGAGGTAGAGATTGTGGTTGTTGACGATTCGTCGCGGCACAAGGTATTCGAGAACCTACAAATCATTGGTAATGCAGCGGAACCTGATTCCTTCCATTTTGAGGTTACTGGTGATTTCTACGAATGGCATGATGATAAGGAGAACATCTACTTCCGACAGGAAGCCATCAAGTCGCTCTACCAGTATAACGGTTCCGATATCCTGTATGACCACAACTTCCCGTCCATCATACCACAGCAACGTATCATGGCGGACTATAACGACAAGTCTACATTGTTCCCGCTGTACTACTCCAGAAACGATATGTTCAACTATATCGAAGATTATTACAAGCAGGCTACGGCACCCGAAAAGGATTATGTCTACTTGTCTGGTACGGAGATAACCAAGTACGACACGTTGCAGGAATATCGTATGTGGACGCATATCAAGGGAACGAACATGTTCACAGCAGGCAGGTTGAGAGGCAACATGTGGTATCAGGAAGATAAATGGTTCGTACAGATTCCATCCATCAACTTCACGCAGAAGAATGAAGATACCTGGCCCAATGGTTTGCAGACTTACATAGACAAGAATGGCGTGCAACGATTCGCTCAGAAGCCGCCATTGTCCATCTTCAACACACCTGTTCCCAACGATATCCTGAATACCAATATCACGAACAACGACTTCCCCAAAGATCTTCGGAATCTTGGTTATGGCACTACAGACCTTGACCTATCCAACTGGGCAAGCGACTATGTGAACGATGCTACAGGGCGAAAGGAATCTCGTATCAGGGACAAGTATTGCAAGATACGCATCAGATACACGGGAGAGAAGATGGTAATCATACAAGCCATAAAAACCATCTATTTTGAATCTTGGTTATAAGCCGATTTTTGTAAGAAAAGGAAATAACTATGGGCGATATAGCAAGGACATTTTCATCAGCAGCTGCACCATTACTGCCCGCTTTCGACGTAGGTGGGCAGCAATACGACAATCCTACATTGCAAGGCGGCTTGCTTAATGGTGCTGCCGGTCTGTTATCTGGTGGTAGTGGAGGTGGTGGAGGGGGCGGTTTGCTCGGTGGATTACTGGGCGGAGCGGATGGTTCGTTATTGAACTTCGGTACAAACCTGCTTGGAGGCTCCGCGCAAGCCAATAACATAGGCATAGGCTCCGTTGTAAGCAATGGCGTTGGTGCTGGCTTAGGAAAGGCTTTTGGGCTTCAAGACCTTTCTACAGGCGTATATGGTGCCGCTTCCAATTTCGCTACGGCTGGTTTGGGAAAGATACTCGGAAAGAGCACGGATTATAGCGATAAAGCAGGACAGATAACCAGCCAGATTTCTGGTGGATTGAAGAAGCTCGGTCCTTGGGGTCTTGCCGCAGGAACAGCTATAGACCTTGCTAATATGATAGGCTCGAAGTATTACGAAGGCACGACTACAGACAAGGTAAATACTGCCGAAGTAGGATCATCTTATAATGTAGGCAACTACGAATTGGAAGGACAGAATATATCAGGATTCGGAAGAATGTTCGGGTCCGGAAGACGTTTTAAAAAAGAACGTGCCGAGAAGCAACGTAAGCTGAACACAATAGCTGATATCGGACAGGATGCAAGAACAGACAGATTGAAAGCACAAGGTTCGCTTAATTCCATTACTCTTCGCAATCAAATTGATTCCGAAGGTGGCGTGCAAGCTCTGCATGTTAAGAATGGCGGAGTGATGATTGACTGGGATTTCTTGCGTAAATGCCATAGTAAGATTCGAGCCATGCAGGATGGGGGCAAGGTTAAAGCTACCGATATGCCGCTTGACTTCGTTGAACGCATGGAAGTACAGAATGGTACAAAAGGTACCATTGGCAAGGATTCCGAGACACAGGATTCTCAGACGAAGAAAGCCACTAAAAACCAAATTGATAAGTCACAGAAAGAATCCAGCAAAACAAGCAACAGCTTGAGCCTTGGTTTGGACAACTTGACTAATCTGTACGGCAACAATGTCCTTCGCGCTCAAGACGGTTTGAAGGTTCCAAAGGCTCGTATGAGCATGAAGGATTTTTTCGACATCCTCACTAAACAAGGCAAGATGACTGACACCTACGATTATGAACGATTCTATCTTGATGATAAGGCATTTGAGGATTGGTTGAAGGAAGAAGAGAAGAATGGATATGGTGCCGGTCATTTCACGGACAAGTACAAGAAACCTGGTCATGTTACCTTCTCGGATGAATCAATTATTCCACACGACAAGAAAGGCGGGCATTGGTATTATGAGAGCAACGAGGAAATCTTTGAACCGGAGGATTGGCAGGTGGAACAGTTTGGAGGCTGGGATAAATACATTGAAGCCTTTGAGAGGGAATATGGCAAAGGTAGCCGTCAACGATTACGCAAGAAAGGCGTAGTTAAACAATCATTCACCGGTCCATCAAGCGGCGTTGTCAAACACAAAGGCGGTGGTAAATTCAATGTTATACCTTCTGGAGCTTTACACAAGGAGCGTCACCATATTGAAGATGTCAAGTCTGGTATGGAGCATGTGACTACCAAGGGTATTCCTGTTGTACTAAAAAACAAGGCTGGCGAGATGAAACAGCAAGCTGAAGTTGAGCGTGAGGAAATCATCTTTACTAAGCAACTTACCAATAAGCTCGAAAAGATGCGCAAGGAATATGACGAATGCGAAGATGATGACAGAGCCAACGAGATTGCTCGTAAGGCTGGTGAGCTTCTTGCCGACCAGATACTGTTTAAGACAAAGGATTATTCTGGAATAATGAAAAAGGTAAAAGCATGAAAGCGATAGACTTATATGTAACGAACGATGAAGGCGACGAACTGCATTATAAAGTACAGGTTGCCGAAACTGACGAGGAGCAAAAGAAAGGTTTGCAAGGTGTTGAAGATCTTCCTATTGATGAAGGTATGCTGTTTGTTTACAACAAGGAACAACCGCTTTCTTTCTGGATGAAAGACACGTTGATACCGCTTACTGTCGCTTTTATCAACAAGGACATGTCCGTCATTGCCGTGTATGATGCCTGGCCTGGCGATGAGACACCTATGCAAGAAACAGCTATGTATGTGCTTGAAGTAAATGCCGATGAGGATATTGAGGAAGATGATGACGTATCCTTCGACCTTGATGATACAAAATACGCTTTCTCGGAAAAGATGCACGTGCTTGACGAGCAAGGTAATACGCAGATGACTATTGAAGGTGGAGAGCGTATCGTATCCCGCAAGCAGACGAGGGTGCTCATCCGTAAAGCTAAGCTCTGCAATCGTTGGCGCAAACGCTCGAAGAAGAAATACGATGCTTATTGCAGGCAACTCGGCAAGTACATCTTTAATGTGTTTGATAGGCAGGACGAACGTCCCATAGACACTGTAGACATTCCTGAATGAATTATTTTACTCATGTTTAATATTAAACTGGATTACAATGAAAATCGGAAAATTCCAAGAAGGAGGCGCAATGCCTCAAGGTGGTGCTCCCGCAGCAGCACCCCAAGGCGGTGAACCGCAAGGTGGCGGCAATCCGCTCGACCAGATTATCCCTGCCATGCAGCAAGCCGTACAAGCACAGGATTGCAACACGTTGATGCAAGTTTGCTCGGCTTTCCTGCAAATCGTTGGCGACGCAGCAAGCGCACAGCAGCAGGCAGGCCCTCAACCTTCTTTTGCAAGACGAGGCGGAAGACTGGTCAGAATCGGCTAACTTGCCATGTTGTATACTACTTCAGCGGGACATCCGGAGCTTATCCTATGTCCCGCTATTTTTGTTTGAAAAGGATTGAACTATGCCAGTAAGACTGTTAAGAGAGGGCGGAAAGTCCGTACAATATGCCGAAGGAGGCACCAAGACCAAGGTGGTCGACAAGGAGAAAGACCCTGATTATCTGAAGATCGGTGACATGGAATTGAGCCGACAAGGCATCCTTGACACGTCACGCGACACGGGATTCACTTCAAAATTCTTCAACTCGTACAAAGGATTCGGTGGACCGAAGCAACGCGAGAAGATTATCGCCAAGCGCAACCAATTCATTAATGGTGTGCTTGAAGGCAAAATCTCGCTTGATGGTATCAACACGTTCGTATCCAATATGCCAGAGTTACAAACTACGGGCAAGACCAAACGTCGCTTCCTGTCCAGAACGTACAACACACGTGATGAGAATACGCTCAATGCCCTTGGCGCGGCAGCTGCTCTCGAAGTGCTTAAAAACTCTGGATATAAGCCAAAAGAGGAGGAAATTAAACCTGTCGAGGGTGACACGAATGGTGATGGTAAGGTAGACGACAAGGACAAGGAGAAGTATGACACTTCCTTTGCAGGCTACTTAAAAAGCCGTGGCATGACAGCCGATAGCGTGGCATCAGCAGCCCTTTCTCGTGACGAGAACCAGCGTTACGGATATACCAGCCAACTCTTTCAGAACTATCTGGATAGCCTCAACAAAGCCAAAGAATCTGGCAAGTATAACCCTGAGACAGACTGGAGCGTCATTGATACGCTTGGCAGGGTTATTCCTGGATTAAAGGATAAGGCATCCTACGAAGCTAATCGCGACTATATTGATTTAAATAGTCGTGATGCTGATCTCATTCGCACTTTGCTTGGCTATGCTCCTGCACAACAGGAAAAAGACAAGTATGAAGGATTAACGGAAGAAGAAATAGAAGCAAAGAAGCTGGAAGAGGAAAATCAGAAGCTTAAGCAACAGCAAGAAAATCAAAATCTTAGAACACAAAATAGTAAGATTCAGGCACAAATGGATGCCACAAAAGAATATCAGACACTTCTTAATGATGTTCTTGGTTGGATGGGTAATCAAGGTAACAAACCGTCTACCATACAAGGCTACACTATTGGTACATCTGGCATGGATGCTGATGCTGACAAGAAATGGAGTACTGCTCTCGGATATATTATTCCGGAAGATGGAAATCCAGCAGGTTATTATTCCGGCATTCTTTCCAGTATTGTAAATAGCTTCATGAATCGTGGGAACCAATCTGTAGAAGATTGGAGAAACGCAAGATTGGGAAGCACCAAATTTGGTAATAAAGGCATAGAAAGCTGGTTTAGCAAAGACAGGGGTTCAGTAGGCGACCATTTAAGGTCAGCTGATATCGACTTCGAGAATTTGTATGCCAATACTACAAACGACCAATTCCTTAATCTTATATTGTCACGATTGAAACCAGAGGATCTGAAGCAAACAAGCTTATTTGGTAATCCTAATATAGACCCGTATGATGGCAGCATAACCAATACTGGCGTGTTCTATGCTGACGATAAAGGTATCCATTACTCTCCTATTAGCGATGTGTACAATGCTGGAAAGATAGATAGAGCTACTCTTCAGAATTACCTGCTTGATTACATAAACAAGAAATACAATCTTACCGGAGAATACCAGGTAGTTTCTCAAAAGAACGGAGGTAAGACTAAAAAGTATCAACGTGGAGGTCTTATCTACGACACGTATAATTATGGTTATTCTGGAGGAACAGGCGGCGGAGGTCTTGTCGGACAACTTGATCCCGACGATATAAGAGAGATTGAAGCAAACAAGAGAAGATGGGCCAATCAAGATGCCAACTTGGATAGAAGATTGCAAGGTGGATTTGCAAATCCATCAAGCCCTGCAAGCGCAGGCCAAGTCCCGGATAGTTTTGATTTTTCCGATGCGACAAGAATAGCTGCCACTGTTGCTAATCTTACTTCGGCTGTAACCGCATTTACTGGATTCTCTCCGGTATCAACTGCAACAGGATTCGGTGGCACCGTAGCCAATCTTATTGCAGACTGGGCTGATAAAGACGTGTCAGCTTGGGATACAGTGAGAAATTTCGGAATCAATGCAGGTCTTGATTTGATAAGTCTTGTTCCGTTTGCAGGAACAGCTACAGGTGTTGCAAAAGCTGTAAAATCAGTAAGAGCATTACTGCCTGTTATCAGTTATGTCGCTGCCGCATATCAAGTACCCGATTTGATTCATCTTGCCCAAAAGGCTGTTTCGGATACCAATCGAATGACATCTCAAGACTGGATAGACTTGCTTGATGGTGTCAATATGTTAGTTGGCGGAATCACAGCAGGTAAGAATGTGATGAGAGGAAATCGTTTGGCACGTGAATCTTACAGAAGCCGCATAAATGCCGGAGAAAGAACTTATCGTATTAAAGCTGAAGACAAGAATGGTAAGAAAGTAGATGTTCTTGCTTCTCCGGATGAATGGAATAAGATAGCTGGAGCAAAAGGGTTGGCTGCCAAACAGGCTGCATTCAAAGAGATATATGGAGATGACTTTAAACTTGACGGTAATCCGACAAGAATTATAGACCATAGCAATGAGGGATATGATAGCTTGAGACCGAGAGATTGGTTTACCGGTCCGAGAACATATAATCCTGTTGATTATGTAAGCGGCCGTCCTGTTCGTGGAACAGGTGGTAAATACGGAGAGTGGTTGAGTAGATTCGGAAACAGAAGAGAAGTTGTCGATCCTCTTAAAGAAAGAGGTGTCGAAATTACTGCAAATTCCATAGTTGATAGAGAAAAATCATGGAAAAAAGCAATAGATAGAGGTAAAAACATATATAGCAAATTAGGTAGGAATAAGAGTAACACGACCGAAAGTCAGAATACTTCTACTCAAAATAATACACCTGCACCACAAGCAGGTACTCAGCAATCTGGTACAACAAGATTTGTTCCAGATAAAAAAGGCTGGAATATCTATAAAGATCAAAAGACCAATAAGTATTATGCGGTTAATAAAACTAAGAACGGAAACGATGAATTAGAAGAAATAACAGATAAAAACTTATTGGCATCATTACGAGAAAAGGATAAAAATGGAGAGTTATTTAAGAAAGGTGGCGTAATTCCTGTTGGTCGTTTTGCTAATGGCGGTGTTATTTACAAATACCAATCTGGAGACAAGACAAGAAACACGTTTACTGCCGATTCTCCGCTTGACTACAAAGGATACAATTCACTTTGGGGACAAACTACAGGATTAGACTTGCTGAATGCTCTGAAGAGTGTTGATGCTGGTGGGTTGGATTGGGATAACAGTAAGTTCATAAACATGGCAAAGAATCTGCAAGGCACTTACAAAGGTGCTGTAGATGTATCTGGCAATGGTTATGACCAGACCGATATCAACCAACATGCGGAAACTGGCACCCATCAGAAATCATACAACACCAACTGGGCACGAGGAAACAAGGCTATTGAGGACGCTATCACGAAAGGTATCATTACTCGTAGAGGTTCAACGGGCGACAATACGAAAGGTGGATATACAGACAACCTGCACGGCTTAATGAATTCTTTGCGTACATGGGGTTATGCTGCCAGTGATGTAGATAGAAAGGCTTTTGAATCAAGCGACATCTATAAGCAGATACGCGACATGGCAGCACGCCGAGGAATGGTCTATAAGCCTATTGAATCCTTATCTGGCAACGGTAAATACTACTACGGCTTTGAAGAGATGCCTGCTTTCGATAAACCTAAGCCAGGATCGATTGGTAAGCAAACACCGCTCCCTCAGACAATCAATCCGAATAACGTAGGTACACCGGGCGCGGATCCCGCAAGCATAGAAACAGAATCTATCGGTGCTACGCTTGATCCTACTGATGGTTTGGGTGGCGAAGGAAGTGCGAAAGGTGCTGGTGCTGCGGGCGTGTTCTTGGGTAACATGCTTGAACCTATCCTTAAGACACGAGCCAACAACAGGGCTACACGCGATATGGTACGAGCAATCAGACCTAACAGGATGACGGCTTATCGCACACAAACACCCGTTGAGAACGATTATTTCGCCAAACGTGCAGCAAGTAATCGTGGCGCACAAATTATGTCTACTGCCGATAAGATAGCACGTGGGACAGCCGATGCTTCCCTTGGTGCTGCTGCCGTATTGCAAGGACAGTCGCTTGCCAACCAGGAGGTAGCTAAGGGTGATGCTGCATCCCGCGAACGGTTCTATAAGACGAGACAGGAAGCTATGGAGCACGAGAACGCCAACACGGCACGATGGACAGCCGCTGCAAATGCCAATGTTGCTGCTGAGAACAATGCCAATATCACCAAGGCTCAACTTAATGCACAGAACCGTATTAATAACATATCGGGTATCTGGGGGCCTTGGATGAGAGAACAGAAAGCCATAGGTTACCAGATGGCAAACGATCGTATGCAGGCCGACATAGCAAGAAGCGGTGCTGATATGGCTAAGGAGTTGGCTGCTCTTCGCGGTAATATGACAGATGAGGAGTGGAATGCTTACCTGACTTCTCCCGAATATGCGCAGAAAGCTGCCGAGATACGAGCCAGATATCAATCCGCCAATGCAGGAAGAAGCCTGTTCGACTATGTGAATCCCATCTTCACCGCCAAGAAAGGAATGAAGATTAAGACCAGTTACGAGGTTAATCGTAAAGGCATGGATGAATGGTCGAAGAATTTCTTCAGAAATGAATTGAAGGCTAAGAGCGACGACACCAAACGTCTTATCGCTTCCTCATCGGGTTGGATGAACTACATGAAGATGCTTTCAGACAATGTAAACCAATTTAATAGAGTAATCAAATATGCGCCTACAAAGAGATACAAATAAAGTTCGGAGGTTTCAGTCAGGTGGCCCGATGCTTAATCTGGCTACCTATACTCCGATGGGTATTCCCAATGTAAGCGGTGCATCGTATGCTGCATCGCAGGAAGTATCAACATCCTCGTCTGATGATGACAACAATGTGGGATTCACTCAGAAAGACATAGCTGACTTGTTAAAGAAGATGCTTCCGTCTGATAGTAAGATTGTGATGGGACAGATGTCAAGTCTGATGCGGGATATTCGTGCAGCAGAACTTGATCCGTTTGTGGCCCAACAAATCGGTGGTTCTATTGCTAATAAGTATTTGCAAGTAAGACAGCTTGCCGATACTGCCAATCAGAACTACGAGATGTTCAACAAAGCGAAGTCTGCAATCATGGAGAAATCCTCGCTTGGCGAATATGCACAGGATAGAAACGGTAATCTGTACTACCAAAAGGAAGATGGCTCTATTGGCCGTGTCAGCATGGATGATGAGCTTAAAGACAAGCGATTGCTTACTTACGGCGACTTATTGTCCTATCGCAGACTGGCTATAAACGGAGCGTTTAACGACGAGCTTATTGAGGCATCTGAACAAGCCACATCTTCCAAGGATGTGCTTGCTACTGTAGAATCCGTGTTCAGCAAACTGCAATCCGATAGCGAGGAGATGCAGTACTATGTGAACAAGCAAGGCGGTAGAAGTCAAGTCATGGATACTGTAGAAGGCTTGGGCGCGGTAATGAGCGATGCTACGGATGGATTATATTCGGTAACGGATAAATCTACTGGTATCAGTGACGCCAAGAAGAAAGCCGCACTAAAAACGGTTATCCGCATGATGCCGAGAAACCAGCAGAACTTCATTAATCTCCGCGCCAAACTCAGCGGGGTATCACCAGAAGTAGCGTTGTACGACATGATTATGTTGCGTGACAAGCGCGACACATCAAGACGTATCAGTCAACTTAGAGACTATGAGGAAGAGGCTATCAAGGCTGCTGCTAAGAAATCCGGTAAGAGTGGTGATGGTGGTGCAAATGGCATCAAGACAGATATGACCAATCAGCACTGGATGCTTGAAGGCATGGGAGCAAAGAACATGCGTGTCATCAACAATGGCGCGAATAGCAACTATGCTTACTATGGTCTTGCTAATACGCTTGCCCTTGGTCTTGAACCCGACAAGAAGACCGGATTCGTCAATGTTAGTGAGCTTACCGATAAGAAGTATGGTATGGCTGGATTAAACTGGAGCCAGGCATCCTTTGCAGGAGCAAACGTACCGTTCTACGACCTCAAATCGTTTGTGATGAACGATACTCAGTTCGATGTTATATCGCTACCATACAAGGAAGTAAATGGTTCCAAAGTTCCTGATTTCGCAAGATTATCCGAGTTGCAAGAAGCATCAGACTTGTTGCGCGCTTTACATATCAATGATGTTAATGCCGACAACTACAACCAAGTCAACGATGAGATGAGCAAGCGCGGTATCAATATCAGATACGATAACAAGGGCAATGTGATTACGCCTGGATATGCTCAGTTTGTTGCCTTTTCTGTGGCTACTGGATACAACACGATAGAGAATCTGAAGGATGTCAATCTTGACTTATTTGATAGGGTTGATGACGATAACATAGCAGCAAGGGTTGCTGAGGCTACAGGTGTTGAAGCCGACAACGCGGCATGGTTCGGTGATGATTCAGTAGCTACTGGTGTATTGTATGTTCCTTATACGCCGAATGCCCAACTGATGTTGACCAATACTGAATCACCCATTCAGACGGAACTGAATACGGGTGATCCGGTACAGCTGATGATGATAGATAGAAGGCAGAATAGAGCTGCGTACGTGGCTACAAACGATGAATTGCAGGATATGCTATACCAGAATCAATAAAATAATTCGTAGAATATTTTGTAAATAGAAAAATAATCCATATCTTTGCATTGTCAATCTCTCGCACAGATAGACAAGACATATAAGAATAATGCGAGGTTCATACCTCTTCATTATAAATCCCATCATTTAAGAATGTGCGAGATTCTTAATGATGGGATTGCTTTTTTGAACCATTTAACTATACAAATATATGGAAAATAATTTGATTAACAATGAATCTATTGAGATTTTTGAAAATTCCGAATTCGGAAAAGTAAGAACTATTATTACAAAAGATGGACAACCATTATTTTGTGGTTATGATGTAGCAGCTATACTTGGATACAAGAAACCAAGAAATGCAGTATCTACACATTGCAAGAACACCACCGCCCTATTTCAGGGCGGTAACCCAGACGTCTCTGGACTTAAATTTATTCCAGAGAAAGATGTTTACAGATTGATTATGCGTTCAAAACTTCCATCTGCGGAGAAATTCCAAGATTGGGTATGTGATGAAGTGCTCCCTTCATTGAGAAGGCATGGTGTTTATGTTGTAGGAATGCTTGCTAATTCTTATCAATATGATGATGAAGAATTAAGAGCTATAGCTTGGGCGAAAGAAAGAAAGGCTTTAAGACTTGCTATCGAAGACAACAAGAGATTGGAAGCTGACAACAAACGTATGCAACCAAAGGAGCAATTCTATGATCTATTTATGAATTGCGGATATATGACATCAATTCGTGATTTCGCAATCCAACTCCAGATTAAAGAAGAGACGCTTACATCTTTCTTAATAGGCAGTAGACTTCTTTATAGAAGTACGAATAAGTCTGGAACACTCAGACCTTACAAATCAAAGACGCCGACATGGTTTCAACTAAAAGACCATAATGATATGAATAAACCAGGAAACAAGATAATGATTACGCCAAAAGGAAAAGCCGAAATATATAAGATGTTATGTAATGAACATATTATAGATCCCGAAGATGTAAGATTATAAACTTGCTGATATCAAATTTAAGCCTCATCAATAAATATTGGTGAGGCTTTATTGTTTTTATTGGATTCATACATGTTGCAGTAATAAAAGAATATTGCAACAATCATAATTAATATGTATGGCTATAAATACATAAAGTGCAAAAAATGTATGGAGTAAATCTATTTTGCCTTTATATAGCAATAAACTTAATACATTGCTATCTATTTGTATAGCTCGTCTAAACCAGCTAATTTTGTCGTCGTACATATAAGAATACAGCAATGCCTACCGAACAAAAGAAAAACGATATGCTTCTTAATGTGATTTCAAATCCAACCTACACCACGCTTGACTTCATGGATGTAGGATTGGATGAGACAAACACGAGCATACTCCCATACGAAACCTATCGGAACAACGAAGAGATTCAGAAAGCATTCACGGTTGATGGAAAGTTTAATGAGCAGAAACTGAAGGATGCCTACAACATAGCCAATTCGATGCTATACGAAATGGCGGAGACGGACATGAACAAACAGATAGCAAAGGAATTTGAGTTCCAACCTGGTTCATTGTTTGCTCTCAGTTTCGAGAATCCTAAATACGATACAAGCATAAGCGATACCACCATTGAAACCGAGTATGGAGAGAATGGTTTGCCGCCTAATCCCGATAGAAAGAAGATGGGTATAGCTGGAATAGGAAAGGTTACTGAAGGCAAGTATTCCATGAGGGAGCTTGCACAGATGAGCCAGACCTACAACAGTGAAACAGGCGAATGGGAAGAAAGTCCTGAAGAATGGTTCGGACAGCATTGGTTTGAGAATATCTTCAATCCAAGAGTATATGCTACCTACTCCGAATACGACCCTGAAGTACAACGCGGAGAGAAGCAGGCTGGGGAATGGAAGATTGGACCGAATGGTACTTACTACACGGAACGCCTGAACGGCAACCCGGTATATGATAAACAAGTAGTCGGCTTCTTTGATACATTGACCAAGGAGGATAGTTGGTTGAACCGATATGATTTCTTTGATAGTGATGACAAAGAGAAATCAGTAGCAGGGTCATTATTCAAGAATCTTGCCATGGTAGTACCCGCTCTTGTAGGAGGTCCTGTTGCTGCTGCATACCTCGGCGTGTCCACAGGATTACAAGCCATGAAGCTGATGACCGGATTAGGCAAGATTCTTGCCGGTTCGGATGTGGGTTGGTTGAATAACATGGATGGTTTCTTGAAACAGTTCGATATGAGCGTATCCGACCACTCCCAAGAGAGCGTGTGGACTATGGAGAATTTCCTTGGATTGGGCAGCCAGGTGTATTTGCAGCTTGCCCAGCAACGCTACTTGTTCGAGAACGTACCCAAGCTGTTCGGTTACAAACAAGGCATGAATCCCGATAAAATTGCTGAACTTTCCAAGCAGATGAGAGATAAACATCTCTCGGAAATCATGAAGAAAACCAAAGACCCCAATTTTGTTCTTAGGGAGATAGGTCCTACGGGTATGGGTATGAAGAGCTTTGTAGACCAATATGTGTACACCAAGACGCTTCATGATATCACGGCTTACCAGAAAGGAGCGCAACGCATAGGCGAAATCTTGTCTAAGGGTTATATGACAGGTATCACCACTATTGACAGCTATGATGCTGCCAAGAATGAAGGTGCTGAGGACTGGCAGGCAGCTTTGCTTGCCCTTGGCTATTCCGTAGGCGAATACAGACTTCTCAGCACAGGTATCGGAGAAATGGTAATGCCTGAACTTCGTGCCAATAGACGTATGGTCAAGAAGGCCGTTGAGAAGGTTATGGGCATTACCGATGAAGCCAAAAAGAACGGCACCATGTTCACCAAGGAAGGCAAAAACAAACTCTTCCAGCGCATCATGAAGATTGGTAGTGATGTGGCAAGCGGCAAGTATCATGGACAACAGACTGCCAAAGCCATCCTTGCTAACGGTCTTGGTGAAGGTGTCGAGGAGATGAGCGAAGAGCTGCTTTATGACTTCGTGAAGAGCATCAACAACGGACTTGCCATGCTTACTGATGGAGCATTCAAGCCTCTTACTGCTTGGGATGATATGCGCGACCGCTATGCCATGTCTTTCATTGGTGGTGCTCTTGGTGGTTCGGTATTTAACGCTGCTGCCAACTTCAAGTCCATACAGGAGATTGAGAGCATGAACAACGAGCAAGCTCAGCAATACTTGCTCTACAAGATACGCGAAGGTAAGCGTGGTGAGATTGAGAAGGCTCTTGATAAGATGACGTTTGGTCCGCGCAACATGAAGGAAGTCAAGACGGATGATAACAACGGTACGTTGCAGTATGTTCCTGGAAACGCCTTCGAGAATCAAGACAAGCTCATTAAGGACGAGTTCAGGCATATCATGGATAACTATGAAATCATGCTTAAACGTGAAGGCTTTAATATCTCGGATAGCAAGCTCTTCAATGAGATACTACCCGACTATCGGTATGCATTCATAGACAAGTCCTTTGCTGCTGCCATTCACATGAACGATTTCCAGAACGCATTGAGCAACCTTACTAACGCCTATAAGAACTATGACGCGGTAAAGAAATCACAGCTCGGTGCTACGGATTCTGCCAAGAAGGAAGACAGTCCTATTCCTGATATCGACAAGGCTGTAGAGAATGCACAGCTTGCGGTTGATAAGGCACGTGCGGAGGTGCAGTCTTATATCAATGGTGAGAAAGCCATGAACTTCATTCTAAAGGGCGTATTTGAAGCCGAACCAAACCTCAACATAGGCAACAAATTCGCTAACCTTGGCAACTATTCGCTGTACCGTAACGGAAAGACACTTTCCGAACTTTCTGAGGACGAATCAAAAGCTACCGTAGAAGAGTATGCTGCTTACTTGGAAACAAGCGGTAAGGACCGCCTGAATACGGATTACGAGCAGTTTATGGCTATGTTGAAAGTGGTTAATCCAAAGCTCAGCGAGGTTATCATGGATAACTACGCAAGGATGCAGAAGAATGCTTCGGTGCTTCAAGTTATCGACCAACAACGTAAGTCTCTTGTTGATTTCCAACGGGAGGTAGATAAGGCAAGCAAGGAAGGTAACACTTCGCTTGTAGACCAATATATACGCAATCTCGCTTTGGGCAACAACCTTTTAATAAACGAGGAAGGTACAGGTGTTGACGGCCTTGATTCGGGTGGTTACTACTATGGCAATGTTACCGAGGCTGAAATCAAAGACCTCCCCGAAGATGAGAAGAAGAGGATACGTCTGCAACGTGAGTTCAATATGCCTTATCAGATGTACTTCAACCGCAACGCCATGCGCCGTCTCGGACTTACCGAGGAAGAGTTTGAAAAGCTGGATACCAAGGAACTAAACAAGCGATATGCTGAATCCTTCAATACAAACGACGCATCCGGTAATCTGGATGAAGAGCTTACTGCTATCAATCGGAAGCAATACGAGAGACAGTTGCTCAACAACTATATCCTCAACTACATTAACAACAGCGTGAATACGTTGCGCAATGTAGCTAATTACGATGGTCCGCTCAATGAGGATGTGAAGAAGCACGCCTTGCAGATGATTGCTTCCATTCGCAGTTTGATGGAAGTAAAGAACAAGGATAGTGTTATAGATGATGACGCATTCAACAATATGGCTTCAAATGTAAGGTATGTGTTGGATGATTATAGTGATATTAAATCTAAACTTACTGGCATACCCGAAGCAGATCCTATCATCAAAATCATAGAAGACTTGGAACAACTTGTTCCAGATTACAGCAGTTTTGAAACAGATGAGGACGGTAGGGCATACGATTTTAATCAGAATACTGTTGGAGGTGTTGACGGATTCGTATCTGGTTACATGGATGAGATTGTGACTGGTATTGACGGCACAAAATCTTCCAAATCCACCTATCGTAAAGCAAACATTAATGCATCCATAACAGGGCTGAACAGTTCTATTGCTCGTATCAAAGAATTGGTGTCCGTTCTTACCTCAATAAGTAATGAGGATAAAAAGAAAATCAATGATACGCTTGACGGAATTAAGACAGGACTTGCCAACATTAAGGACACGGCAAACAAGATAAAATCAATACCGTTGTTCAATAACAGCGATACACTTAATGAGCTTGTTGATATTGAAAGCAAGATATCCTCAAAGAAAACCACGCCCATCTACGAACTGCTTGACAATTTCCAAATTGACGATAAGAGGACAAAAGCTACGGATGTTATCAAGAATATGGAGAATAAGTTGGCAGCAGCTTCCACGTCTCCGCAATCGTTTGTGATTACCGATAGCGAGATGGAACAGCTTGACAATCTTGAGAATGAGATACATCATATCATTGCTGCCATCTACGCCTCATCCGAAGACACATCTTCGTCTACCAATCCATTTGGCTTTGTCAACTCTTACAACGCCTTGATGAAGGATACAGAAGGTTTCAAACCTATGAATCTGCTCAAGCGTAAAGATGCCGAACCTATGACCAAGGAGTTGTACGAAATTATTCGTAAGATTCAGGTGTACCGTAAGATTTCTTCTGTCAACAGCGAGAATAAGCTGAATGAGAATCCGAAGATCGAGATGAACAAGGCTGTGCTTTCTTACGATGCCATTGCGGATTTCGTAAACAAGATGTCCACTATTGACAAGGATAAGGTATCCAAAATACAAACTCTTTTGGATGAAGTGGAGACCAAGGAGTTGATGGATAAGTATCGTTCCTTGCGCAACAACAACCGCAGCATGAAGCCTACGGATGAAGACCTTAAGAAGACTATACGTAAGATTATGGATATTGAGCAGGCTTTCCATGATGCCATGGTAGGCAATGACGGCAAACCGGTTGATGATGCCTTACTTATCAAGGTTATCGACATGTACGACCCGTTTGTGGCATCCATTGACACGCTTAACGACCAGACGAAATCCTTTGATGCCAACACGAAACTTTGGTATCTCGCTTCATTGATTGCGTCCGACCCAAGCTCAGTATCATACGCTATTATGAATGCCTACAAGAGCCTTACAGGTATCGCGCCTACCGCACAGCAGGTGATGTCATTGAAAGGTCTTGTGAGCTATATGACGGGCCGAGATACTTATTCTCGCATGTCTACCTTGTTCAAGGAATCCATCCTACGAAAGGCTGAATCACTTATTGACAAGGGTAAGGAAGGGGCCAAGGAATTATTTATCAAACTTGGTGAGATGAGGCTTGCTTCTCCCGAATTAAGGAAGATATACGATGAGTACGACGATCTTAAGACAAATAGACCTGATGAATATAACGCATTAAAGAAAAAGGTATTGTTCTTTGCTGCCAACTCCAAATCATTTAACATCTTTGATAACATGTATTGGATTGGTGGCATACCAGGCTCAGGCAAGACCATGGGCGTAGCTGTTACTGCCATACGCGCCCTTACTGCCAAGGATGACGGAGATGTTGATGTTATACAGGGTGGACGCACTGCCGTTAAAGATGGTATCATGGTAGTCAGCAAGGAGGGTGTGGCACGCAACCTTTCTGACAACATCAAATCACATATCGGTGACGATGTGAATGATGTGCCTATCATGGACTTCGAGAAGTTCCTTGAGCGGCACTTTGCTATCTCTTCCCGTGCCGATTTCCTGAAAGAAGAGAATGTAGGCGTAGATACGGCATCCGGTGGCGACTTCACCCTGTATAGCAAGGTTGGCACCAAGACCGAGGATATGCCAAAGATTCTGCTTATTGACGAGGGTACGCTACTCAACCAGGTAGAGATGGATGCCATAAACCAGCTTGCCGCCGAGACAGGAACGCTTGTCATTGTGTTTGGCGACGAGGATCAGATGAAACAGGCAGATAATGTACCTAACGTCAAGGACCAGAATGGTATTGAATACTCTTCTCCCGACTACATCTATGCTATCTCCGAAAGCCAGTTCCCGCACGCTCCTAAGATTGGTTCATCCATGCGAACCAATAACGTGCAGAAGGATGCCAACATGGTTACTATCAAGGTAGCCAAGGAGGATGTAGCCAGTACTGGAAAGACGCCAGAGTTTACACTGCATTATTCGCATGACAACAATGGCGTGTACGGTGAGGAGCTTGCAGAGAAATTGGATGATTCCACGCTTGCTCTCAAACGCATGATGGATGATGTTAGAAAGCAACGTGAAATCAATCCAGGTAATTATGAGAAGATTGGTGTAGTAGCTTCAAAGGCAACAGACAGAAGTCTTGCTTATTTGAAGAGTTTGCCTGATGCAGACAGTTACTTTGATTTCTTTGATTCCCCCATACAAACACAGGGTCTTGAACATAAGTATTACATCTATATAGACGAAACCGTTCTTGATGATACACTGAGTAATACTGGTAAGAATGTCTTCATGGATGGCCTGTATACCGTTACTTCCCGTTCAAAGCAATACACGCTCATTGTGAATAGCGGGAAATATAACGACCATATCAAGTTTGTTGAGGACGAAAAAACTGCTATCACCCAATACGACCGTACGGCCATACAATCCTACAATAAGAAGTACACAACCATGCTTGACGAAATCTTCAAGGATAAGGTCAAGAATGGTTGGAAGGCTACTCAACTGAAGCTGCAAACCAAGACAACACCAAAGAAGAGTTTACCTGTTCCTGGTGGAAACCCACTTGCTTCATCCGTTCCTACCGACCCGAAAGTTGACGTGGATGATACAGATAAGGATATTCCGGATAATTCCAGTGAAGGAAGCGGTGTCGCAAAAGAATTGGATGTACGGCTTGATAGCGACGGAGCAAAGACGGATGCCGGTTCCATGCCTATGAGAACAGATGGCGGATTACCTGCTCCTCCTGCCGGTACTGAAGTTGACAAAACAGAAGGTGCAGTGGATAAGTCTGATGAAGATATTAAGGATGCCAATGAACAAGACCTTACCAAGCTGTTTGGCTCCGACCCTGGTTATGGCGTAGGAATTGTTTATACGCACACCGTTGATACTATGGGCATAGGTGTTGAAATAGACAGACCAAACAAACGGATTATACTGAATGGATTTGATAGCTCCGGATTAAACGGCATAGGAAAAATAATCGGTTTGTATGAGAAAATAGCTGGGATTGGCGAGAAAGACAGTATGCTTGAAGATTCCGGTTTTGAACAAAATTCATTTGTAATCAAGTTTGACAACGAGAGCGATATTAACAACTTTATCAAGCTCGCTCATGCGTATCTCATGGATACCCATGTTCTTATGGTTGCCGGAAAAGATTCGGAACATAGGAGTATCGTCAATAAGATTGATGCTATCAAAGAAAGAACGAAAATGTTCTTGAAGAGCATACATAAATCAGTTGACGAGGATGCCATAAATAAAACGGTCGATAACTTATTTGGCGGCATACTTGATTACTACTTCGTAAAGACTGATACCGTAGAAAGCAAACCGGATGTCTTGTTCCAATATAACGCTAATCTTGAAAAAGTATTCGATTCCAAAATGAATACGGTTCAAGATGATGCCGGAAATGAACTTACTGCAAAAATGCCAAGAGCAAGACTTTCCGCCGTATTCTCGTATGACGGATACATTGTTCTTAGCATACCGCTATTTAACTTTGAAAACCCGTTCTCAAAGATTAAACAGAACGGATTTGAGAATGTTATAGATTGGGCAAGTAAAATTGTTGATGGGGGCATACCGTCAGATGCGGATACTAAAACCATAGCAGAGTTTATCCTATATCTTAATGACGGAGAAGATGCTTCCGTATCAAAAAGCGTGAAGCTGCATGATGATACAGGAAGAGGGCTTATGCTGTTGTATGATCCTTACAACAAATTCATAGATGGGAAAGAATATAAAGATGTTCCTAAAAAGATAGAATTACTGCTTCGTCTTTACAGGGTTTATGATTTGTATGGTGGCAATTCTTTGAAGCTCAACAAGATTGCTGTAGAGCACGCTTTAGAAACAGCCAAGGTTTCCGGTCCTGCCATGCGATATAGGGATGCCGGAGGTTTTTATGAAGCCAATAGGGAATATCAGTATATCAGAAAACCTGTCAATCTTGACGAAATGGATAGTGAAGGTATTCTGGACATGAGCGATATCATGATATTGCAAAAAGATAAAAATGTTGGAGGAACCACTATAAAAGCTGGTATTCCGTTTATAATAACGGGATATGGAACAAATTTAAGTAACTCCGGAAATGCTTTGATGGAATATTTGAACCAGTTTACAACCGGCGTTGATAAAGGATTGAGATTGTATTATGTCAATAATCCGAGAATACCGATTGACCAATTTTTTGGAAAACTAAAAAACATCATTACAAGCGATAGTGGAAAACTTTCTGAAAGAGATAAATTGATTGGTAATATATATACCGCATATAGGTTATTAGAGAGATTGTATACAGATGATAAAGGAGCATTTTCAAATCCAAGTAATCTTAGAGACAATCAACAAATGATTACTCCTGAAGAAATGGGGAGTAGCGATAATATTTCTAAGATACATGAATTTGCAAAATGGCTTATTGAAGAAGGCAGCAAACTAAGTGGAAAAGACTTTTATGAATTTGTATTCAATAATAGTTCCTATATCAATATGGCGTTACTGAAACTCGCATACAATATGGACATATATGGTAGAATTGAATTCGATAGCCCTATTGATAGCAAATTAATTAATACTCTGAAAAACAAAGGAATCGGTTATATATTTTTGAATGCGGCAAAAAGCGGCAAATCATGGAGCAATGTAAACGGTGTTAATTATAGCACTGTTACTACATCAAGCAGAAACCGTTTCTCTATAGAAATAGAGGGTGAATCTTATTCATTTACTGTATTCGGTAAAATAGAATCCCCAATACTTGCTATTCAGTATTATGACATATTAGACCAGATATATAAAATGGATTTTGGTAGACTTACAAAAGAATATAGTAAAAGGGAATACTATATAAAGAGAAACAGGTCTCCATTTGAATGGGGATTATATAGGAATACAGATGGCATAGTCGAAGATGATTCAGATGGGGGTGTTGATACTGATTCTGGAACAGGAGGAACTGATACCGGTGGATCAAAACTTGAGATAACAGCATTCAATGCTGCTGACAATGCGGTTGCTGTTCCGCAAGATATTATTGACAATTTTAAATTTGATGGAGATGAAAATCTTCATATTGACATTGTCAATGATCCGGATAAAGGTGATTATGTAATTATTGCGCAAAAAGGTGGTGATAATAAAGTAAACCTGTATTATATACCGGATAAAATTGCATCTACAAATGAAAATACAGATGAATCATCTGATGACATCAAATCTAAATTAAATGATGCTTATGATAAAAAAGGTGTTGTAGAATTGTATTCTAAAGACAAGAAATACACTATTACTTTTATGGACGATGGAAGTATAAATACGCATTATCAAGATATAGAAAAATCATCTGAATTACTATCAGAAGACCTTAAATCTGTAACAGATGTACTAATGTCTGATAAAAACAAAGAAAATTTTAAACGCTTTGTTGATAATGCAGATGATGCAAATGAATTAGATAGAATGTTTGGAGTTACTACCGATGTTGGAAATTTCGCAAAAATATTAGGCAATGCTATTAAAAATCCATCTAAGGAAAATTTAACAACATTAATCGAACATATAAAAGATTCCGTAAATGATGATGGCTCTGATAGTGTAGCTGATGATTATAATATAGTATATACCGTATATGGCGATTCAACTAATAATGAGCTTGCGTCAGATGAGGCTAAATCAATAAGCGAGCTTATAGATATTGTGTTAGGAAACAAATCTAATCAATGTTCTCGTTAAAAAAATAGTAAACTATGGAACCAATAGCATGTATTGACAAAAATCGCATTAATGCAGCGATATCTGTTTCATATAAAAAGTATATGAAATCAGCAATAAAAGATGGTCTTAAAAACCCAGATCCATTATCCCATTTGATAGGTGTGACATTAAGAAATGTTTTAAGCACACAATATCCAGATGGATTGGATAATGCGGAAATGAGAAAGCAATTTGTAGAAGCTGCATTAGATACATTCAACAAACTTGGACTTACTGGAATAAACACAAATGGACTTTATATTGCGTTATTTCCAAACAATAGAGAAGATGTTGAATCGTCAAATACAGAATTAAAATTAGAATTTGACGACGATAGAATATTTGATAATGGAGATCCTGATGATAAATTAAACAATAAGATAATGGAGATATACGGAGATCAACCGTATGCCTATTCAGCAATGCTTGACTTGTTTGATTCAATCATGGTTCCTACATTGTTTGTAAATAAAGGAAACACCATTCTAATTAGCGATATACCAGCAAATATTTATCAATTAAAACTTCAACTTGCTAATGAGATTATTCGTTTCATAGTAAGTGATAAGAATGGATATTCTTTTAACACAAAAGTTGGAGATGAAACGATTGCTGATATACATCGTCCATTTAGAAATGCTTATGATAGACTGAGAAGATCCAAGGATGACAATTTCAAAATGGCCCTACTTACTGGGAATACTCTGAAAACACAGATTATCGAAGATCTTTTCAATGCTGCTTTTGATAACCCCGGCAATCGTATAAGCGAACTTGCCCAATCTACAAACGACAGAGATAAGGAAATCTTCAAGATGTATAACAAACTGTTTGTATTGAACAATATGGATGGTTTGATTAATCGTGTTTACGAAAACATCTTCGACGAATCCAAAAACACAAGCTCGATGGAGATAGCTTATCATGAATACGACATGAAGAAGCTAAACAATCTTTCTAAGTCATGGCATGACGAGGACAAAGAAATCAGTGCTATCCATCAAGCAGGAAACATAACCAGGTCAATTATCAATACGTTTACTTACTACGACTTCAAGACCAAGCAACCTTATAGTGCCAAACTTGGTTGGAGTAGATTCAATGGAGCTATAGGATTGCTCAAGGGCCTTGTTAATACTGATCTTGCAAATTTCAGAAGAAAATTCGATAGGGATAATTATTATGGCGAATCTCTTGGTGATTTAATCGCAAACCTTAATGGAGGCGGAGCAAGAGCTTATAAGAAACTCTTCGATTTTTTAATGGATACTGAATATGTGTCCGATAAAGGAGGAACTACCGTTCTTGAAGCCATTTCCAATATCATGTTTCCGTCTGAGATTGCAGGCGAAAGACAGTATGGGAATGATGGTATGAAAGAATCATTTAGAAACTCTATTTACTCTATTTACAGGGAGGTATTTGACAATAATACCGATACCGGCGGCATGATGCTCTATAAGGCTTATTCGGACCATATAAAGAACTATGACGTTCCTAATTATTTTGAGATGATAAGCCACTATATGGGTTCGGTGAATAGAATTGACTTTACCTATATAGCTGAGGATTACAAGGAGAGTGGAATGAAAGTAAGACTACTTAATTCCCGTGCTCTTGAACAAACCAAGAAAAGAATCTCTGCCAGAATCTACGATATGATTGACAGCCTCGATATTCAAGTCATTGAGAAGATGAAAGCAATGATGCAGAATGCAGGCATAGATATTAATAAATATCCGCCAAGCATAGAGGTGTCAACAAGGATGGTTGACAGCAATAAGGATAAAGGGGAGATGACGATCAAGTATCGCAATTTCTTCTTTCCCCCAGTAGAGAAACCGGATAATCCCCTTGATTACCTATTTGATGGAGAATACAAGGTGCATAGAATAACAAGTAATCTTGATGATTTCAATATAGTCCAGTCTACTGGCAATAAAAGCACTCTTGCTTCATTTGTTAAAGGTAAAAGACAAGACGCAAGATATGAAGATATTGCAGACAGTAATCCTGGTGCTGCACTTGAATTGCTGACTATGGATAGTGCAGACGATACAAAGAAAAGCACACTGGATGAATTGCTTCATATCATATCTCAAACTGACCTCGTTAATAATGTAGACCTTCGTAAGCAGTTTAAATCAAATGTCGGCCTTGGTGATAATATAGCAGCCATACTTACCATCACAGGATTCTCGTATGTGAACCGCACAATGGTGACTGGCAAGATTGCATCCAAGGAAGAATTGCAATCATTTATGAACAGATATTTCACAAGTGGTATTGCAAACGAAGGTGGAATAGCCAATGCTCTTCCTACGATTACCGGCATAAGTATCAATCCTATCTCGTCAGGTCTTAACGGTTGGGAAGATGCGCTTACTAATTCTATCGGAATCTACGAGAACTCTACCCTTCGCGATACGGTTAAGTATGGAGGCAAACAATTTTCGGTAAGCCAATTCCAACGATTGCTTACTGATACGGGCAGACAATACAGACGTATTCGCAAAGAGGAGGATGCAGCTGCATCAGGTTCGCTTGTCCACTACGGATTTAGGGAGATAAGCAATGAACTTGGTTCGTTGCGGTCTATCATAAACAAAGATGATAATTATTGGAAGTATTTTGATAACAAGGAAGTATTCGGTCCTACTGTCGTTGAAAGATTAGCTGACATTGGCGAAGGAAAGCCGCGTATCGAATTTAATGTGAACGAATGTCTATTCTCTGATTTCGCCATTGGATTCCTTGACGGATACTACATGGACAAATCGTCGAATCCGTATACTAACTTCACATTCACTGTGGATTCTGATAAGTCTACCATTCACAAGCCTGGCGTGAATACTGAATTCATTGCTATGCTTAAGAAATTATCCGAATATGCGCCTACAGATGAGGCGGGTATTGCTTCTCTTGCCGACTTCGATAAACGTATGGGTATCTCTACGCAAGAAATGGAAAGCATTCCTTACTCTCTGCGAGGAAACTATCGTGTAGCCAAGTTACTTAGCAAGAGTCTATACAACACTTATAACAAGCTCGTTGAGAATGTAAGGACAGATATAGGAAGGCTTAACAATCTTATCGGAAGGGTAGATGACAACTTCCTTAATAATAGGACTTTTAGTCATAAGGACAAAGCTGTATTGTCTTTACTGAAAGAGGCTCTTGATGCTAACCCAAAGAGTACCATCGTACAAATCAGAGACAACTACAAGGGATTCAATAGCCTCATAAGCAATTTAAGTACACGCTTGTCCGCAATGGGTTATGGCGACATCACGCCTTACGAAGCCATGATGATTCTTGTCAAGGCTTACAATACTACTCGTGCTACCGGCGAGAAAGAGATGAAACTCGTTGACCAAACACACCTTGTAAGTGACAAGAAAGGAAATATCTCCTTCAAACGGATGTTTATTGACCAGCTCTACCGATACAATCCAAATGCTTACAAAAAAAACAGCAGTGGTGAATTTGTTATTAGTAGAAGCACGAAGCAGCCGGTAAGGCTTACTGCAAGCGAGGTCGCCAAGCAGCATGGGTTTGACCCAAAGGCATTCGACACGCATGGTGTAGATGAAAATAGCAATCCTATTCCTGGGTTGACAATTGATGAGTATTGCACTTCCTTCCGTGATTTCTTCATGCAGAAGAACGAAGAACTGATGTTCTACGCCATGCAAAACAATACTCAAATCTTTATGAACGATAGCTGGAAGAAACCGCTTACACAAGGTCTTGGCAAATTCATAGCTGATCCCAAAAATAAGATTTGGGTGAAAGGCAACTCAATGGTATTGTTCAAGGTTGTTGACCAGAAAGGAAATGTCTATGATATCACCAATGCGGCTGACATCAGACGGCTTGGTCTTACCCGCAACGGATTGAACGACTACGAGGTATTCAAAGCGTTCATGAACAATATGCAGATGGTTCATGTCAATCCCGCTCTACTTGACTTCAACTATATGGATTTCTTCCTTGGAGAGAACTATAAGATTAATACGGTAGGCGGCATGTTCAACCATCCTATCAAGTCAAATGGAACGCTCACAGGGCTTGAAGAGGAAGCTCTTGGTATCATAGCCCAGAACAAGCGTAACGTGTCTTATACAGCCTCTGTGGACCAGGTTCTAACCAATACGCTTACCGGTATGGGAAGCACTATGAACGTCTGCTGTGTGGAGGATATCACGGATGACGTGTCGTCCATGTCAGGTAATAGCAATACTATTAAACCGCACGATGGTATCTGCCATATATCACCCGTCATGGCTTACTGGATGCTTAACTCGACAGGCGACAGCAAGGTAGGTATGGATATGAAGCCGTTCCTGCACTCGTATGACGCCCGTACAGCATCCGGCATCATCATCAAGAGTTCGTTCAACTCACTCACCAATGATGGCGTCAGGAAGGGTCAGAACGTCGAGAACATGGTATACAAGACCATGGCTGCTGAGTGGAAAGATGAGCAAGGCAGACCCATTACTGGCAATATCTTCCAGGATTACAATATCAACCGCTTCTCTTCGGATGGTAGACAGATGCTGAATTTGTTTGATTACCTGTCCAGAAAGTACAATCCAATGTTTGAAACCAGCGAGGGAATGTTCGAGATTGTAGGCATTGATGCCGTGATGAACCCCGATACTGGTAGATACCAGTACTTCCGCCGTATAGCAAGGATTGATGGTGCTGGTAATTACAATCCCGATGAAGTTGTTGAGGAAGGTGTTGCTTTTGACGTAAATAGCAACTACGACTTGTGGGTATTGTTTGGTAAGGAAAACTCCAGAGAATACGATAAGAAACTGAACAAGATTGTTCCGTCTGAGAACTCCATCCGCATGATTGTAGATCTTGGTAATAATGTCGGTCTTGATAGAAACGGAAACAAATTTACCAACAGCAATACGCCTTATTCACAGAATGAATGCTACCAGTTTATGAAGCATGGCAATGCTGATTTGATTGTATCCAATGGTGCTATCAAGCAGGGTTACGCGAATGTAAACAGGGTGTATGATGTAATCAGCAACAAAGACGGTTTACCCAGTACGTTCGCCATTAATACGGACTATTTCGGCATTCAGCTTGACCCTACCCATACCGCTGATAACTCACGTGTCAGTGAACTTTCCCAGGTACTCTCTTCGCTTTCATCCATGGGCTTCTCCTCTGATGATGCGGATGCTATTTACAAAGCTCTCGGCGTGGTTGCCAAGTCATCCTTGCAAAGCATGGTAAAGGGCATTGGTTATACCAGCACTGCCAATATGGAATTTAAGGACTATCGCAAGCTGATAGCCAACATTATTGTTAAGGCAATGAGCGAAGCAAAGGCTCTTAGCGACATTGAACGAGCCAAATGCGCGGGCCTTATCAAGCGTGTTGAAGATGGAGAATACATCGAATATGAAGATCTCGCTGAGAAACTGACGCTTAATGACGCAAACTTTGTTTCCAAAGTGCTTCCTAACATAGCATCGTATGTGAACAAAATTTCCATCAGAAAGCAATTCCCTGGTTCTCTCTCTTTGTTGAAGGCTGGTTATCGCATTGTTAACCTATATGATGGTTTGTCTTGGGAAGACCTTGGCTTTACTCCAGAAGAGAAGATAAGTAAGGCTATGTCTATTCAAGAAAGATATGACAGATACCGGTTCAAGGATGTCTCTGAATGCCGTATGGGATTCCGGTACAAGCTGACTATGCCCGTCGGTTCCATTGATAACGAAACAGCAAAGAAGTTAGGCAGATTCGAGCATTTCAATGACGGAGTGGACGAAACATACTACATTGAACTGAAAGATTATTCTACTTACTCTAAGCTGAAGCATGTAATGAATGCACTGGCTACACGATACAAGGATGAGCCTGACGTGGATTATGGCTTGTCGGAGTATATCGTAAGACCTGCTGATGCGCTTGAAACACGTATTGGTGGTGGCATCGATTTTGATGGGGTAAGGTATATCATTGAAGGACGCGAGCTTGCTCCCATGGATATTCATTTCAATATCATGGAAGATGGAGTAGTTATGCACTACAATATGTACGATACCGATGCTGTGCGGTTGTTATTCAAGTTGAAAGACAAAATCGATGAATTTGATAGCAATGATATTGAAATCATAAACAACATCATGATTCCAACTCTTCGTAGTTCTGGTAAATATTACATCAATGAATATACCGATAGGGAACTTCTTCTCCGTATGTTCTACCAGCATGAGATGAATGAACTGGATAAGGTCTACAAAGGCGGAGAAGGCTATATCTACATCAATGGCGTGCGCAAGAAGGTATCCAGTAGCGGCATGAGGATTTATAACTACGAAGCTGTTACTCCTAATATCAACGCAAGCAAGTTTGGTCTTGACCAATACACCAAGTTGGATGATGTCACGCAGGAATCGTTTGCACTTAAGATGCTTGACAAATGGGACTTGCGGGTTGATGCAAATCTCTACTCATACGCTCTGATGTTCGACAACGGTCAACATGTCTATTTGCATGATGCCAACATATCCGGCGTGATGACTGAAGAGGACTATCAAAGAGAAGGCTTCGAGTTGATGACGATGGGTTCCAAGCTGGCTAAAGACTTCGAGAAAGCAAGTAAGAATCACTATATCTACAAGCGCAATGGAAACGATGTGTTCCGCATCTCCAATCAAGATAAGGTGTATGTAGATAAGCGCGGAAACATGATTATTGATATTGTGGTTAAAAATGGTCCTGGAAACATCAATAAAAAACATCTTGAGAAATCGGATGGCTATAGCGATATTCTGAGCACAGCCAGACAGATGGAATTTGTAGTTTCTCCTGCCGTGTTTGACAAGGATAATGGACAGGAAGAAGTTACTAATTACTTGCAGATGATTGTCAATGCGAATGCGTTTGTGTACGATAACGACAATAAACTCATTGGTGGTAACAAATCTATGCAGTTCCTGAAACGCGGTTACTTCGATATGCTTAATGACGCTATTATCAACGCTTGGGATATCGCACAGATTGCTGAGGGTGTTACGAGAGAAAAAGTGAATAATGCGCTTAATGAGAAGAAGCGTGAAGCAATACATATACTGACTACAGTTGGCGCCGAAGGATTGAAGAATGCGAAGAATTCCGCATTCTTACAGAAGGTTTACTGGCAATCGCTTGGCAAGTACAATTCGTTCCTACAGACGCTAAAAACAGTATCTGCACGTATCCCATCACAAACCATGCAATCCTTCATGGGAATGAACACGGTGTTGTTTGACAACACAGGATTCAATTCCTGCTTTGTAAACGATATGCAGCTCTGGTTGCAAGGTTCGGACTTTGACGGCGACAAGGTGACATTCCAGGAATATGCTGTTGACTATAACGGACACATCATTGGCTGGTCTCCTTATTTCAATGATATCCAGCTTGATGCGTCGCTCAAGCTGCCATTCCCGACAAACGTACAGGCTAATATGGCTGAACCTGTCAACAATGTTACACAGGTAATGAATGCCGAACAAGGATTGTTGTTCAGTGCCGTATTTGAACTCAATGAGGAGAAGACGCAGTATGTCATGAAGAGTAATGATACGAATGCCATACGTGCGCTCATTGAGAGTTTTAATAGCCAGATTGATAACAATGGAGGAATTCTGTATTATAAAGAACCCGGAAGCGCGGTAAGAGGAGCCAACGCTTACAGTAAGGTGCTTGAGTTTATCAATGCACACAACATGTATTTCGATGATACAAGCGAAAAGAAGAATGAGGGATTGAAGAATTTCATCACCTACAAGGAATATGAGATTATCTCCAATCCTGTGAACATGTATGAGGCCCAGTCTTCTATTGACGACTTCGATATGGTGAAGAATGAGGGAGCGAATGATAAGGCTGGCAATATGCGTAACAAGCAGAATGTAGCCAATGTGTTTACCAAGCTGATGGCTTTCAGAGACAACGCCATTGGTAAGCAGGTGGTATCCGCTACCGCCGCAAGTATTAAGAACTTCTATGGTCTTACGCAATACTTCAACACGATAGGCTATAATCTTTCTGATAGCAAGGTTGCCGAACTGTCTGAAGAAGCCAATATCAACGAAGCCATAAAGACGCTTGCTAAGCCTATTCTTGGTAAGGATCATAACGGTGTTGTGGTTGGCAATAAGACGTATTACACGTTCGTTAACTTCAATCCGAACAAGAAGTACCGTGCTATTCTAAACGCACACGTGAATCGTATTGTAAACAAGATACAGGAGAGCCTTAATGCCGTACCGCATACGCCGGAAGAAAGAGAAAAAATTTTCTCACAGATTATGTTCGGAATGAACGAGGCTCGGTTGACTGCTAAGAACAATGGTATTCAGCTTAGTGATGCTGAATTCAAAGTCATTGATATCTATTCGTATATCAATCGTTCTGATGCGCAGATGGACGCAGCCCTTATCCTGTCTGCCTTGCTTACTGAGGCTACAGATAATGCCAAGAACTTGACGCTTGCTAAAATCAACGCCATCCCGGAGCTTATATCCATTTATGTGTTCGGTATATCAACAGGCATGGATTTCGCTAAGATAGCTTCGTATGCCCGTTCCAATACGGCTCACATCTTCAATGAACTCAAGCAGGGTAATGTCTTCTATGGTTCAGTAAACAATAACTTCTCATTTGCCAAACTGAAGTCTACCATAGTTGATCCGTGGCATTATGTTGGTGATGGCAGGAAGATTATTAATGATGGCGATTTCCATAAAATGACAGACTATGCCAAAGATATATTCGGATACAACGATGCTGCCGCAGCGAAAGGATACAGAAATTTGATTCCCGGAAACAGGGAATTTATGAAGATACCTGGTCACAATCCAGCTTCAATGCGCGATGTATGGACCTATTATATAAGCAACGGCCTTCGTATACCGGAATTTTGGCAGAATGCTGGAATTACCGACGAGATGATCATAGACAAACTCAGGTATTTCTCATACGATTTATTTGGATTGCTTCCAGCTGATGAAAACGGTCACAGAAAACCCGTTGATGAGAAATCTGATTACTATAAAGATTATCAGAGCATGAATGCCTGGATTGATCGTGTTGAGGAAATAATCAATATACGCAAGGATATCAATTCCGAATACGAAACCTATTTCGACAAGGACAACAATGAAAAGCGGATGACATACCTTGACATGTTGATTGATATGGAATCTGGGGCAAGCGAGATGATGTCCTCGTCAAAATACATGTCTAAGAACAAAGGTGTGGCAGGTACGCTTGACAAGCAGGAAAGCTGGTTACATGCTATCAGCAATATCATCTCTCCATCTGTTATCTACAACGATAATACATCGGATTTTGTGAAGAGCTTTTTTGCGGACTACAGCACTGGTAATCCGTATGATGATGAGATAAAGTATGGTTCAACACTGATTCGCAAGAACGGACGCAAGTTCAATCTACACAGATTCCTTACTGATCCAGAGTATGCCGAAAAAGCCATACAGGTTTATGCGGAAACAAAGATGTACGCATTCAATGTGCTTGACGTAGCCAACAGTCTGCCACACATCAACTCTTATACGTGGGTGCAGGATTTGATGGTGAACATGGTTGAGAATATGTCGTCTACCAACAAGGCGGCTTCCATGATTACGAAAGCTATATCTGACGTGTCTGGTAAGTTATCTCAGAAGGAGGTTAAGCAACTTACCAATAATGTCATGCGCTACATTGATTTGATGGTATTCGACTTGTTCCTGCGTACTTATTACGGTAAAAATCAACCATTCACTTTCTGGGTTCCTGAGAACTTTGAGATATTCAAGGCTGGAACAATCAACGGCACTTTCCTTCGTGAAAGAACTACCAAACCTTTGGAAATTAGTCTTGGTACCACGGAAGGTAAGATGACCTTCTTAAAGTGGATGAACGAGATTGTAGTTCCTTCCTACAGGCAAGGTAGATACGATGAGACACAGCCTAAGAACCGTGTACTGTTCATGAATGATTTCATTAAGGGCATAGTAGGCACGAGGGTGGATAAAACTTTAACGGGTGGTATTGTACCGACAAGCCGTGTCACAGACAACCGTATGTCCAATGACGATTTCGATATCCGAAACGTGCAGAAATTCCAGATATGGGCCAATACGCTACATAACAGTAAGTACATCAATAAGACGGATGGTTCAAAACCTTCGAGGGAATTTGATATGGCTACCTTGCTGTTCATTGCTGACCAATTAGTATTCAATGGTACCAATGCTGAAGCGTCATTGAACTACTATTTCAACTCCAATAATAACCCGATGAAGCGGCAATACTACGAATTCATTGACAGGTATTTCTGTGATGACAATGGTAATTTCATTCCTGAAAAGGTTACTGCATTATTGCCGAATAATGATGTTGAATTGAGCTCTGTAGCAAAGAGCCTTGCTCCTACTGGCAGCACTTATTCTTCTGATGCAAAGTATATCCGTGCTTTCAACAAGAAGACTGGTCTCGTAGAAACATACGAAAAGAAACCGGAGAAAGACATTAGCGTAAGCACTGGAAAGACGGAGAAGGGAAGCTTTGATGAAGAGAATGGTTTTGCAGACGACTTCTTCAACGATATAATACAAAGCGCCATTGAGGAGGATGTTGCCGATTGGGAAGGCGAATATGATTATGATGAACGCAGAAGCTATGGCGGAAAAGGATTCAATGATAGCAGATACGATAAGGCTGCTTCTCATCAAGCCTACGATATCTTTATTGATGGCACAATAAAAACGGATAATGCGAACTTGTCAAAGAAACAAATAGAAAAGATGAACAAGGAAGAGAAAACAATGGAAGTTAATCCTATCAATAACATAAAGAATGCACAGCAAGCTACTCCGGTTGCTGCTCAGAATATGGGCTATGGGGAGTTTGTTTCTGCTGCATTCACAGAAGGAGCAACTTCGTACGCTACACTCAAAGGCTTATTTGATGGTAACATCCAACTTGGAGAAGAGATTTATTCCACTGAAACGGGTGATTCTAATGTGCGTAAAATCCAGGAAGACAAGATGACCTATGGTCGTATCATTAAAGGAAAGAATAGTAACGCTTATGGCGCAGTGGTGATGAGTAACAGAAACCCGATAGCTGTTGTTTCCTATCTTGGAAATGATGGTAATCCGATAACAAAAACCATTAAACCGACTGGTGGAAATAAAATGAGAAGCGTTTTAACATCCTTGTTTAGAAGAAAACCGGATGAAATGGTTAACTTCGTCGATCAACAATCTAAAGAGTGCTAACTATGGCAAGTTGCGTTATCAAAGACAACAATTACAACAGGTTGAAACGCCTGTCTGGTTTGGACGAGGAAAGCCTTGATGTCCAAGTGGGAATGTATCGTGACGGACACGGACGCGACCCGGAACTCGATGAACTTGCAGGTGTGGATTCCGCACCCGCTCTCATTAGCATGTTAAACCTCAAGGAAGGTAAGACAACCTACTACGGCAAGATGGAAGATATTGCTCCGGATGGCGACCTTGTAAAAGCTAATATAACCACGAACAATGAGTTCCGTGATTTGGAAACCAAGTTCACCCAGCTTGGAGATACAGTTATTACCAATATAGTCCGTAGACCCGGATATGACGTATACGAGGATGATTTTGATGTGGATGGGAATCTGACGAATGCGAAGACTATATCCATGCTGATATCCATAGCAGATAAGTCGGAAAGGTTGTATGGCATTCCCATGCACATCTTTACCTCCGAAGAAGCCGAACTAAAAGGTTTAACAGGATTGAACTGGCAGACCAAAAACGCCTTCATCTTTAATGGGGAAATATGGATAAATGCTGACTACGCCCATCTTGATGCTCCCGTACATGAGCTTATGCACATGTTGCTTGGCGAACTCAAATACAATGATTCAGAGTTGTATAATGAAGTCGTTTCAAGTATAGCAGACACAGTAGGATATCGTGCAGCAAGACGTGGTCCACTGTGGAGTTATGCGGAGAACGATGCTCGCGAAGAATATTTCGTAAGCAATGCAGCACTATTCCTGTCTGGCATGCAGTCTGATATTGACAATCTCTCTGAACCAATCAAGGATAAGATACGATATAACATTGTTCGCATGATGGATACTGCGTTTATGGGAGCCAATTCGGCAAAGATACTGGATTTTGATACCATAGGCAACATGAGCGTGCAGGAGATTTGTAAGCGTCTTGGTAGCGTTATAATGAATCATAAAGCTGTATTTGGCGGAGACCTTGGCTATTCCCACCGTATTGCAGCCAATATCAAACGTAAACTGATACAAGAAAACAAACTGGAAGAGATATGCCTTTAAAATGTACATATAGATTGGAAGGGAAGCGGGTGTTCGACAATGTAGATGCCCTGAATGACTTCCTGCTTGTCAAGTATAACCATATCAATGAGCTTGGCGATGCTGTGTTTTCCGACAGGAACACCGAGGCTTATCTCAATGCAATGAGAAAAGGTTCCAGGTGGATTGATATCGTGGAGAAACATAAGAATGGCGTAAGAAAACGAATGCTTGACAAGGATGACCCGGATAACCCAGATTACAAATACCATGTTCGTTACATGGGTGTCACCACTGCCGTAGGACGTATGAAGGATCCCATTGAGAACAGCTTCATTGCTCCGCAGTTTGTTCGCGACAATTACTTCGATAACCTGTATTTGCAACTCAAGAATGGCAATGTGGATGAAGGTTCACATTGGAACCCCAAAGACATTGAATTATTATTTGGTGATTCCGCCAATGCTGCCAAGATAGGACGCTCCTTGTCTAAGGAAGATTTTATGCGAGATTATGCAAGCGTCATACAAGCCAAGTGGGAACATCAGGCAAAGTATGGTAATGCTGTGCATGATATGTTGCAAGGTTATTTCGTGGGTATTGGTTCGTATAAGGATGCGAAGGGTAAACTAACCTCTTCTCCTATACGTCTTATCGGCATCAAGGATAAGGATCAGACCGTTGCCAAACAGAAACGCTGGGAGGCTTTCAAAGAAATGGTTCGTAAGAGCGAGTTTTATACCTCCGCTTACTTTGATGATTCAGGCAAGAAGAAGCTGATGGGTGGACAAGTTGTGCAGGGTATTTCTGAATCCCTTATCAGCGATGAGGATATGCGTACCGTCTTCGAGATTGCCGAGCAACGATACAATGCTTTGCGTGCCCGTAACGGCCTTTCTCAGGGACAGGACGAGAACTTCACCATCTTTGCTGAGTACGCCATTGCAGACGAAGAAAAAGTAGTTACAACGACCGACTATGTGACTGGCAAAGAAGAAGATGTAAGACTGTCTGGTTCTATTGACTTGATGGTATTACATGATGATGGAACTCCTGATGTGATAGACTGGAAAACATCTCCAGACGATTACATGGTAAATGGTAAGAAAGCGTGGTCGCAAGCAAAGATGCTGACTTATAACTATCAGACTGGTTTCTATCGTCAGATACTTGGTCGTAACGGATTCAACACCACAAGATCAAGTGCGTTTATCTCTCCTGTTATTACGGGTAAGATAACCATGACAAGGGATGCTGATGGTAATCCTGTGTTCTCCAACGAGAAGATAGATCTTGATACTAATCTAAAATATACTTTCGACGACATCACCCCGCAAGTCAATTCTGAAGTAGTACAGGTCCATCTGAATCGTATCATGGAACCTGGCGAACCGCATACGGCAAGCGTAGGTAACGAACATTTGGTTGAGAAGTCAGCAAAGGATATCGCTCTTATGTTCGGTAATGAGGATTACTCCACAGAAACCATTACTGACGAGCAAATCAAGGAAGAGTTCGACAAGTATTGCGAGCAGAACGAGAAGACGGGGCAATGGATATACTACAACGATAAAAACCATAAGTGGCGCGTGCTTGTGGCAGGTAAGCCTATCATAGCTGATACACCCGAAAAGATGTACGAGCTTATTAAGGAGTATAAAACCAATAAGCCCATGCGTCGTAGGCAAGAATCCATTGAATGCGCAAATGCCATACGCAATCTTCTTGCCGGGCATATTGATGAAAGTGAGTTCTATTCCAATAGAAGTTATGGTGAACGTCTGTATAGTATGATTGGGCAATATACAGATGCCGGATGGGCTATGGTGGAAAATCAGCAACAGCTCAATGAGATGGGTCTGATTGCTTTCTACAACACATTATCTGGGCAAGTAGACGTGATATGCCTGACCAATGAGGATCCGTTCAAACGTGTTCCAATGAAGAAAGGACAGTTGCTTTCTGCTAATTTCTACGATGACATGATTGAGAAAACCAAGAACTCACCTATGCTCGAAGCTCTTGTTGGCAATGTAGAAATTATGAAAGCGATGCTTATCCTTAATAATACCAAACTGTTTGAAAACGGCAACAACTTCATTGGCAATATCCGTGTATTCGACACTTCCACGCGTAGGCAGTTGCACGCGCTGAATAGCAAGATTAAGTACAGCTTCAATACGCTTACCCGCTATATCAAAGATGAGAGCGGCAATCGTGCCATCAAGGTCAATCAGGATATGAAGATAGGTACGGATAAGATGATGATTGAAAGTTTACTCAGACAGGTACAGAAACGTCTTGACGACGACCTTGAAATGGGTAGACGAGCCGAGGCAAAAGGTATCCGTTACGAGCACAACGACCTGTTCAGAAATAAGACCAGACAGAGAATTGTTTATTTCGGGCGTGACCATACACCGGAGAACCTGTCATCCTTCCTTTTCCAAGCCAACATTACCAAACTTGAGCTTGAAAGAGGTTACATGCGCATTCTTGAAACGCTTGAACAGAATTATGGCGATCAGTTCAGGAAGGTTGGTGAAGATGAATTTTCCGTAACCGGCAGGAACAGTGAGATACGTGCCTTGTACATAGCTGTGTCCCGCGCCCTTGCCGAGCTTAATGGCATCCAACTCAATCAACAGACTTTCCAAAGCGACAAGTATTCGCAATACGGCATCAAGGGAGTACTCACAAAAGGCTGGACAGGTTTACAAATGAGCAACCCTGGTATGTTTGCTTCCGATGTTATTAATGATGTGACCAACTTGCTTCGTCGTTCTTATCAGGATATCCGAGACCGTATGCAGTCTCCGCTTGCTGTGTTCAAACAGCTTGAGGACCGCATGATAAAAGCAAATAACGTGTTTGGTGGTTCATTGCTTGCAGCTAAGGAACATATCTGGGATGAGTTCTTTGTTACTGATAAAGATGGAAACATATCGGACGCCATGATGTTTAAGCACCCGGAAGAAATCTCCGACCCAATAAAGCGAGAGATACTTCACGACTTACTTACTGAAATCAATCGCTATCGTTTTGGCAGAGAAGTATCCGGTATGGATGCAGAAAATCGAGGACAGGCGAGAACGGATATGCTCACGGATGAGCAGGTTTGGGATTATGCAGCACTTGACAGGTTCTACTACATTCCGCTTGCAAGAAAAGGTTGGGTGGATGAGCGTGGCTCCGTAACCAATAACGGCATGACGTGGACCGAACGCTTCAATAGCATCAAGGAAAACCTGTTCAATCTGAAGAATGTCAAGAACACTTTGCTTGGTATCTTCGACAATAATGAGGAATCTGTCAAGCAATCCAAGGAGTTAAGACAAGACACTTCCTTATTCAAGATGAATGAGGTGCTTATTGCGGATGCTATGGATATGGACGAGCGTATCAGAAAGATCCAGCAGATGAAGAATGAGGATAGAGCCAACTTCACCAACAATGCTGTTCTTGCCGGTGCAACCATGGCGTTCAATCAGGTATCTACCGAAGAAATAGACAAGGTGCTTCTTCTTGCCAAGGCTTCTGTTATGCACCTAAGAAGTGAAGAAACAGAGATGGGTGGCATGTCGTATAAGAACGATATTGACTACTTGTTGAAGTATATCAAAGGCGTTATCAAGAGCGAAGACCTTACCGAGGAAAGCATGAAAGGAGTTGCTGATTTCTTTGCCAATGTATCAAGAGCCGCCAGTTTTGCTGTGCTTGGTATCTCTCCTGTGCAAGTTACTTATCAGAATATGCAGGGTATTATGCAGAATCTTTCAGCTGCTGCCAAGAAATATCTTGGAGATGCTTCGTTCGGCATTAAAGAAGTCGAACAGGCTGCTGCTATTGTTTACGGCGATATTGCTAATGATTCCAACAGTAAGGTCTCCTTACTCAATCAAGCTCTTGGTGTGAACGATATGGATATGAACGACTATGTGAAGCATACCCAAGACCGCAAGAATATCCGTACTACAGAGGGCCTTTACAAGCTCGGTATGATGACTTCTTCACGTCCCGACTACTACAACCGAATGATTCTTATCGTCGCCCAGATGATAAAAGACGGCGTGTGGGATGCTTATTATGTCGAGAATGGGGTACTCAAATACGACTTCAAAAAGGATAAGCGATTCAGTAAGCTGATTGATCCCAGTGCACCACATGATGCGGAATGGCACCGCCAGAAAGGCTTATACGATGCTGTAGCAAGACAGATGTTACAGGAGGGTACAAGATATACCAACGACACCAAAATGACCGTAGGAGGACGCACAGTGATTAAGAAGGCTAACTCTTTCTTTGAGTACAACGGTACCGATATTGTTCCGCTCCCCAAGGCTTATCCAAGCAGACAGACGGATGGTTATAAGAATATAGCCGATGATATTTATGGTTACTATACTCATGAAAACAAGGCTATGATTCACTTGTCTATCCTCGGTAAGATGTACATGCAATTCAAGACCTTCTTCTCCGGTAAGGCTAACCAATACCTCGCCCCAGGTAAGGTTCGTATGCGTGGTACATTTGAGCAGATGAAAGACCAGGATGGCAATCTTATCTACCAAGGCAGCTTCAGTGATGAATCGCTTATTGTTCGCAAACAGAAGTCAGATGGTAGTTATGGATTCTTCTATCTGGATACGGATGAAGAGATACCGAATGTCAAGGAAGAAGATTATATTCCGTTCTATCAATGGAAAGGTATTTACCAAGAAGGTGTATTCATGACGCTTGCCAATATAGTAAGGTTGGCTAAGGATTCGGATAAAAACGGCATTCTCGCCTTCATTGATGCAGTCAAAAAATATAGCACCGATGAGTTTACTCGCGATGTCTACAGAACCAATTTTAGGCAAATGCTCAGCGACATTATCATTATGTTGCTCATAGGTGGTCTGGCTGCATTCTTGATGAATGGATGGTACAAAGAAATGCTGAAAGACGACGACATACCTGGACCGGCTAAATCTATGGCAGGTATTGCACTTAAGTCGTTAAAGAACTCTACAGCTGACGCCAATACGTTTGGTGTATTCTGGTCGGTATTCGGTAACTGGACGCCGTTTACATTTAATTGGATGACCAACACTTATAAGAATGTTATGGCTGTTATGGGAGGGAACAGGAATGTCTGGGATGCGGCTTGCTATCAGATATCTGGTTTGAGCCAAGTTAAGGAAACCGTTGAAGATGTGATTGCATAAAAAAAATAAGGGGAAGAAACTGAAGTAGTCTCTTCCCCTTAAATTATTTAGCCACAATCAATCCTCCTCGTTTCTCGTGGGCGGATTTAACACTTGTATTAGTAATATAAATCTTTATTGATATTGTGTTTTTATCACATAAGTTATTGAATCAAAATCATTTTAATGTGTAATACCAAATCTTGTTATACTCTTTATTTCCTTAATTACTGCGGGCAAAAATTGATTGTATTTTTACGATAGTTAATAATTCTTGTCGTTAATCATTTATCTTATCTGGATATTTTGGCGCAACCTTATCAAGCATATCTATGAATGTATTCCAATCGTAATTAGCAAGTTTTGCAATCGCATCAATTTTCGCAAATAAATCGTTTAGCATAGTCTTGTATTCATCTTTTATGAATTGATGATTTTTCATAGATCTATTACCATTTATATTCTTTGGATTGATTTTTGAAAATTCATCCACAAGACCTGGAGCAAGACGTTTGTAAACTAAATCATTTATCCATTGACCAACTATTGCAGGATGTTTATTTGTTAATGCCCATGTCCATCCTCTCATCTTATAGATATTGAAGAAGAATGAATCCGGAAATGTTTTCACCCATTTAGCCGCTTCTTTCAACAAGAATGTATTAAAAAATCTACTAAGAGATTCTTTAGCGTCATCTTTTTCTTTATATCCAAGGGCCTCATCAATAAGAGCAATGATACCCGTTTTTGCAGATGCCTTAATTATAATATTTGCTAAAAATATTAGATGTGACTGGCACGATTTTAGTTCTTCAGATTCGGTTATTGCGATAGCTAAGTCTATTAAAAACTCAGCATTATATCCATAAGTCGTTGAACTATAAGTAGATTTAAATTTTATTGGATTCTCAACAGTGTTTAATAGACTGGCACCGTTTTTTGTACAAATTAAATTTTTTCTTACGAATTTTAACAAACTTCCACCGCCACCTTTTATACCGAATATTGACTTTATTCCACTTTCAGAAAGAACTCTTGTCTTTTCTTTATTGTCAAGAATATAGCAGGGGATTTCTAATTCTCCAAGTTTAAGAGGCGTTTTACTACTTCCATATTTAGCTACCGGAAGATTGTTTTTCTCAATTTCATGCGATTGTTGGCTACTATTATTCGCCAATTCAATCTTGTTTTGTATCTTTGTCATGTACTTTGATTTTATTAGGCAAAGATAATTAATTTATTTTGCCGTGTCAAGGAGTTGACAAAAAAAATAAGGGAAGAAACTGATTTGGATTCTTCCCTTAAATTATAAAATCACATTCAATACTTAGCAATAATAGCTTAGTTCCAAGATATATTTTGTCTGAAATATTTATCCAATAATTCCACGCCAAAATTACAGTATTGTAAATATCAATTAAAATATCAGTTTTATATCCGTAAGCTAATGGTATTAAACCATTTAACCCATTAAAACTTTTCAATTTAAATTTAATTGAATTTGATAGCACCTTGCCCGCAATATGTTTTGGCTCGCGCCCAGTTTTAGCAAGATTTAATTTACTATGTAATAATTTTCTATCTGTTATTATGCCAAATATGGTGTGATAAAAAAAATAAGGCTGGGTTACTCCGTAGAGCAGCCCAGCCTTAACTTAATCATTAATCAATATTTAACCTCAATCTTATGAATCATTAGATACTTGTCTCCAGCTACTTCTCCAGCGAAATCAGTATACTCGTTACACAGATCCTCAAGCTCTCTGAACGTATTAGCATTCTCATTAAATCTATCCATCATGTTTTCATTCTCAAAGGATGATTTAATGGCTTCTTTTGCAGCTTGCAGGTCATCCATGTATTCGCACCAACTGTCTGAATCAACAACGTATTCACTTTTGAAATACTCCTTATTGTAATCATTGGTTTCATAGATTTCGCAACCAGGTTCTTCGGCATACCAAAGCAATAACACATCTTCGTATTCTTCATCTAAGAATTTGAAGAAGTCATACGCAGGAATCCATTTTGATTCTATGTCAACGTCCAATGTAAAGTTGCCTTTCTCATCGCTGCCTACATCGGAAACGTATGCTACAAAAGCTCGAATATCTTCATAGTCATCAACATTCTTGCCAGCAGCTTCAATCATGTTTCCAACCCAAGTATTATTATTTGAGCTATTTAGTTTTATAAACTCACTATGTAACTTCTCAATATCTTCTTTGTTTCCTACAAAATGCAGGTCATTACAGCAAATATTAGCCATTATTATTAAGTTTATTGGTTAAACATTTTGGTGCTTCTGTGGTAGATGAACCGTCACTATTGAAGTAATACAGCTTCTCTCCAATCTTTCTTTTGATTATTCCGCACTTTGTGCATTTCATTGTACCGTAGTTGGGCCATTGAATCCAACGATGCTCAAACTCAGACGATACACCTTGTTTTCTTCCTCTTTTAAATCCCATTAATAATTGTTTTTTAATTAGCACCCAATTATAGGCTGGACATTTAGCCTTATACATCCAAGATAAAGTTAAACACAAAGACGTATGGATTTTCTTTCCAGATATTATTTCTATGAACTTTGTTGATTAGCTGAATAAATGCTTCTCTTGGAGTAAACCACACTTCCTTGGTTGTTCTGTAACCGTAAACGGTAGTGAATTTTTTCTCTTTATCGCCAACGATTGTTTGCTCAACGCCTTCCTTTAGACAATTATTGTCAGAGATATCCTGTAACTTTTCGATTCTAACACTTGTGATAGTTATGTTATGAATCATTTTCTCAGCTTTTACTTTTCTGTTATCCTTCCATCCCGGAATCTCATCAAGTAAAAACTGGAATCTCTCAGAAAACGCTTTATTATTTATGATGCTTTCGTATGTCTGCGCTACTGCAAGTTTCTCTCCGACAATATAAGGAGGCTTTGCGAGCTTTTCAGTAAAGTAGTAATGATTAATGAGTTCAACATCGCTCATGGTGTCGAATGTCTTTTCGTAATAATCATCCTTGAACTCATTAATGATTTTACCAATCATATTATTAGGGACGACACATCTGAATTGTGTTTTGAATCCTTCCAGAACAGAATCAGTAAGTTTAAACTTATCTGAAAAAACTATCTTCCTCATATTCTTTTCATAATCGTTTTAAAAGATAATTACTTTGCGCTATGTAAATTTCATTTTTCACTTTACGAATCTTTTCTGAAAGAGAATTAAGCATATACTTATACTCTTCAATATCAGACTTGTATTTTAATTTATAATCATCGTAAGGATTAAACCATGAAGAGGTCAAATTTGATTTTGCGACTTTGAGAGAAACCAGGTAATAATTTACCTGTTCCTTCAAGCCGTGCAACTTTTTAGCAAGAAAAGAATGTTTTTTATTTTTTATCATTATCTACTGGTTTCAAAACAAGTTCGCGCGGCTCTTCGTCCTCCCATTTTACTTCGGGGAACCAATGTTCCGGCATAACGCAAATACTATCAACGTCAATGCCCTTATCTTCAGGATTCTCAATCCATACTTTCTTATTTTTAGAGGGCTTATGACTGTACGCACATAATAACCCGCTTTCATCTCTTGCTACATACATAATTATTTCTCCTTTAATTTCTTTAGATAATAGCAGGCATTACACCTTTTTCTTTCCACTCTTTAAGAAGATTATCAAGCGTACCTTTCTTATTCAGTTTATCTCGATTTACATAATCCGGACAATAAGAATAATCTTGTGTCCTTACGCCTTGCATGTAACAAATTCCGCCTTTATGCCACCAACAATTCCGACAATATCCATGGTTTGGCATGGTCTATTCCTCCCAACTCACTTTAACCGTATCAATATAACCTCTACCTTCATACATTCCATCTATTGCCTCGTCTTTGGTGTCATATACAGAATCTTTATACACATTCACCCACCCTTCTTTCTTTTCGGGGAGCATCATAAGATCTTCTGGGCGTTCAACATATTCATGCGTTTGCCCATTAGAATAGTATTGAAATACAGTTTCTAATCCATCTTCTCCTGTGACTAACGCTACAATGGGAAGAAGATTATTTTTATCGAAGCAAATAATCCTCGCCTTGCGTCCATCTCTTGTACATACGAACTTACCGGCTTTAGTCGCTTCGAGGTCAAATGGTTTCAAATTCTTTTCTTTCATACCTTCCTTGTTTTCTTTAATTTCTATTCCAATAGTATCATTGGAATAAATATGAAGCTCTAATCCTTTAGTATCAGCATTTGTGACATTGGTATAAATCTTAAATCTTTGTAGAATAGCTCCACAATCATCATAAGGCTCTCCGACTTTTTCAAGTTTTTTGAAGATAACTTGTTTATAGGTACATGAACCGCTACAATTATACCCTATGCCATTTATAGGGTTGAAAGCACAGTCAGTACAAGCGTCCTGCTTACTTTCCACACACTGATACCACTCACTACCAATTTTTCTTATTTCTCCTATTTTGCATTCCATAACTTATTTCAATATAACATATTCATAGCCATCTACAACTTCTGAAATATCTTGATTTCCTTGTTCTTTTAGAACTTCTTTTGACTTATCCTCTATTTTCATGAGTTTGTCAATCAAGTCTTGTACTGTCATTCCCATTGTTTAGTTCTCAAATTTGATAGCCTATTATAAAACTTTCCAATCTGTGTGCTACATCTTCAGGAGTGTGACCATCCCATTCGGGCGCAACTTCTACTTCTTCGCACTTGAAGTATTCCCAATTCTTTAGTTCGTAATGGTTTGAAATCTGTCCGGTAGGTAATTCGGCCATCACAATAAACCATCCTCCGCCAAAGCATTCTTCTCCATTATGATGTCTTTTTGATTTCACTACATTGACTTTACCATTACTTGCCAATTCATTGAAAAATGCAGCATTATACAGCATTCTATAACGATATAATTCATTGAATGTATGGTATCCGTCCGAAATTTCTCCTTTATCATTTGCTTCTACAAGTTGATGTAAAATCGTTTTCAAATCCATAGTTTAGTTCTCCTTTGTTTTTTTTGTTTATGGTTTTCTACATCGTAAATTCACATATCATAGCAAACCTTGATGTTTAAGTTTGATGATAGCATCTTTGCGAGAGTAAGCCTCAACTTCATGACCTTTGATGACAAACTTCGACATAGGTTTTTCGCCAAATCTTTTTCTATTCATCTCAGCTATTCTTTGGATATTGGCTTTCTTTCGTTTACAGTGTTCCTCGTTTTCACGCCTTACACGTTCCTGATGGTATGGGTTATACACGTGATCAATCGAAACCATTGCTTCTGCCATTTGCAGTAATAATAATCCTTTTGTGCTCATTTCTTATCTCCTTTCTTTAATTCCTCAATGATAGCATCAGCCATCTTAACTACCTGTTTTGCGAAACTGGAAATACTTGGATTTGGGTCTATTCCATCCACGATAGGCCCAGTCAGTTGTCCATGAGTAATAGTCTTTACTAATTCAAGCCTGTACTGTTCCCAATTAATCTCAGTATCCAGAACATCCTCGAAATCCCAAGCGATATTAAGCCCTTTGACTTTCACACATTCATTACCTTTTGAATCAATGTAAGAAACTGAATCATTTTCGTTGCGTTCAGTATCTGTTGGGTTATACCAATCTATTACATCAACTATTTCGCCAGTTTTTCTAATCCTTCTCTTCATTTATTTCTTTGATAAAATCTTCTACATCTAAATAATCAATCCCAAAGTTCTCTGCGGTTTCCTTATCACTATCAGAGAACTGCCCTTCCTTGCCAGAAGCATCACCAATCATAAGGCAATCGTATAGTGTTAGATTATCTTGTCTAAATAGATGCATTTGACATTTTCTTAGCAAACTTTCAAGCATTCCCGTATTGGGTTTTCTATAATAATTTGCCTTATCATTACTTTCACAATAAGAATATTCCGTATAACATCCGACATATTCTTGTATTGAACGGACGATATATTCCATCTTAAACTCAAAGTTCCGTCTAATTACGAATCCTTTTTCTATCCCACCTTGATTGGACACAATTAATAAACATAATGGTTTTAGTCGTTTGATTGCATCAAGTACATCGTATTTGAAACGCATATCCCAAATGCCTTTTGGGAACGTGTTACCACTTACCGTATCAATCAGGGTACCATCCAAATCGGCAAATAATACCTTGTATTGCTTCATATTATTCGTTTTTATTGGTTTCTATATAACCGTTTTTAATACACCATATTAACAACTCATAGGCGGCATTAATCAATCCGTCCATGCCATCATAGCCGATTACTTTCTTTCTTTGCTCAATAAAATTGTGATCATCACAGTAATAATAAACACACTCATCAGCAAAATCTATCCGCAGAAAGTAACGTGTATTGTTGGGTTTTATCTCCTTTGGTAGCATATCCAGTACATCCTGTAAGGTGTAAGCAGGAATAAACTCCCAGTGTATAAGACCTACGGTTTGAGCATTATTCCCTTTTATCAGAACCCATTTTCCATAATGTGTTGCAGCACGAGGATTGTTATCCACACATCTTGCCCAATACATCGTAGTTTTTTTCAGTTCCAGTCCAAACTCTTGCAGGTGCTGCATCTGCTCTATATCAAGACATTGTTTCATAATCTTTACTTTTTAATTTCTCTTACAATATCTGCTATTCCGACTAAGACAATCCAAAGGATAAGCACGAATCCCGCAAAGTGCCAAAAGTCACCCAATATATATCTGAAGAAATTCATAATCCTTACTTTTTAATTAGTTTAATCACTTTCTTCAAACCGTCCTCAAGTGTGGTTTCATAATCCAAGCTCATAAAATTTATCACGCAACGGAATAACAAGTTCCTGCATCTGCGGATGTGCAGACTTAGAACAACGTAATGGGAAGAAGCCTCTCTCGACTATATTGTACATACTTCTTGGTACTGAATTAATATCTTTCCAAGACCTACCAGGAATCACCTTGTCAACTTTATTGGTGTTCTTATTAATGAGCCAGTATTCACCCCAATAGTCCTTTGCGAATCCGGTTATGGCAATCTCGGTTTTAAGAGCGTTAGGAAGTACGTTTCTTGCTTGTTGAGGCTTACAACCAGACATTCTTAATTTGGTATAAGAATTTTCACAACTATCTAAAGATTTAATAAAATCAAATATAGATTCTGGAGAATTATCATTTATCCATGTTGGTTTAATGATTTGAAATTTAGGATCTTTATAATCAGCTATTGGATACTGTTTATTAATTCTTTTTATCCAAGTAGAAGCCTTTTTTGGATGCCCAAATGGATATTTAAAATTATTATAGAGATAATCCCCTATTTCGATAGCTTTATTTCTATCAGTTATATATAGTTTATATAAGTTTTTACATTTATATTTACCGCATTTGTAATTGAATTTATTATAAATAAAATCGACAATCTTATCTATAAGTATCTCTTTTATAGAACAAAATCCAATATTACAACTTTCGTTTACGCCTCTTTTTTGAATAAAAAATCTTACATACCCATCACCGTCTATACATCCTCTTATGAAATCTCCTTTAAAATTATCTGGTATAGAATTCCATAAAGAAATTATATTATCATCTGTTTGTACTCTTGTTTTGTTTGGTACGATTCCCAAATTAATCAAATCATTTACTATTGCTTTAGATCCTATCATTAATTGCTTACAATTTTTATCATCATAAACACAAATATTATCAGAAAAATCTAATAACATATCTTCAATATACCATGCATAATCTTTATGTTGCGTAATACACAATGAACCATTTCTATTAGAAATACTTAAACTTCCATCCGTTTGAATGAGACCTAATAAGTATGCTTTTTCAGGAGTATCTATTATTGAAAAATAATCTTCTACTCTATTCCCCTTATTATTTAACCCTCTTATAACTACATTATTTTCCAATAATATTTTTCTAATTTCCCATTCTGATAAACTACTATGATCTGATATATTTTTCATTGAAAATCCCTGCTGATATGCGGCACATATATCGGAAATATCATCGCAATTATATTCAATAATAGGACTTATTGAGGAGCTGTTAACATATCTTGTACTCTGTTGCATATAACTAAATGCACGATGCCGTACTACCTCGTGCGATATGCCACGATCGCATATCAAGCATACAGTCACTCTTCTGCTATGCATATCAAGCGGACCACATATATACTTCAAATCCTCAAGCCACTTGTTTTCAAGTAGCGCGCGATAATTTGTGGTTATATACAGATTGCCTACTGGAGCACCATTGAATGCTATAGAGTAATTGCATACTGAATACGGATTGCTTTTATATTTGGATAGCAAATGATGATAGTTGGGATTGTCTTGGGGAACCACAAGATACACAGTTCCATGCTCAAGAGTAGCCCAATGACCCATATTTACCATTCTGCTGACAAATTCAGTAGCCGAATCATCTGTAATATTCGCTTCTGACTTATAGGATAATCTTGCAGCTTTTTCTATCTGTTTGAATACGCCTATTATTCCTGGTTCTTGTTCCCAGATTTCAAACGATTGCTTGATCAATTTCATAGTTATAATAATTAATTATTACCATTCAACATGCGCGACAATTAAATTGCGACTTTTATTTTTGATCGCAACTTCTTCGCTTGAGAATAACGCTTGTCCTTGATCCATTAACATCCATCCTTCATGCTTTGCTCTTACGATAACAAGGTCGTCTTGTCTTGGAGTGCCATCAGAAAAGTTATCCACTTTGCCTGTTATAGTATAACGAACAACTTTGTCTTCGTTTTCGTTTTCAATAATGGCTACTATTGGTTTATCACCTTTTGCGTCATAACAAAGAATCCTAACCGGCAATCCTCCTCTTGTTCGCACGGTTTCTCCTTGTTCGGCAGCATCAACATTGAAATCTGTTATTCTAAAACTATTGTTCTTAATCTTTTCAGATTCAACTCCTTTAGAAAAAGCGATATTCCAGAGCGTATCCAGCTTATCTCTGATATATTTTTTGACCTCTTCGCCGGATATAATAGTTGTGCATTTTGTTATTTCATAGATGACTTCTGTAACATCTAACACTAATGGGTTTTTACTATTTGTTTTATCTGTTTCCATGCTACTCATTTTAATTATTTGTTTACACTATCTTGAACCAATAAAGCAAGCGACAATCTTCTTGGCTCCTCGTCTTCCCACTTAACACTATTGAACCATTCCCTTGGGAGTATTATTGAACAATAGGGTTGTTCGTCTAATATCCATGAACCTTTTTTGTCCTTGTGTGGTTTTTTGTCGAACATAAATAATGATCCATCTTTATCTCGTGTTACCCATAATCTTTTCGAGGAAACAACACTACCTATTGATATAGCCCGTTTATAGCCTTCGATAATCTTTTTCATCATGGCTACCTCATCAAGTAGTTTCTTTTTGTTCACGTATGTCTTTAATTCCTCATCGGTAAGATTAGGTGGGTTTATTGCTATTGCAGCCAATTTGGTATTAAGGATTCCAAGCTGACGACGTTGTTCTTGGACTTTGTTAAGCAGATATTGCACATGACTATCGCCGTCCTTAAACTCGGAAAGGATACTCTCAAGCTCGCCGAGACGAATCATAGCATTTTTGTAGTATTCTTTTCGTTTATTGTCATACTTTTTGAAATCCTCAATGATTCGATTCAGTTTTCTAATCTCCTCATTTTTTGATTCAATAGTCTCCTTTGTCATACGTAAGTTTTGCAGCTCCAATATAACTGATAGTTGAATTGTCTTTCAATGCAGACGCCATAGCCTCTTCCTTAGTTTCATAGAAGATACCATCAGTAATGTCAATGCCAAGTCTGCTGTAAATGTTTATCCATTTACATTTCTCCCTTGGACGCAACACGAGGTCCATGTAACCATAAAGACGCTCGTCATCATTCTCGTCCTTCTCATTTGATTCCTTGTATTTGCCGTAGATAGTGTATCGTTCAAGGGATTCATTCTCTTCAAACTTCACCAAAGCGATAACAGGAAAATCTGGGTCATCCATAGCATTGTTGCAAAGGATACGGACGCTGTAACCGGATTTAGTCTTTACGTCTACATCATTTCTATTATACTGCTCTTCAAGCAGGAATTTCTTGATTTCTTCATATTGACTATCATCAATCTTAAAAACTACGTCTTCTCCATCTGCCCTTAAATTCCCAGCGCAGGTTACGCACTTTACGCCATGTGAAACACATTTACCATGCTGTAAATCGCATTCGGCACAACGATTATTACTATCGCAAGTAGGCTTGCTGATGATATATGGTAATCCATTAACGTAGATTTTTGAACCGATAGGTTTGTTACTTATCTCCATTCTTTTTAAGTTTTTTGTTAATATTATTCAATACTTCTTCTTTCCATCGAAGAGTTTCCTTAATCACATCTTCTTTCAACCACTTCATGAATGTATCTCCATGATGTGCCGTGTCAAATCCGATAATCATACGATTCTTTACGGATACCGGTTCGGTTTCAATGAAGAGCTTGGCTTGGTCAGCAAAGCAATGGGTTTCTCCGTCTGAATCCCAGGTTATTCCTCCATGAGGTTGTGGGATATTTTCATACAAGTCAACGTCCTTATATACCTTATTCCAAATATCCTTACGAATAGCTAAGTAGCCATTGTAAGCTCCTCTAAAGAACGGATTGCCGTTATAATCAACACCGTTTTCTTTCAACAATCTGGCGTCAGCGTCAATCAGTCCTTGTGTTGAAGGTATGACAAACGGAATAATGTAGGGTTCAATATTGTTATACTGCTCATTAGACAGAGGCACAAACACCTTGTCACCAGCCTTGTGTACAAGCTCTATGAATTCTTGCGGAGATACGCCTGCATTTATTGATATATTTTCTCTATCAGTCAACCAGGCTACTGCCCCGGCATTGATTGATTTAACCGAATAGGGGCTGTTATAATGCCAAAAGCAAGGCTCTCGCAGGTATTCTTCCGTTATATGCAGGATGAGGTCGTAATCGTATGGCGAGCCTGCATTGCATTCGTATGGCGCGTCATCCCAGTCGTCACCCCATACCTTGTCGAGAGGCAACTTTGTGAAGTATGCGTCACCTTTCTCGACATAGCACAGTCTTGTGTCAGCGTACAAATTGAGGTTTATAGTTTCCATGTTGATTTGATTTGATTTGGTTACAAACTTACTCTTTTACTTTCTCATCAGCAACATTATTGCTTTCATTAACTACTTCAGGAAACGACCGACTTCTTATTTCGTTGCACCAGTCTATTATCTTATCTCTGACGTATGAAGCTGCAACATCAAGATATATCACATTCTCGTTGTCTGGCGTTTTCTGGCGAATAATGTCGTATATCTTGTTGATATCTATGTTGTAGTTGCTGGATATGATTTTCATACACTTGTTCACACGTCTAACAGATTCAACGGTGAGTATGCGGTCAAACTCGTCTTCGTTCATCCATCCAAAGAAGACGAGCTTCTCGTTATCGTAAATCTCCTTTATCTTGTTTACGAGCCAATCGCCGGTAACTGTTCCATCCTCAATGAGCTTGTCTTTCGGAAATGGCAGAAATCCTGTTTGTACCCCCGTGAAGTCTCTGAACTTCTTATCAAAGGTGTCAATATCCTTGAATACATTCATCTTGGATACATCGTCTTTAATCATCTTGCTGAATTCCCTAAAGAACATATCGCTATTGTACAACACTCCATTGGCATATCTTTTGGATAAGCCTATCATCATGTTGTTTCTTTCCAATAAATCGGTAAGCTCTTGGAATATGGTGCTTGATTCGCACATCAGCAAATGAAGGGCGGCAGACAATTTCTTTATGCGATTGATGGTGCCTTCTTTTTGGGCGTATATAAGTTTTTCTTTGCTCGGATTCATTTGGTTGTAAATTAAAAAGAGGTTGGCAACATTACCAACCTCTGTAACTAAAAACAATTATTTAATGGAACCTTTGCCAAATTGTTGCATCTCAAAGTAGCATAGGGCTATGGCGTTCCAAAGCACTTGCGAGGCGTGCAGAAGACCTGATTCCTCATCAAAGTGCTTGCCTTGGTCAATCAGCGTAAGGTGCCTAAGTAGTGCTGCCTTGTAGCGATTGTAACCATCAGGGAGATTCTGCCAGGAATTTGGAGCATACTTTTGTGCTCCATACGTGTACACTCTGACAGCTTCCTCAATGACGTCAAGCGGCAGTAGTTCCCACATTAATTTATGGTCCTTACGATCATTCTTGATAGCATCTTCAGGTTCGTCAAACATGAATGAATCAGCTACCTTGTTGGCTATACTGGCAGCCTCTGCGATAGGCATATCATCAGGAAGTGTATCAAGTACAATCTTTACAAATCGCCCACGTTTGCTATTATCGGAAGCTATGCTGGCAGCTATATCATTCTCTTTCTCCATCGTTTTCAAGCTCCTCGAATTTCTCCATAATTAATTTAGCGTAGTTGAATCCGGCCTCAACAAGACCATTGACAGACACACGCGCCTTACCACCAGACAGAACCTCTGCTGTTGATGAAGATGTAATGAGGGCGCAGATAGTTTTTACGGCAATGCTCTTGAACTCTTTAAACTTCTCAGGGTCTTCCTTGATTTTATCAATACCTTCTTTGGCTTGCTTCTTGGCTACGTTTGCCATCATTTCCATGAACTGATGGATAAGTGGGTCGTTCTCGTTATTCTCATCATCAACAATCTGTACGTTGCCATTAGCAATAGCAAACATGTTGAAATTCTGACCATCCTCGGTCAAGATACCATTGGAAGTAATCTTGGTTACTACGTGTTCCTTGCCGGTAAGTTTGTTTACAATCTTCATAACTTATAAATTTGATTTATTGGTTTTCTTTTTCTTTAATAGTGATTTAATCGGGCAATCATTGATGCTTATATTGAAAATAGCATTGAAATCATCATTGCCTTTTGCATCCTTCATACTAATGTCAGCACAGAGATTACCCCGATAAACATTAATGCAAGCTACGTTCTCAACAGAGTAATGTTTATAGGCAAGGTTTATTGCATCATCATCGGACAATGCGTCTGGTGCCTCAATAAACACCACTCTGGGTTCGTATTGAAATAAAACTCCTATCTTCATATATGCAACATTTTCTTAATTAACAATGCACGTCTGTCATTGCGCTGCATGAACTTCTTATAATTGTAGCATTTTCCACAAGGCTTTCCGTTCTTCATCTTGTCGAACATACTCTTGCCATTGTCGTACACGCAACCATAAACATGACCAAATGACGGACAGCATACAGATTCAGAAACATGTATGTAACCTTTGTAATCTACAACAGGTGAACAGAATCTTTGCATATAAATGGATGTGTCATCGAAATCATCTATCGTTCCGGATTGCTTGATGATGGAGAATCCGTTGAAGCATGACGGATAAAGCGAATTATCGAAATCATCTCTGAACATATCCCTATTATCATGCGCCCTACCAAGGTCTTTCATTCGGGTGATATCATCGGAAAACAACATGATCTTTCCTTTGAATTCATCTTTATGTTGCTTGTATTCCTCATGAACATCCTTCCAGTTCTTGTATAATCTTGGAACGGAAGTTATCTGGATACCATTCAGTTTCTTATCGATTATCAATTTTCTTATGGTTTCTCTTTTGTTATCATCAAGCAGAAATGAACCATTACTAAGCAGAAAAACAACCCTTGTCGGAAACTCTTCCTTGCTTCCTTGTAGAATTTCTACAAATGTGCGCAGTTGAGGATGCAGTGTAGGCTCTCCACCAGATAACATGATAACCGTTGCTTTTAAGTTATTCGCAAAGTTAACAGCAAGTATGAAGGTAGCCATATCCATCATCAAGTGATTACCAGGCTCGCTACGCTGCATGCAATGCGGACATTGCATGTCACAGTTATTAGTTATGTCGATAATCATAGAAAACTCCTTTCAATCAGGCTCTCGCAACACATCCAGCAACAATCCTTTAATCTGAATTCGTATTCCTTTTCAAGTGTTGACAAGTAAGATTCAAAATCAGGATAGTTTTCTGATTCTTTCAGTTGCTCATCAGTCAGCCTAATCTTAATCACCTCTCCGCAAGAGTAATCAAGAATGATAATATATCTCGGTTCCATGTCATTTGCTGCCAGTTGACCCGAATCCACCTCTTGTGTCCTTTACTTCGTCAACCTCGATAAATTCCACAATCGGATAAGAAATGATAAATATCTGCGCAATACGGTCACCAATCTCATACGGAGGATTCGGTATGCAATTAGCATCCTCATACTTTCTACTTATGCTGCGAAGCTGTGCAGCCATGAATCCCGATTGAAAACGGTTAACCACAGCCGTTTCAATAGCCTTCATTTTCTCGGTAAGCTCAGCAATCAGCTTGTGGTCATCCTCCATTCCGCGATGCTTGAAATTGACAAATAACTCCTTACCATATCCCAATTTGTTAACTTTAAGGCTCTTTATCCTTAAATTCTGTATTTTCATATAATCAATATTATTTATACAGTTCAGACTATATCATCATTCTTAATAGAATGGAGGGCACTCGTGTCGCTATTATATTCTAAAAGTAGGGTCAGTTGGATTTGAACCAACTCTCTCATGCGTAATGAGCGCAGTGCAAGTTTACCTGTATTCTCCTCTTACCCTATTTTAGTTTCAAGCGTTAGTCGTTGAACCTTCCAACTTTGTTAAAGGTTGGCTTGGCTGCTGATTGGCACTATTGATATGCTTTTCCAGCAATTCACCCTCTTTAAAGACCCCAGATTTTTTAATATATTCAACTACTTCTTCTGTTTTATTAGATCTTAATAGATTATGTATTTTTGTGTGCTCTCCGTTTGTAACGGGAATTAAATTTTCTATCCTATTATCAAGTGTATTCATATTAATATGATGAACACATACTCCTTTAGGTTTTAAATAAAATTTTCCGTCTAACTCAATAAAATATTTTTCGTTAAACATAAAATAATATTGTTCGACCATGTATTTATGATATGGATATAAATCTTTTTCTCGTTTACAAGTTCTTGCAAATGGATGTCCATGTATTTTAATAAAACAGTATTTATTTTTATTTTGTCCGTTAGTATAATAGGATAAAGTATATTCTCTATAATTACCGTTTTTATTTCCAGTGAAATACATTGACCTAAATTTTCCTGCACATTCATAAGAGCAAGTAATTTTTCCGGTTTTACTCCGTTTGATTACTCTTGGTTTTACATGAAACTTTTTACCACATACAGCGCAGACTGCATTAAGTTTTCCTTTCTTATAGTCTGATGAGCATTTATGTGAGCAAAATAATCCTTTACCATAGTAATCTGGAACACGGAATTCTTTTCCACATTGTTTACATACTCTAAGTTTATAGTCAGTTTCTAATTTCTTTTTCATATTTATAGCATTTAGAATTCAGCTACAAATATAACAGGTTTTTTAGATAGTAGTCAATTATATTATTGGTTTAATATTTTTTAGGGTCTAACAAACCAGGACTGTTGGGGATATAGTAATCAGTCTTTCTGTTCGAGCTTCTTGGAGTAATCACCATGCCGTAGCCAAGCGGTACCTCGAAAGCAAGACCTGTGCCATACACCCATGTCTTGATGTCGTCACGCCATTCTGCGCTTATTGCCGTCACATCCATACCGATAGCTGTCGGTACCATTCCGTCTTCATCAAAGGTCATGTATTTGGGTAGTTGAGCTTCAGGAACGAGTTTCTTTACCTTAATAGTCAACTTCTCTTTGATTGTTATTACTGAAGCCTCAAACTCCTTGCTGCTTTCTTTCTGATTCTCTACAGTTGTTTTAGTCATTCTTTTTACCATTCAAGAAATTGTTTAAGTTTACCTTTAAATTATCGTTCGTATCCAAACGGATAGTTCGTCCTGTATTGTCTGCAACTGTAATAATTAAATCATCCTTGCAAGTTTTTACTCCAAACGGGAATTCAGAATTGTCTATCACGTTTGTAATTGTCTTTATATCAAGATTCTTACTTCTCCTTATTACTATCGTAGATAATTTCATACAGTTTGTTTCTTACACGCTTCAACTTTTCTACTTCCAATAGTATTTCTGGAGCACGCTTCATTTTGGATTCGTATTTGATTCTATCCTCATCGCTAAGCTTGTCTGGATTGGTATCCTTCAGTTTTTGATAAGTGCCTACTGTAGTGTAGATTGAACCTCTTATTCCTCCGAGTAATGAAGTACCCTTTACCATCTTTGAGTAAGTGTTGTTGTACTCCTCCTCGCTGACCTCCTTGGATTTTCCATTGATCGTAACCAGATACCCGTTTTCTGTTTTCTCTATGATAACAGGGGTTATTTTTACAAACACTTCCTTCTCCATCATTGTCAATTATTTTAAGATTAATAAAAAGTGGCGCATCATCAATTCGCGCCACAAGAAATTAAAACCCGAAACAAAGTATGGTATTACTTAATCAATAGATTCTTTTTGTCGGACCGCTTTGCAAACGGAAACTCAACGCCTTCCTCAGATAGTCCTTTGATGTAGGAAGCCGAAGCATTCTGCTTGATAACGGAATCCTCAGAAGCCAAAACGGATTCAAGCAACGGTTGATCCATCAATAAGTCTACAAGGCGGACGTTCAGTGTTACCGATACGGGAATCAAAGCGATGTCCTCGTATGATACACGGCGACCAAACCTGTCCTCAATATCATCATTGACATGATCTGTTGTCTTTACCAGATATTCATCGGGATCATTGAACAGGTCATCCATCTTGTCCTCGCGCATATTCGCAGAAGCAAAGTCGATCACGCTGCTCACGATAGCATCCAAAATAGCCGTATCAATCTCCATAGACCGAGAAGGCGTGGATGTTATCTTCATGAACTTGGTTTCTATGAAATGGTTGCCTGATGAATTGGTATCGCCAAACTCATCAATAGCCTTGGCAAGCGAGGAGGAGACACGCTCTATAATGTTCTCAGTAACCTTTCTGATGTTCTTGATACGGTTCTCTTCTTCCTTACATTCGGTAATGTACGACTTCTTGGATTTAATGAAGTTCGCATAGCCTTCCGCTTTCTCGGCAAACTCGTCTTGGCGAATGGCAAGCTCATCTTCTATCTCCGGGGTAATCTCCCCGTCTGCTTCTTCAATCTTATTATAGATTTCATTGATGTCATTCGTAATGGCATACAACGAACGTCTTACGGGTTTTGTATCTTTTTTACTACTCTTCATCATCGTACGGTCTTGTTTTAATAGATCTGAATTCTACGTTAGGATTGTTTTCTTTGAATTCCCGCATCAGCATCTCTATGGATTTCTTCATTTCTGAAGCTATCTCATAATCTTCATTCTCAATCACTCTTTCTACGCGGTTCTGCATATCCTCAACCATTGAGGCGAACTCGATTGGATCAAGCAGCTTTCGATTATAGTATATGTAGAGAGCCATCGAATAGATCTCTTCTATCTGCTTGGCCATTTCCTCGATGCTTTGTTTTATCTGTCTTTGCGACCCAGCGATATCCGCTATTCTCACAAAAACAAACGCTACCAAAATCGACGTCAGAACCGATGCTGCCGATATTATAGATGCGAGCAATGTCAACGTATCCATTTAACTTTTTCTTTTCTT